ACATCCAAACAAACCAATCATAAGAAAAGATATAAGTATTTTTTTCATAATTAAATTATAACAAGGTTTATACCAATAAGTATATATCAAATAAAAAAACCCCACCTTTATTAGAGATGGGGTCAGTCCGACAATACTATCATCGGAGGGGTTACATTTTACCTTTTCTTTTATATACAGGAAATTTACCACCATGTGATTTGGAATACCCCTTGAAATATCTTCTTCCATGTTCATCATCAGGGAAAGTATTCTGTTTATCCCCAAAAGGATATTTTGACATGAATCTTTCAAATTCGTCTTCACCATACTCATCAACATCATAGTCACCGAATTCATCATCAGATGGACCCACATTATCAAATTTATCATAATAATAATTCATATCAGGTTTTGCCTTATAATAAAAATCATCATTATCCATTTCGTTAATTATCCTCTTAACAAGTTTTGTTAAATCAGACTCCGTTAATCTTATAACTTTTTTCATAGTGTATTATTTTACATATAAATACCAAAATTTTCCAGAAAATTTTTCCAGAATTTTATTTCCATATTTTGCAAAAGGGATTGTCCCCCCTTTTTACTGACAATATGACGGGGAGGGGGAGGGGGGATACCCCCACTATAGGGACCCACCCCCCTATATACCCCATACCCCCACCTATTATGACAGTCTGACATAGTGGGTCCCCCCTGTTGTTAAATGGTCTCTAATGATGTCATGTCAGAATGGGGATATATACAAGGATTGTTAATAACTATAAGTGTTAAATTGTTTGGTAGTTAACCTTGGGGGTCGTAACTTAGCATGATGCTTTATTGTTTCCCCCACACAGAAAGGCATCAACCAAAGGTACGGCACAGATTAATATCCTCCAAGAGATTTAACAAATAATATTGTTGATAAGTAGATTTGTACAATGGGGAAGTCGCCGTATATTTGTGTCATGGATAACAAACGACTCACCAAGATTATTAGAGAGACAATGGGAAAGAAGTTATTCCCCTTTGACTGTGATGGCATGAAAGGGACCCTTAGGTTTATCTCCATTCATGAGATGTCATACCCTCATAATGATGGGGAGATTGCTTGGGCAAGAATCAATGTTGAAGTGGATATCACCGAGGATAATCCAAGGTACCAAAGAATGGCAGAGAATGGTTGGTATAGCAAGACGGCCATTACCCGAAGAAGGAATAATAATATGTACTATTTTTTCCCCAATAATCTTCTACATACCATGCTGATGTTCTATGGTATCCAAAGTTCACGAGTTCATAAGTTCACCTATAAAAAGAAAAAGAATGATATACAGCAAAACACCAATAGAAACCTTAACCAAGAAACAAATCAAGAAAGTTCTTCAGTTCTGCGCTGAGTGGTGTTATGAGAACATGGGGGTTAACAATAGAAAACGCTCTGGTCTCACATACTCCTTTGGAAAAGATGATGATGGGTTCTATGGTTTTTATTGTCCCGTCAATAATCATATCCATGTATCTCTTACCGAGTGTAAGACTGTTGGTCGTTTAACCTCCACATTCATTCATGAATATACTCACTACTTACAACCTGTTCGTACCAAGTATATCCCCGCTCTTATTACACATGGTTATTGGGACAACCCCTTTGAGGTTGAGGCTAGGTTTGTTGAGAAGAAGTTTAATCGTTATCTTCTTTCTGACCTGAGAGCCAAGTAGTCAGAGTCTGTAGTGAGTGTTCCCTAATCTCTTTGGATAGACCTTCGTGGTCCTTTTCTGTAAGTGGAGTTTGATTATTTATTGAATCAATAATTCCCCCCATCTGACAGTGAGTCATTAAGAGTACTGACTGACGGATGGGTTTCTTATTTCCCGTAAGTTCCATTGTCCTGTATATACAATGTCCGTAGTGAGTGTTGTCTTCATAATTCACAATAAAGTCCTCACCCTTTTTTTCCACACTTGTTGAAAACTTGTTTAAGTACATGTTATAATGATAAGATATAATAGGGGGAAGTCAATTCTGTCATAGTGTCAGGTCCATTTTTTTATTGTTAAATGTGTTAAAAAACTTGATTTTGTCAAAATGTCAGGTGAACGTTAAGATGGGGATAATCCCTTTTGACGTATTTCTCCCACCTTTTACCACCATGTCTTACCACAATTTACCACCACTAATGGTCACGTAGGGTATAAGAAAGGGGATTTTCCCCCTCTGTAGTAGTCAGGAACACTATTTTTTTTACTATATATAAAACCCAGCAAAAAATGTCTATTAATCCCCATACAGCGGGGGAACACGTAGTGTGTTAGGATAGACCTTCAACGAAACCACTTTAGTGGGACATTATACTTCCCCTTAAACATAGACACCTTACATATGGACAATAATATGTGTGGTAAATTGTGGGAGAAATCATTGTCATTAATGACCTGTAATCTCCCACCATAATCACACACCAAAATTATACCCATTAGTATAATACCATATAGTATAATCTTATACATCTCACACATTATTTCACTATGGGTTACTATATGTCCTATACATTGTGTCCCTCATATATGGGGGAATAATTAATAAGATAAACGAATGAACCCATTAGTGGAACGTAACGATAGTGGAGTGGAACGATTACGTAGTAAAATGGGGGGAATGAGATTATCTTATTAATTATCTACCACAAATGTAATTGACATCTTATTACGTCCGAACATTCTACACAGTTGATATATTGAATCAGTTTGGAAGTTTGTCTTTGTCCCCTGTTCGAATTCTCTAATGAATCGTAGTCCGAGACCTGACTTTTCAGCAAGTTCTTTCTGACTTAACTTTAACATCTTTCTCCTCGTCTTCACAAAGTTCCTGAGTTCTAATAGGTAATCATCCTCATTCTCGTTCTTTAGTTGCGTGTGATAGAAATAGTATGGTTTGATTCCCGCCTGATTTAGTAATACATTCCCGTCATTGATGAACTTATTAATCCAAAACAACTCCTTATCATTTGTATATTTGTTTGGGAAGTTTTGTTCTAATATAACTAATACGGGACTTTGTCCATCCTTCTTTAGAAACTTAACCCACTCGTTTACTTTATCACTATGTGACTTCTCATTTATATGTGCAAAGGGTCTATATAACCCCACCTTTGATTGCCCAACATATACTGGCTTATTTGTATTCGGACAATATAGTCCGTAAATCATCATTTGTTCCATAATTATACCCTTTACATTATAAATATATACAAATATACGTATATTATATTAAATATCAAACTAATCGGGTATAATAATATAATGTACGAATGAACGAAAAAGGGGACCCTTTAGGAGTCCCCATTGTAGTGAGTGAGTATATTATATTATTTTCTAATAAAGAACATCTCATTATCCCATCTTACTTTCTTAAGTGCTGATAGGTAATCATTGTCTGAATCTCTATATCCTAATGTAAGAAGTACTGATGACTTTAGACCTAACTCTTTAAGACCTAATATTTCATCTACTTGTGCTGGAACGAATCCCTCCATTGGAGTTGAATCTACTTCTTCTAATGCCGCTGTTACTAATGCGAAACCTAATCCTATATATGTTTGTTTCTGAGCCCATGTTGTTTTCTGTTCTTCATTCATATATGAGAGTGTTCCTTTAACCATACCATTAAAGTCAGCTAACATATCTACACCGATTCCTCTTTGGGTGGCAATTTCATTCATATACTTGTCCACCGATTCTTCATTGATTGTGTCCCATGTGGCAAATACTAATACCGCTGATGAATCTGCCAGTTGTGTCTGACCATAACATGCTGAAACAAGTTGTTCCTTTAGTTCTTGGTTCTCCACCACGATTACATTATATGGTGTTAGTCCATATGAACTCGGGGCCAGTCGTGTTGCCTCTAATATTCTATCTAATTTATCCTGTGGGATTTTCTCCCCATTCATTTTCTTTGTGGCGTATCTCCACTGCAACGATTCGATTATATTCATATCTATATTTTTTATTTTAATTATAGTAAATTCCCCCCGTTAAGTAAAGGTGGTTATTTTGTTGCGTCATTATATTTATATCATATGAAATACATTATAACAGAATCACAAATGGATAACTTTATATTCATGTATTTGGATAGTCAAGGATTAGTTCAAGTTAAAAAGGATAATAAAATATACTTTAAAAAATCTGAGGGAGATGTCACCTCTATAATTGTATACAATAAAGAAAGTGGAGTTTGTATGCTTAGTGACAAAGTAATTAATCAAATTTCCGACTTCTTTTCTATGGATAAATCTGATTCTAAAGTAGTTATCGCTAGATGGGTTGAAAAAACTTTAGAGGTAGAGGTGTCTCACATTAAACCTCTCTCCGCGGCTCAGAAACGCGTCGGTGGTATATGGTCGTAATTTATATCATATGAACAGTAAAATTAAAGCCATTGTTAAGTTGATTGAATCGTTATACTCACCTGAAAAGATTAAAGTTAGAAAGAGTGAATATGATGATGAGATATTAATTGATGTTTATTTTTATGATATTGATGATTCATACATAACCAACCCTAACCATTATAACCCTGACGAATTAAAAGAACGAAATTTTGAACGTGAGATTAGGAGAACAATATTGACTTATTTGGATATTAAAACAAGTGGTTATAGCCCCAATACAGGTTTTCCCCCGTATGAAGTTTATGGTATAACAATAGACGTAATATTAATCAAATGAAATACCTAATCACCGAATCACAAATTGATAAAGTAATCTTTAAGTATTTGGATAACCAAGATTTTATTCAGATTAACTTTGATGAAAAAATATACTTCGTGAACTCAGTGAATGATGTATACGCTCAAATTAAATATGATAAAAATGATAATTGGTGTTATGTACATTATAAATTAATTGAAGAAATTTCCACCTTCTTTTCTATGTCACATTATGATTCTGAACCAGTTATTGGTAGATGGGTTGAAAATAGACTACAAATGAAGGTCACAAACACCGAATGGCGCAACAACACGAAGTGGTTTGCGTTGAGAATACCCTATTATAATTAATATTTATACCATATGAAATATCTTATCACCGAATCACAGATTGATAACCTTATATTCATGTATTTGGATAATCAGGACTTTATTATTAAGAAAATGAATAGTGATAATATAACTTACTTCGTTAATTCAGAAAATGATGAATTTTCGGGCGGATTAATCCAATACTATAGAAGTGGTGGTGAGTGTGTCATGAGTTTTGAGTTAATTAATGAAATTGCAGAATTCTTCTCTATGGAATTTGATGGTTCTAAATATGTTATTGCCAGATGGGTTGAAAATACTTTGGGTAGAAGAGTTAAAGAAATTATAATTAGATAGATATAACTAGTATTTATATCATATGAAATATATTATCACCGAATCACAAATTGATAATGTAATCTTTAAGTACTTGAATAATCAGGACTTTATTGTTGTCGGCGATAGTGTTAGTTTATTTTTTGTTAATTCCGAAAATGATGAATATGCTCAGATTAGATATGATGAAAATGATGAGTGGTGTTTTATATCTTATAAATTGGTTAACGAAATTTCTTCCTTCTTTTCTCTGCGAGAATCTAATTCTAAAAAAGTTATTGGTAAGTGGGTTGAAAATAATTTAAAAATGAAGGTTACCAACATATTCTTTGTCACTGAAGATATGGTTTCTTCTTTAAGAACTCCTAACTAATATTTATATCATATGAAATATCTTATCACCGAATCTAAGCTTGATAATGTTGTTTTTAAGTACCTCGATAATCAGGACTTTATTATAAAAAAATCACCTAAAACGTCTTTTGGGTTTAGCAATATAATTCACTTTCTTAATTCAAGTGAAGATTTATATACTGATTCATTAATTAATTTCTATCGAGATGGTGATTGTTGGATAAATCATGAATTGATTGATGAGATTACCACATTCTTTTCATTGGACTTTAATGATTCTAAATATATTATCGGTAGATGGGTTGAAAATAAATTGGATACGAATGTTAGGGAAGTACACGTTAGATAGAGTAATACGTTATATTTATAATCATATGAAATACCTAATCACCGAATCTCAAATTGAAAACCTAATCTTTAAGTATTTGGATAATCAGGACTTTGTTTATATGGAGTATGGAATAAACGGTTATTTCCTTAATTCAGAGAAAGATGAATACGCTCAAATTAGATTCAATAGTTATTGGTGTACGATTGATAGAAAATTAATGGATGAAATCGTTTCTTTCTTTTCTTTGAGTAATATCGATGCTATTTCCGCAATTTCTAAGTGGGTTGAAAGTAAAACTGGCACACATTATAGTGCGGTTGATGTTCAATCAGATATCGTTGTATATTATTTTTAAAACATGAAATATATAATCACAGAATCACAACTTAAACTTATCTCCGAACTTGAAAGGGATTGGAGGGATTTTCAATATGAGGAACAATACAATAAGATAAAGGATAAAATTATTCCTTACATTGTTGACCAATTTGATTCATATGATGATGGAACTAATAGAATTTTCATATCCAATTCTAATGGTGAAACAATATGTGTTTTTGTTATATATGAGGATGGTATGACAGGTGAATTATATTATAGTAGAGAATTTGGTGACTTGTTTGAAAAGATACTTCCACATCCTTTTTGGTATGTTCACGGTAAATATTTAATGTCAGACGCCTTTAATGTTGTGTTCCCCGAATATAAAGTATTTGATGTGAGAAACGCTAATATCTCTTAATATGAAATATCTAATAACCGAATCTCAAATTGATAGTATAGTATTTAAGTATCTTAATACTCAGGACTTTTATCATCGTGAAGATGGTGGAGGTCATTATTTCTTTGAATCTGAACGTAGTTATAAAGACAATCAATATGCAAAAATTGCATATTATTACATGAGTGATGATTGTTATATAAGTTCAGATATTCTAACCGAAGTTGCAGAATTCTTTTCTTTGAACTTGACTCGTTCTTTAATGATAATTGCAAAATGGGTTGAGGGTAAAATTGGTATTGAAATTAAATACCCCTACTCAGATTACGGTGCTGGTTAATATTTATACGTTATGGAATACCTTTTAAACCAAGAACAACTTTACAAACTAATGAAACCGTTTTTTGATTCAAGATTTAAGAATTCAAAATTGGAGATAAGAAATTATGACGGTGAAAAATGGAAAGTATTATGGGGTCCTGATGGAGAGTTATTAGTTGGCTCTCCCTCAGAAGGTGAGCTCCATAATTATTATTTTAATGGAGGATATTTTAGTAATGAGTGGGATATGTTTAGTATAAAAATTATCACGTTCATAGACATGATGGCACTTTACTTAGAAAAAGAATATGATTTAAAAATAAATTCGTTATCCTAATATGAGATATATAATAACACAAACTCAACTTCATAGTATCATCTACAAATATTTGGATGAGAAATTTTCAGAATCAGATGGCAAAAAAATTGTAAATCCTCATAATCGTGACGCATATAGAATTGCATTACTCCCTAATACAGGGAATGGGGGAATCACATATTACTTTTTTGGTTCAGGCGAATTTGATGACGCGTACTTTGGTATGGAGGCACGCAAACATTATGGTATTGGTAACTTACACATCCATCCTGATATTGTAGAGACAATCCGTCTCATGGTATCAATTAGAGAAACAAAGGTTATGGATGTTGTTGCCGATTGGTTTAGTGAGAAGTTTGATGTTGATATTGATGAAGTATCAATCTACCCTCACAGAAGAAACACACCAGTATATTAATCTTTTTTGTTATACTTAATCAGGCATCAAAACTAGTACGTCTTATTTTACATTTTTGTTGTTTTGAGTCAGTTTTAATACTTTGAGGAATTGATTCATAGACATTATCCCAACTAAGAAGAGTTTTATTATCAATGTCCTTTATAAAGTCCCATCCTTTTGAATAATAATTATTAATTACACCACAAAAAGACTCTGTTGTTTTGGTATTTTTAAGTTCACCTGTAGTAATCATTGAAGTTGACACATTAATTAAATCGTTGTGTATTACACCTGCTCTGTTACCGGCATCTTTATTAAAATTTGGTTTACTTTTACACCATTTCACAAGACCCTTAACTAGTTCTTCTTTCGTATATTCTTCTTTACAACTTGGTTCACTAAAGGTACTTGCTGGCGTGGGTAAAGATAGTCCTATATCAGATAACTGAGGAACTGATGGAAGTTGTTCATTTAAAACCTCCATTATTTCTTTAATCCTTTGTAATTCTTCTTTTAAATTATTATTCATTTTATTTAATTTTAATACCTATATATATTTTCTCCGTTAGGACTTAATACATTAATATAAACTTGTTCTATTGTTGCGGTGTTTCTGTTAATTCCCGCCATTTTAAGTATGAAAATCATATGTTCATTAATCAAATAATGTGGGTCAAACCCTTTTTCAAACATATTGAAAGTTGTTATATCAGGGTCATTTAAATGTATATTCAATTCGATATTGTAAAATGGAAATTCTTCATCCCCATCCCAAACAACTCTTGTGTCAATACGGTCAATCATCGGATATATCTTTTTGATATAATCCGAGTTAATAAGTTTATTTAATATTTTATTGTTGAGAATCATATGTTGTTAAATTTTCCATCCTCATATGCTTCCATAACTAAATCAAAGACTTCCGTCAGTATATCATCAGATAAATTTTCATAATGTACTTTGAAATTACCCAAATTGTTATTTCCACTATAAACATCAACATATACATATTGTTTTGAAAAATATGATATTTCTCTATATTCATCACCCGTTTTATTATATGGAATTGGGTCTTCACCTATATCGTGAACTGAAAAAACTCCATAATCTTTTATAAAATCTCTAATAAAATTAATCATTACTTTGTTGGTTAGAAAATCCATACCAATCATTGAGAACAATTTGGTAAAACTCATATTTGTAACAGTAAGTGTATCTAATAGACCATTCTTGTCTATGTTATCAATAATAGTTTCTTTAAACTTACTTTCTTTGATTATAAATTTCATCTCTTTTTGAGTTTACAATAGGTGAAATCAAAGAACACCCCTATTACCATAGGAAATACAACGAATGATAATAATAATTCCCACCATATACTATTACTCACACCTACAGCTACCGCCAAATAGAAGAATCTTAACATAATTAACTGAGCCAAGTGCCATCTATCTGTGAAAGCCACCAATATTGTCGTACTAAATGGAAATCTTTCTGCGAATCTTGGTTTATATAAACCTAAATACCACCAATGTTTTATATCCTCAGTCTTAATCAAATCACCGTGTTCGGATATCTTATATTTGTTTCTCCATTCCTTCTCTTTAATTCCTGAGTCGGCATAATAATCCAAAAATCCTTTGGTTATACCTGCAAAAACTAAAAAAATAAAAGCGTTAAGTAACATTATTTATTGGTTTTATCTCTATTAATGTATCCGTTTGGATAGTATTTTTTAACACCTAAATAATGTTTATACGAATCCCTAACCATAAGTATCATTGGTATAACAACCAAAGCAGGGATAATCAAACTAACAAAACCATATGTGTAAAATAAACTGTATTCATCTTCCCAAAAACCAAACTCATTCATAAAATACCCAGTTAATATCAATAAACACATTCCCATATGATATTTCCATGTCTTCCAAATGACTGTTAAAAATAATATCCAATCCATGACTTTAAGTTTATTATAAATATCTCATAATATTTATATTTATAGATTATGAGTAGAGTTTCTGAAACCATAATATCAATGATGGATAAAGGTCAAGATATTTTTGACATTGCAAAATATTTTGGTGGTATAGATGAATTATTAGATATTACCAAAAAATATCCTTACCTACAAGCAATGGTACAGTCCAAACTTGGTGGTTATCTTTATTGTTCAGCGGCAGATGAGGATGAAATTATGATTCCGTTTGAATTACCATTTATTATAACTGAACTTCAAGTACTTGATGAAGAAATGCCAGACCATTATGATGCAACTGTTAATGTTATAATACCTGAATTAACAGAGAGTAGAGAAAAACAAATTTTATTGTCTTGGTTATTTGATTATCTTACTGATATGGGGTCTGAGGTTGGAAGTTTTAATGACAGTAAATTAAATATGAAAGAAATTTGGATTCACGTAGACCAAATAAATGGTCAGATATTTCAATTATTGGGGGGTGGAGTAAGTGATAGAGAAGTTTTAGAGGTTATACCAGATAACTATATAAGAGATTAATACTATGACACAATTAGAAATTAACAGAATCAAAAAAGTATTCCACGATAACTATTTCGATTTAGGAATCTACAGATGGTTAAACAGAATGAAGAATTGGCTTAAACCATTTTTTGCATTAACGTTTGTTGCCGTATTATCAATGGCTTTAATTTGGTCTCCATGGCCAATTACTTATTGGGCTTTTGCCTTTATTGGAACAATAACTGTTGGTGGTATTGACCACTTTATTATTGGTTTAAGTCTAAAAAGAATCCTTAACAAGTTGGAATCTGAGAATATCAAAATCAGTCTTGAATCTTTGTTAGATATTTGTTCAGATATCACACCAAATTAAATTTGTCTGTTTAGGTTTTTGTTCTTACATTTGTAGAAAATTAAACAAGTGGTAGGAGTAATATTAGCAATTATATCGTTTTACGTATACTTGTTCTTAATTTGTGTAATAACAATTAAAACCGAAAAAGATAAATAACATGGGAACCATTTACACTACAGTCGACGTTGATGTTGACATTGAAATTGATGAATTTGTTGATTCTTGTACTGACAGAGAAATTCAACTATTAATTAACTATCTTGGAGAAGTGGGTCATTTGAGTCGTCACAAAGTTAAGGATGACACAAAAATGACCGCAAATGAAATTGAGTTCAGTGATAAAATGCTATTGTTATCTGACAAATATTATCAGATGACAACTGAGGAAATTGAGGTTTTAGAAAACCTTTATAACAAATACCGATGATAGAAAGGGAACGTAAATTCAAACTCAAGTATCTACCTGAAGGTCTAACCCCGATTCATATCAAACAAGCCTATCTTATGTTTGATAAGAAGAAACAATTCAGGGTTAGAATCATTGATGATAAGGAAGCATGGGTTGCCTACAAAGTTAAGATTGATAAGACGACAAAGTCTGAGTATGAATATGAAATTCCTATACAGGATGCAAATCACCTGTATCAATCTACCGATATTAAACTTGAAAAAACAAGATATAAAACAACGTTTGAAGGTAACAAAGTTGATATAGATGTATACCCTGATGGTAAAACATCGGCAGAAATAGAATATGAGATTAATCTTGTTAATATTCCTGATTATTGTGGTGAAGAAATCACGGGTAATAAGGATTGGTCAAACTTGAATATAGCAAAGAAGAATAGGGTTGTAGGTGGTAAGTTAAAAAAGGGGGTCAAGTAACCCCTTTTAGTTTATTGTATATTTATTCAATACAATGGCAATTTCAGAAAAACAAATTAAAGGTATTGATTTATCGGTTAGAGCAACTAAAAAGGTATTTCCTTTTGTTAAAGGTTGGGAATTTACACCTGATTGGGAAAAATATTCCACTGTGATTTACGTCAATCTTTATATTGATTTTATTGAGCTTGGTAAATTTTTGAATATGGAAGTTAGAGAATATTGGTTAGAAAGTATTAAAAGTGGTGAAAAGTTTGTAACTGGAGCTTTACTAACTCCGTTTGATTGGGGTGATTATGGTACTGATAATTGGGAGAAAATTTCAGACATATCTCATAATTTGAGGCTAAAAATTAATGATACTTTGTCAAAGGCCTACCAATTTATTCCAGATGATATGAGTATTTTTTATAGTTTTGGTACAGGTAGTTTAAGGTCTGAAAATAAGCCAAGTATATCTGCAGACAACTTCATTTATAAATCTTAATGCTCATGTAACCATTTAATGGTTATTTTACCAATTCCATTATCATCACCAATCAATTTCATCATACTTCTTATTTCTTCATCGATAATAACTCTTAACCCCGCATTAGCGGTTTTTTTACCTCTCCTAAATCCTTTTACAGGTTCGAACCAATAACCCGCCAATGCCCACCACTGACATTTGTTTAAATTAACGGTTAAATCATATTCGGTATCATATTCACCGTAAGCTGTATGTACAAAATAGTTTAATTTACGTTCTTTCACTCTAACTAACGTAAATTTACCCTTGAATATCATTGTTTGAAAGTTAAACTCTTTTCCAACAACATATTTTTTGAACCTTTCTAAACTATTCATTAGACAAATATATAACTTTTTATATTTATTAGTAATGAAAATAAGTAAATTTTTCAAATTATTACCCGATTTTGTTAAGAATATTGATGTAAACGGGATTATTATTAAAACTCATGAAGATGAGTATTTAGAAACCGTTTATCGTGTTACAGGTGAAAGATTTGAGGTACCTGTTTTTACCATAGATAATCCACAAGATTTACCGTATACAAAAGAAGCCATTTTAGAGTTTTTATTAGACGAAGTAACTAAATTCAGCCAATTTGTTTCTGCCGACTTTATAGGTGTAAAAAATCTAATTCAATTTGATGACTCTGTATTGGATATCTACATACCCGAAAGAATTAGAAAAGAACTTTCAGCGTGTTTGCAATCAGTAAATTTTAATAAAGTTATTTATACAACAAATGCGAATTATACGGTTGAGGGGCAATTCACTGGTAATTATTGGTTTGAACATGAAAGTGATGGCCTTATATGGTGGGTGGACTTTAAGCCAATTAAAATTGACGTTGTGGGTGAAGATAGGTACAATGTTATAAAAAGCATTCCCGATAATGAAATGGAGAATATAATTAACTATATTAAATGGGATTACAGCGAAAGATTTGAGGACCCAATTTGGCGTTGTTCAAGAAATACCCTATCTTCGCTGCAATCATTTTATGACCCCGATTGGATGGTTTGGTCAACTTATATTAATGTAGTATAATTGTAAAAAATATCTTATGAAAACCTTAATTATCTCAGTAATCTTTTTACTTAACGCAACATGTCTATTTTCACAATTTAACGGGATAACCGAACAATTTAAGTTTGGTACAAAGAATATTAATACGGGTAAATTTGAGTGGAATGAATGGGTGAGAATCGAACCAATATCGATACATATATCTTCCGATAGTATTATCATCAATTCTTTAACTAAACAGATTTATTACGTTGATAAAATCAATGATAATTTGAAGTCAGGGGAAGCAATGGTTCTTGACGTTCACAATACAAAAAATGAAAAATTGAAAGTGTATCTTTTTACAGAGGATGACTTTGATAGAAAATATTTGATGGTCAATTCAAAAAATGAATCTTGGATGTATGAATTAGAAAATTAAAAATAACTTGTTACGTTGTCATTTATACAGTTATAAATTTTTCTATAATCAGGATATTCACTCAAACTGATTCTTATTTCCTCAACGTCTCCGTCATTTATTAAATCCTTCATGAGATAATAAAACGAACCTAAACTTTCAATCGTGTCGTCATAACTATTATTATGATTATGATTATTTTCTAACCATATAACCATATTATTATAAATAGCTCTTGTTGCTTTGTATCTTTTACCATACAAAGTTCTACTAACCCTGTTACCCTCTTTATCCCAACCTGATTTTTGATATTTGTATTCTTCTGTTTTTGTGTCATCAATAACAAATCCAACGAGTCCATTCATAATATCATCATACCAATCATCAGTCAAAGTATCGTTATAACACATACTATATATGTTATAAAGATTACCCCTAACATCATCTAGTTCTTGGTTAATAAGATACTTTAAAGAATCTTTATCCTGAATTAACTGTGTAATAATTTCATCATCGAGCTCAACGTATTCTTCGTGTCCTTGCTCATTAGCCAAAGTATTGATTACTTTGGGTGACTTATACCCATTATTGATTTGGGTCATACTTTTTAATTCTTTAATGATTTCTTGGTCAACAAGTTCTTTATTTTCAGGAGTTAAAACAGAATACACATCACCATATTCATCATCTGTTAAATCACCATACCAACTACCGTCATAATCAAAATTCAAAATTGTTCTGATGATATTATTACTTACACCCCCTCTACCTTCGTAAAAATATTCACTTAATTCCTCTGAATTTGTATCATAATAATAATCATTACCAATTTTGGTAACATCTGATAAATAATTATCAACTATTTTCCAAACAAAGTTCTTGTCATTTTTATAGAATGAATAAAATAAAGAATTTTGTAAATCTTTTGCCCCGTCAGCAAATGGATTAATTAAATGTAACCAACCTTTTTTTGATAAAATATTAATGAAACTATCCAAACCTCCAACAAATGATTCCAAAAACTCTAAATCTATTTCGTTGTTATTAAATTTATCAACTAAATCCAATATAGTCTCATCCCTTGATGATTTTTTTGGTTCCTCTTGAATGTTCATTTTCAAACTCATATTCATAAATATTGACAATATTGATATTGTTGTGTATAATTCATTTATGAAAAAATATCTTACACTTAAAAATTTAGGATGGCTTATCACCGCAGTTGTGGTGTTTATGCTAGGAATGGGAGCAATTTCAAAAGTTACTCATTCAGAGGAAATGGTTCAGAATTTTACATTCTTCGGAATGCTTCCTCAAATGACATGGATTGGTGTTTTTGAACTAGCTTCATTAGCACTGTTGGTTTATCCAAGAACTTCAGTATTGGGAGCTCTCGGAGTATCATCTGCTATGTCAGGAGCTGTTGCAGTTCACTTTGCAATATTAGGTGGAGTTGGTATCTTTATGCCAATCCTACTTGGTAGTTTGGCATGGTCAGCTCACTGTCTAAGAACTTACACTGTTAAGCCTTAAACTGATAATCAGTAAGTTAAACCCCTCCAATAAAGAGGGGTTTTTTTATTTTAAAACTATTTATTAACATGGAATATGAAATTAATCAAAATAGATTAGATGAAGTAGTTATAAAGTTCTTAGAGAACTACTTTAAAAATGAAGAAATAAATTATTTTCATCCCTATGACTATTTTGTAGATGAAGAAGGTAATCATTTTGAGGGTCTAGACCCAAATAAAGTTATATTCTACATGGGTAAGTACGATGAGGATGACGTTTTATTTTATTGGTATGGTGTAGGTTATTGGACAAGTAATAATCCAACAGGGGATATAAGGAGGTCAAATTCCCCAATGTTATCGGTAGAAGTGCCAATAGAAAATTTATTGGATGAGATGTTCGGGAAAAAGATATGGCACAGTGGTATAAAAACTTGGTTTGAAAGTAAATTCCCCTATAAAGTTAAAACGGTTAGATAATCAAAAATTAGACTATTCGTAATCAACGTCCATACAGATATTATCAAATACACTTAATTCGTTTTGAATCAAATCTTTAAACTCATCTTCAACCCAAGAAGGTAAATATTGTATTCTTCTAACTTCTTCCCAATCATTTGTACCTTCAAACCCAACCATTATTTTATCTATTTTAACATAAACGACACCTTCGTACTGACAATGTTTTCCATTTGATTTCCAAAGACTAACTTTGGTTACATGGTAATTAATTATAAAATCAACATAGTCATCCTTATCAGTATAAGGCATGAGGTATTTACCTTTAAATTCCCTATCACCCTTTAATGTGTGTTTGATAATCTCTAAGTATTTTTCGGTTGCTGTCTCAACCAAAATTTTACCAATCCTATCTCTTAATGTTTCTTTAATTTTAGACATAACATTTTATATGATAATAAATATTTATGATTAAATAAAACAAAAAAAATAAGTTATGTGCTACACAAGAGAACAAATTGAAAAAACAGTCAAATCAAAAGGTTACACTTGGTTTGAGGATGCAAGTAATAAAACTTACGATGTTAACATTGTTGGTGTGAGAAACAATCACCCATCAATTGCAGACAAAGTTACAAATCTTTTTGATGATTGTCTTACTATCACCTATAAGGATGAAACAGGAAATTGGAAGTTCCACTGCTGGAGCGCCACAACAGACCCAGGTAAAAAAGGTGTTATGGAATTTCACAATAAAAAGGGCGTTGCTAGATTGGTACCAAACCAATACAGAGGTGTTTGGAAAATTGACAAACATCAGGGTAAATACGACGCTTTGTGTCAGAGATTAGGTAACGTTACTGTTTGGAGAGATGCTAACAAAGATTTAATTTTTGAAGAAAAAGTAACAGATACTGGTATCTTTGGTATCAATATTCACAAAGCCGGTCAAGATTCTCAATGGGTGGAAAATTGGAGCGAGGGATGTCAGGTATTTAAAAGAGTTAAAGATTTTGACGTATTTATGTCAATATGTAAGAAAGCCGCCAAAATTCATGGTAATAAGTTTTCTTATACTTTGGTTGAATCTACGGATATTGTTTAATCTAAAATTAATCTATCGATACTAATTAAAAAGCCGGTTGTTTCTGTGATTTTTTTAATCAATAATTCATAGATGCAATCGGCTATTTCTCCTTCTATTTCAAACCCATAATCAGGATTGTTTATTGCATCACCCAAATTTTCTTCCTCACCTCCAATCATTAATAAAGTAACTGTTCCATTTTCTACATCAGGTTTTACTATAACATATATTTCACCAATATCATTATCAATTTTATAATGAACAACTTCAAAATCAAAGTTATATCCTCCACAAGAATTAACCGTATAGTTTTTTTGTTTCAATAAGTCAATTGCCTTAGATTTTGCGTTATCACCACCATACCACTTTCTTAACATTCTATAAACGTCGTTTCTACTTATCATAAATCCTCCGAACTCTAAACCAATATTAGTAAATCCAAAAAGTTTGAAGAACAAGTCATCAGCCTTTGGCCCGTTTTTGTCCCAAAATTTAAAAAACATTCTTTGAGCCTTGTCATAAACACTCAATCTTTCTTGTTGATGTTCAGAGATAATAAACTTCATATTGATAAATATAATCAAAATTACTATTTTTGAGTATGGCTCATCCTTTACAACATTCAAAATCATCCGTTAAAAAGTGGGGTGGTAAAGTTGAAGATTATATTGAGATTCACAATTGGTTTGATGAAACCAAGTCATGGATTGGTAGTTCTTATCACAGAATGATGAGACATCACTCTGAGGGTATTTTTGAATGTGAGAAGAAGTTCGGTATGTCATTTGAAAATAGTGATGGTAAAACTGTCTATACTCGTTATGTAGGAGAACAACATGTCAAGGAGGATTGTTACAATTATATACCATCGGCTCGTGAATGGATACAAGCCATTGAGTCCAAAGAAAAACCAATGTGGATGATTAGGACTTTGGACTTAAATCTAGATTAGAATATTTATTGGTATGACAAAAAATCTTAAATTATCAGAAGAACAATTAAAAACTTTAAAATTGTTTTCATACTACTGCGGTAGTTATGGTGCTAAAACGGCAACATTAACAGTATATCTTAATGAAGGTGGTAGTATAGATTGGGTAGATAGTTATTGGTATTCTGAAACAAATACACTAATTGATACTTATGATAAAATTAATGAATTAATTGATTATATTTTAAGGGAAACCGAATTATTGAATTATTATGACTACGATGGCTCCGGTACATTACACTTTGAAATTGATGTTAAAGAGCGCAAAATGAATATTGAAGGTTATCATAGAGAATATTCAACCGATGATTCTTATAAAGAATGGAATAGTGAGGATGATGATTTTGGTGATTTAAAAGAGGATTTTGATAGATTCTTTGAACAAATGGGTGACGAGCCCGGTAAACTAAGTTTTGATGGTAGTGGTGACTCAGGTCAAATACATGACAATATTGAATTATCTAGCGGTCAATCAATGGACATACCATCATTTATTGAAGAATGGTGTTACGATATGTTACAATATCATTTTGGTGGTTGGGAGATTAATGAAGGGTCTCAGGGTTCGTTTTATATTTACCCATCAAGAAAATTGATAGAACTTCAATTTGAACAAAACATTGAGGAAGATGAAGGTGACGGTACTGTTGGTTATGTAGAATTCTAATCAGCGGTTTTCTTACTACTTGAAATTCTCCATTGATAATGTCTGAGTGATATATTATCACCTACTTTTTTTTCTATGTCCTCTAAGAAATTTTCACCGCCAAGACCATATTTTGCTCTATAAAATTGATTGTAGTTTTTATGACCACCAAGATATATTGTTAATACAGGTTTTGGGTAATCGGAGTCCCACGAAATTCCAGCGTCAAACTCAGGACTTATTTCTTTAACCGCTTCTTGAACTTTTTTCTCAATATCATCTAAAAATTCATGATTTTTTGGTAAAAAAGCCGTCTTATATTCTAATTCACCAAAAAATTTTCCCGCTTCTACTAATCTTTTTTCCAAAGCATTCATAGGGGTGATGAAAGCCGGTTGATTTGGTCTTCTTTTTCTGATTAATTTTTCCGCATAAGATTGGTCATACTTTGGACTATTTTCGTCAATCTTTTCAACATCAACTCGAGCAATCAAATACTTACTACCGTGATGTTCCTCCACACTTATATCAATATCTGCAAAATCAGTAGTTGTACTGATATAAGATATTAATGTTTTATCGAACTTTGTCATATTGTATAAATATCTTTAAATTTAAAAACCCCCACCATTGGTGAGGGTTCAAAGATAAGACAATTTAAGTTATTTTAAAAACTTCATTTTATATAAAGTCGAATAGAGTAAGGTTTGAACCTCATCAATTTGGTTTTGTATGTATGATTCTTTAACTGACTTTCTATTTTTTTCAATAACTGAATCAATTTTTTCAAGATATGTTATAACTTGTTCTCCACTTTTGTAGTCTTCAATTTTACCAGTACCATATCCTTTAATAATTCCGTGTTTACCTTGGTGACTTTCAACAATACCATCAATTAAATCACCAATCCCTTCATAGAAATCACCCAAAGCCTTATGTTCGGCGTATGATTCAGTTTGTAAGTGAAATACATGAATTTGATTTCTTGAATGAAGTAGTATTGATAACATTTCTGTTAGACTTCCTGATTTTTTTTCGGTTTCTTCTTGTTCCGATAACAATCCTCTTTTTTTAACTTCTTCAAAGAGTTTGTTTTTAAATTTGTTGTCCATTTTTTATTTATAAATATAAATTTTTTATTTATTCCTCTTGTTTACCACCATATTTTTCCAAATAAAAATTTTCAAAAACATTTAAGTTTTTTATTCCAACTTCATTAATTCTATCTAATATATAATCTATGGAATAATTGGTCTCTAAAAAACGTCTAATTTTATTTTGAAGGATGGAATCAGCAATACCTTCGTTTTTACAGTATTCTTCGGATAAATCTATCTTATGAAACGACAATCCAATCTCTTTTATAAATTTTTCGATTTGTTTTAACATGTCTTCGTCAGCCAAGAACACATCCCATGCCTTTCCAGAATCCTCACTTGAACTATCGCTTGGTACAGTTTCAGAAACTTTCTGAGCCCATTCTCTCTGTTTCTTGGTCATATTAGTAGCCAAAAAGTCATCAACTTCATCAGGATTAAGTAAATATTGAAACTTAACTAATTTTAGTTCAGAGAGGTTCATTTCAATTTTTTTTTTAAAGGTTATTTACCTATAACTAATTCGTCAAAATTTAATTTACCCATACCTGAATTCTCGTCTTCTACGAATTCATCATACATGTAAGCTTTAACAACTGACAAAATACTTTGTTCGGATTGAGCAATTTTACTCTCCATCCAATCCTCAAGTTGTTCTCCGTCTTCCATTTTTTCCCACATGGTATAAGCCATGGTCGCCAACATAAAAAGTTGTTGTTTTGCCATGTATGAACCAGGTTCATTAGACTCACTAACATTATTTTTAACTTTACCGACCAAGTCGGCAAGTTGTTTTTCAGATATAAGAATGTTTTTCATATGGTCTTTTATTATAAATATCAAAAAACAAAAAAAAGGAGATTTCTCTCCTTTTTTGAGCCCGTTTTACCGGTCCACCACTTGGTTTTAATATACCAAGAAAATCACTCATTCAGAACCTCAATATCCTCAATTTCAATCTTTTTGGTTAAGGTATCATACTTGGCATGAACCATAACCTTTGATTGTTTTTCTGATGATTTTGTTTTTACAGTATCTTTTTTTGGAATCTTAACTTTGGTGTCATCCTCAATTTTAATATCAACCTTTTCAGTTTTATTTACTTTATCGGGAAGAATGACAGAATCGTAAAATGACTTAATTTGAACAACCATTAATACAAATAAAGCAGCAACCGCAATCAAAATAAATTTGATGGTTCGTTTCCAAAACTTTACTAATATCAACACGGCAATAGCCGCTGACAATAACCAACCGAATGTATTTGAATCTATAATCATTTTGTTACTAGTGCTTCGATTTTACTTTTTACAATTTCTGACATCTCGATTGAACTAAGAGATGTAGTAATAATAGAATCAGAGAGGAACCGATGCGGTACGTGAACTAAAAATTCAACCCCGTTGAAGAATGATAGGTCATTCTTAAGTTCAATACAAGCTTGTATCATTTTAAGAAACAACTTAAACTGGATAGGGTCAATAAAAGTCTCATTAAGGATAACTCCGAACTTTTCGTTTTCTATTTTGATTGTGTGGGTAATTGTGGTCATGAGTTATAATTTTTACAAATATACGAATAATTTACAATCATACAAATTTTTTGTCCCTATTTAGTTCTCTTTCCTTAATTGTATTACGTTTATCGTACAGTTTTTTACCTTTTGCAAGAGAAATTTCAACTTTTATCAACCCTTTATCATTTTCAAACACTTTATTAACAATTATTGTTAGTCCTTTAATCATATCTCTTTTCAATCCATTTAGTTCGGACTTTTTTAACAACAATTTTTTATCTCGTTTAACATCAGGTGAAAACTCATTAACTTTCTCAGTCAAAACCATATTTTTAATAAAAAGTTCATTTTCTTTAAAAATACAGAAGGCGTCATTTATTGAAAGTTTACCCTTTTTTATTGTCTTTACCTCACTTCCAATCAATTGGATACCTGCAGTGAACGTAGAAATAAACTCATATTCATAACGAGCTTTCTTATTAACTATGGATAGTTTATTTTTCATAATGGGTACAAATATACGAAAAAAACAAAAACCCTAAAAATCTTTGGGGGAATTTTAGGGTTTAGTTTTAACCAACTATTTAGAAAGGGGTGTTGGGCTTATTTTTCGTATAAATATGTATAAATTATTAAAAAGTTAAATTTTAAACAAAAAAACTTAATTATTTTATAAAATAAATCATTTTCATATCATAAAGTATTTATCATTATGATGTTAAGTATAAATAACACTAAATTCAAAGTTAAAGTTTTAGTGTCGGAAAAAGAAACCCAAAAAGGTATGATGGGTAAAAAATTCGACAAAGACTTTAACGGTATGTTATTCATGATGGGTAGTGATGAACATTGTTTTTGGATGAATAACTGTATTATAAATTTGGATATCATTTTTATTAAAGATGACATCATAACAAAAATACATCACAATTGTCTTCCATGTAAAGACGATGAATGTAGGAATTATTGTGGTGAAGGTGATATGGTTTTAGAAGTAAAGGGTGGAACCTGTAAACAAAAAGGTATATTAGAGGGTGATGAATTAGTCTATTAAGACTGACCAATCTTTTCCTGTAATACTCTAACAAATTCTCTTTGTAACATCTTAAGAAATTTAACGTATGGGGAATCCTCTCTCTCGGGGTCATACTTGTATTTTCCTTGTGGTGGTCTATTGGACCTTCCCATATACATTAAACCTGAAATGTTTGTAATACATTTGTGCCCCCCTGAATTGGATTGAATGACATCCCAAGCACTAACCGTAACATCATCTAATATTTGTCTCTCTTCATCGGTCAACTGTTCAAATGGTTTTTCCATCAAATTACCTATGTTAATCAACTCTTCTTTTCCATTTTGCATTGACTTATAGTTCTTACCATATAAAGCCACAAAATCTTTGAAGGTAAATCCAACTGACTCAGGTCCAAAACCTTTAACGTCTTCAGATATCCATTTGATAGTTGATAGTGGTATTTGTCTGTCCTTTAATTGTCCTTCCCATTTAGATAATACCTCTTGGGCAATATCACCTAAGTTAACACCTTTCAATTCTCTATCTTTTTTAAATGGATTACAAGAAGCCTGTAACAGTCCCATTGGCCAGGCAATAACTAAAAAGTCCGCCTCAGGGTTATTTCTAAATGGTGTATATCTATCATATGAACCTGGTTTCATCATACTACCACCACCGTATTGAACTATTATATTATTAGATACTTCAGGATAACTCTTCATTTTTTGAACATAATCCTCCTTATGTTTTTCAAGTTCGGGAATATCAGCATATCCCTTTTCCTTCATAATTTGTCTTATATTAACAAGAATATTAGTTAAAGATGGAGTTGATTCCATAACTAATCTTTCTAAGAATCCAGGTTTGTTCTTAAACGCCAATAATAATTTATTAGCAACCATACCCATCGCCATTTTATTCTTTAATAATGACGAGTCTTTATCAAACTTAAACAAATAATTCATTACTTGTTCAGGAGTAATATCATATTTTGCGAAGTTGGCAGAATCAACTGTTGAAATTAATAAAATATCTTTTTCTGGAAATATTTCTTTAGGTGAAACAATCTGTGATATTGTCTCTACATTTGAACGAGATTGTCTGAAAGATGTTGATTTGGTATCTTCGGCGCCAGCTTGTCTATCGTGGTGGTCAGTATGAATAACGAACATTGGTTTACCGTGGGCAAAATCAACAAGAACCGGCATCACATCACCTGTTGCGTCGTTTTTCTTTATTGAAAACTCTTTGTCACCATATTGAATTACGTGAGCGTCAATTACCTCAATACCATGTTGTTCAAGATATGATTTCATGGCTATGGCCGTAGTGACCCCATCAAGGTCTTGGTGAAAATATATTTCAGCCTTTGGATATCTTTGAGATAAAGCTTTGATATCTCTTATACCACTTTCTGAGAGTATTTTTTTCATTACTTTTTACCTCCAAAAATATTCTTCAATGTTATTAATGAATCTTGAACCTCTTCGTTAACGGAAGACTTTCTTTTTTCAACATACATTTGAATTTTTTCTTTGACCAAAGAATGTTTCTCCTCATTATAAATTTGGATTAACTTATCTTTAAATTGTTCTTCAGATAGAATTTTACCTCTCATAGATTTTTTTTATATAAATATTCACAAAAACAAAAATGGAGGTTATTCACCCCCATTTTCAAACTCTAAAACTTGTTGCCTTTTTTGGTCAACGAAAGATTGTATCCTTTCTGTAGCAATTTTAGTATAATTTTCAGAAAGTTCAATACCAATCCACCTTCTATCTAAAATTTCTGCAGCCACACAACTTGTTCCACTACCATTGAAGGGGTCTAATATTATGTCATTCTTATATGACAATATCTTAATTGCCTTGGTTGGGATGTCCATTGAGAAAGTTGCCTTGGTTAGTGGTCTTGAGTCATTAAGATACTTCCATTGCCCGAACACCAATTCCATAAATTCCTTTTTGTCCTGTTCGGTGTACAACATCTTTGTCTTACCTTCCTCGGTTGTTATTGGTTCGCCCTTCCATTGTGGTTGACCCTTAACTTTCTTAATGTGGTTTTTCTTATATGCAAGTATTACACACTCTTTTGGGTTATAGATATATGGACTTGACGGACTCATCCAACTACCCCAAGCCGTTGTCTTACTTCTGTGGGGACTATCCTCTTCAAGGTCAACAATTCCAAAGAATTTAAATCCAATTTGTTTCATAATCTGATAAACCTCGGATACAAAAAATATACGACCACCCTTTTCTTGACGGTTAATCTCGTAGGGGATATTCAAGGCAATTCTTCCATCGTCTTTCAAAACTTTATAAGCCTCGGTTAGCCAGTTCTTACTGAACTCAAGATACTCATTAATTTCCATATCATCATCATGGGTGTCATATGCAATGTTCACTCCATAGGGTGGACTAGTAACAATCAAGTCAATAGAACCTTCGGGCATTTCACCCATAACTTTGATGCAATCTCCGTTAATTACTTTATTTATATAGTTTTCAATCATAATTTTCATTTTTATCTATAATGTGTTTTTTCCACCACTTCGAAAATCTATTGTTTGGATATTTGTTAGTATAAATTACCACAAATATAAACAATGGATAAAAAAATATTGAAAAAACAAACACCCACCAAATCAAATTCATTTTTTTTCAAGATTTTGAATTTTTCTATCTAAATACCAAAGGGCCTTCTTTAGGTCTTGGAGTTCCTTATCTGAATCTTTCTTGCCCGCTCTTGCCACGTATTTAACCACATTGAATAGATAAGCATCCATGTCAAGTCCCCAAGCCTCACATACTTTTACTACTTCATATGTGTTTTCCTCACCACCGTAATGGTCAGGATGATTCACCATTTCTTTCATAATTTTATATACTTTTTACAACATAATAACCTTTACCATACTTACTTTCTTCTACCAACCCTTCATCCACCATTTCATTTATAACTTTTTCAGTTTCTTCCATAGAAAGTTTTAAAATGTGTTTAGAAATAAACGTAATGTGGACGGGTCTTCTTAACTTATCCAATAACTTTTTTTTGATTGTATTCATTTTCAAAAAATTTAAATTTATTTCTTATTTCATTAGATTCAAATATCATGGCGTCGTACTTTTTATAAATTTCAATCAAATTTAAATCCGACTCAATTTCGTTTATTTTATTTTTTCCGACTACTATTTTATTGAACCCCATTTTCAACAGTTTTATTTTCTTCTAATAACTTTTCAACTTTCATACTTTGGTGTATCAAAGATACTACTTTTCTTTTCATTATTGGTACCAATGTTTCATTTAATGGAAACATTTCATGACAAACAACTTCCATCACAGGTAACTTACTTTCGTTGTTTTTTCGATATGTTGGTGATGTTTGTGAAATAATCTTAATAACAGTTGAATCAGGACTTCCACTAAACATCAACTTAGCATCGGTTCTAATTTGGTTGTTAAAACCCCTTATTTTTTTCATCGTATATCTCCAAACATAAAGATTATCTTTATAAATTGTGTAATAAAATCCTGTCTTACTTGTTAAATTCTTTTTATTTCTTTTAGCATTTACAGTTACTGAGTCATAAGCTAAAGACCACAATGATTTGGCAATATTAAAATAATCAAATAACATTGGTTGACTTACTTTGATTATTTTTTGATACTCGGCAAATTCCTCATCAGTTAAATCAGGTATATCTTTAACCTTCAAATCTTTAATGAAGATTTCATCATTATCTGTAGTTAACTTTTTGTCAGTATATAATATTTTGTTTTGAGTTAACAATGTTTGAATATTACCCAAATGTATTGAAAGTTCGGTAAACATAGGGTAAATTCTCATCTCCTCCAAATTTTTATTCATTTTTTGGAAATAACCTAAAAGTACATATTCTTTTTGTTCGGCGTCGATTGTCCCATTGAAGAGCCAATCGGTATCCATTACAAACGAATTATTATTTTTGGTTTTTTTAGACATGTTATCACAAATATAGTTGATATTAGTGATAAAAAAAAGATTTAGTTAACTCTGATTACGTAGTAAAACTTGTTGTCAATGTATTCACCATCATAACTTCCATCATAAGATGCTAATACTTCATATCCATCACTTTCAGCAAGCGCTTCAGCCAGTGAATCCATATCAACATATTCACTAATATCCATACCAAATTCAGATAAAGAACCCCTCGGGTCACTCATTTTATCTGATACCATATCCTCAATCTTTTCTTCAATCATCTCCTCAGTTATCTGTCCTGTGGATTCTATATTATCAATTTCCTCTTGTGAGTTATCAATATGATTTTGAATGATATCTATTTTTGATTGAATCTCGTTATACTGTTTAGTATATTCATCGGGGTCTTCAATTTTATTTTTAAGGTCTTCTTGTTTTTGTTCAAATTTTTTAACTACTCCTTCTGCTTTGTCAATGTATTCCTCTAATTCCTGTTTCCTTTCTTCTTGTTCTTCTGTGTTAGGTAGTTCACTTTCGTCAAAATAAACCTCAAGATTATTCCTAACATCATCATCATAAAAATCTCTGAAATATTGTTCAATCGCATCGGTATCTAAATTGTCCTCAATAAAATAATCTCTTAAACCTTCAACACCGGCTTCATCAAGATAATTTTTAGCGTATTGAAGTGCCGCGGCATCCATTTCACTTTCATCACCAACCGCATATTCTTCCCCTACTAAATCATCAACACCAATAACTTCAAACTGAGGTAAACCATAATAGTTATAATTCATTGGTACTATGTTATATACATCCACCACTCCTTGTTGGAGTTCGTTAATTCTCTCTTCTATATCACTTATCTTATTATATAATTCATCGTCTTCCCCTTCAGTTTCATTATACCTAATAGTTAATTCCTCCAAGTCGGCCTTTAAACCTTCTATTTCTCCTACGTATTCTCCTGTTGGGGCGAAAATTTTTTCATCATTTATCAAATTTTTATATAACGCTTGGGCTCTTAAACCTATTTCGTCTCCTCCATCTATACTCCATTCATCTCTTTGTCTTCTTTCATCGGCCTCTCTCATCTTTTCCTTTAAAATGGCCGCAAGTCTCTTTTTTTCAATAGGTGAACCTCCATCCCAAATATACCCTTTAACCTTAACACCTGACAAATCACTAATATTTGTTCTACTGATATCTAATCTACCCTCAACATATTTAACATTACCCAACGAGTCTGTTGGTGTATTTGACAAATCTAAATTACCAGTAATCCATATTGGTTTACCTCCGAACATTTTAAGTTTACTCACACCTTTACCATTATAACTTCCAAACTTCATTAGTTCTGTAAACTCTTCAGGTGAAATTTTGTAGAACTCTTCTTCATTCTGTTCTATCAATATATTTTTTACGGTATTTTTAAAACTAAGACTTTTTGTCATAATCATAAATATTTGTTAATTCAAATAAAATATTTACAATATATACCAAATTTAGATATTTATGATATATAAACGTTTAAAAATAAAAAGATATGGGATGCGGATGTAAAAACAAAGGTAATCAGGCTCAACCTCAACCGTTGGGTCAACAGGTTCCTCCACAACCTCAACCTCAACAGGCTCCACCACCGAGTAACAATCAAAATATTCAGGAGTCTATTAGGAAGACAGTGGAGAAATACTACAAAAAGTAATTTTTCGAAAAATTAAAAAAGGGGTTTTGACCCCTTTTTTAATTTAAAGTATTTAGGATTTGAATTTTTTTGTTTATCTATTTCAAAAACATTTTATATGAGGTACATTAATCCAAAATCGAGAAGAGGTATTGTGAATAAGTTTGCGGATTTTATTCTTTGTGAGATTCAGAAAGAAAAAAAATATAAAACGATAATTGAAGTTTCTGATTTCAAAAATTTTTTGATTGTTGCGGGTAAAACTGAATCAAAAAACGTAATCGATTTAACTGAACTCAAAGAAAGATTTTACGAGGAGAATAAACAAACTATGGTGGATTTAAATTATGAAAGACTCAATACCATTGATTTGATAAAATATGATGAGAGTTATTGGAAAGAAACTTACGAATACTATTTTGAATTTCACAGTACTCCTCGTCCGATGTTTCATGATAGAGTACTGAATTATGTATATAATCACAAAGAATTAACCTTCAACAGTTTAGACTTTAAAAAAGAATTAACGTTTGATTTGGAATACAACGATTTACCTGAACCCAATTCTTTTTTCACTGAAAATTTCATATGTGTTACATCAGAATTCCCATATGGTTATGGTTTAGATACTGGGAGAGCCCATATGTATTATTCTGAATATATTTGTAACCAATTATTCTCATCAATCAAGACAGATAAGATTACATTTAAAATCAGTGATATTAAAGACGATAACAGTGATTTAGATATTCAGATTATCTCCTCATCTCCATACTTAACTGAACAAGTTCGTTCAATGGTTTTAGATGTATTTGACTTCAATATACAAAGATTCAGAAATACAACACTTAAGAAGTACGACTTGTCCAAAGAAATTGATAGTCAATTAGAAACCAAACCTTGGCTGATTAAAGATAGAATTTCAGAGTTGTATATTATCTAAACTCTTTTTGAGTAAGATACGACTTGATAGAAATCTTTTTTATTTTGACAATAATCACTCATGAGTTGGAGTAGATTTTTGAACATGAACGCGTTTGGCGTTTGTTTTTCACAACGTATAAATAACTCAATAAGTGTAGAAACAAACTCGAGTGAAAATTCTCCCAAATTATCTAACGTAAAATGTTTTTCATTGAAGTAGTCTTTATATATCAATTGGTAGTTACCCCTCTCTTCAACCGTTTTGAACGGTTCAATAACATCATAGAGTTCAATCCATTCATTTACAAATAAACATAGTTCATCGGGAGCAAACTTAGATTTGATAATTAAATCAACAATCCAATGAGTATGGGATGGTGCTCTCAATCTTTTATTCGGAGCTTTATATTTGACAATAAAATCTAAATCAGGATTCGCACCACGCGAACCCTGATATATAACAACGGTATTACCATCATCCAACTCCCATGAGTTGACAGGTACGTGTAATACTCCTTTTTTTCTAAAAGAAAGGTTCATAACTAACCTAAGTGTTCTTTGATAATACCTAAAGCTTTGTCCAAATCTTCGAAATCTTTTCCAGGTGCGTACAAATACGACTTTGGATTTTCATTCGGAGATTCTATAACCATAAAAGAAGGAACAAAATCATTTCCCGTGGCTTTCACGAAAGCGTCATATTCCTCTTTGTTTTCGTTAATATCTCTATTTACGAACCCAATGTTATTCTCAGTCAATTTTGTTTTAAATTGTTCACAGAATCCACATGTTTTCATTGTGAACACAACTACAATCTTATCCATTTAATAAATTTTTTGCTAAATCTAATATCATATTTTCCTGTAACAATCCCACTTTAGTGTTCATTTCTTTACCATTCGCAAAACTTTTTACGGTTGGCACACTTCTAATACCTAATGACGCCGCCATTTCTCTATTTTTATCGACATCCATAGTGTAAAGTTTTACTTCAGATTTTTGATTTTCCAAATCTTTAGCAACTTTTTCATAAATTGGTTTTAAGATTTTACAGGGACCACACCAACTTCCATAAAAGTCGACAATTAATTTTTCCCCTTTTTGAATTTTTTCCTTTAGTTCTTGCGTTCCTATTTCCATATTTTTTGTTTTTTTATATATCCGACCATCTTCTATTATTTTTCAAATCATAGAAAAAATTTTCGTAGACTTGGGGATATAATTTTTTAAGTTCTTTTATTTTGAACCCTTCATTTATTTTTTGTTTAATTTCTTTTACTAATTCAAAACTGTACTTTGATTTTTTTCTATTTCCAATTTTAATATTTTCTACTCTTTTTTTTCTTTCTTCTTCGGTCATTTCTTTCCATTCCGAATTTTCTCTCCTTTTTAATTTTTCCTCTTCGGCTCTATCACCATATAATTGTTCATAAGTCTTTCCTTTATGAGAATTTCCTTTTTTAGTATTTTCCGATATTTTTTTTCTTATATCATCAGAATGAACATATCCTAAACAACCTTCTCCTCCTAATGTTGAATTTAAACCATTTTTAAAAGTATCATATTTTTCAATATATTTTTTTTCGGTTTCGTAAATAATATTCAAGTCACATTCTTCAATCAATTCTATAGTAAAATTTTCTTTACCGTATTTTTTTATTGAATTGTATAACTTTGACTTATAATCAGTTTTGAGACATCTATACAAATGTTCTTCGAATCTGTGTTTGATTGGATTCACAGTACACCCAATATAAATCAAACCATTAACTAAGTTTGTTATTTTGTATATTTTTCCTTTTTCTGTGCTCATTGGTGTCTTTTGTATAAATATCACCATTGTGCCTAAATTTTATTTTTTATTTAGATTGTGTATTGTGAATTCTGAAACACTTTGTCTATCAATAGTGGTCATGAATGTCACATCGGTTATAGGAGATTCGTCATCTCTTAAAATATAAATATAGATACCCATCGCATCATATTCAACTAATTTCTCTTTTATAAACACACCGTTATATCTAAAAACGGATGAAAACCATATTGTTCTTGATTTAGAAGTTAGTTTTTCAATACGTTCATCGTTATCCATCTTTATTTGAATAAATGACGGTTCATAACCAAATGTGGTTTTAAATTTGTCAACACAAAATTTAGGTATTTCAATCATATTAGAAATTTAAATCATCATCTAAAATAGTAACTAAATCATTACCACTATAATCAATATTTAAAACCTTTTTATCCTCCCAAACTAAGATGTCAGTCGCATTTAATACATACATTTGATATCTTAAACCACTATAACTTTGTGGTTTTTCGAATATTGAGCCAGAAATAAATTCTTTGTTTCCAACTTTACAAACAATCTTAGGTAACTCAAATAAATTGTATTCGGTGGATTCAAACATTCTCTTATCTAATATTTGAAGTGGTATTTCCCAACTCTCCTCTAAATCTTTATTAAACCTTCCTCTGGTTTGTACCCTTTGGATTTCAATTTCTTTTTCTTTGAGGATTTTGTATTCAACCGTGGCTCTTTCCTTTGATTCAGGGTCATTCTTTCTGAAGGAAATAATTAAGGCCTCAGCTCTTTGAATATAACCTTTCACACAATTAGATTGAATGAAGGACTCTGTGTTATACTCTTTGGAGGTTTTAAGTATTACAGGGTAATATGTGTTATCCCCATCCTTAATCGGTTGAGTTAGATAATCCTCAAATCTATCTCCGTAAATTCTACGGAAGGTTCCTTTGGTATAATATTGATTAAGTTCAGTTAAATTCAAATGTTCTTCCCTAAACTCATCATAAGTTGTTGAGTTCCATCTAACATCCTCAAATCGTCGAATGTTTTTAATGAAGGTTATGTGGTCGGAAAATGTGTGGAGGTCCACCTCATTTTTGGCAACCAATTTGAATATCTCAAAAATATTATTACGTTCCTTTTTAGATGTTATAACTGAGAAATCCATACGTGGTTCAGAATTAACTGTACATTCAAATAAAATTTGAACCACGTCATCACTTTGACCCAAAATAAAATCATTCCCGAATAAATTTACGGCGGTTTTAAAAAAGTCCGCATTAAAATGTCTAACTCTGTGTAGTACCCGTTTAATTTTATCCCCACTTAAACCGTTAAGTTTCATAATAGAGTCCAAATACTTTGGTCCATTCTTTTTGTAATCTATAGTTTTTGGTTGAGGCCACATGTTACCAAAGACTCCCCAATTGTTACAAAGTTTTATACCTTTGTTATTTAGAATGGTGCCATACAAAGTCTGTGTAGAGATTTTGTTTTCCTCATATCTTATTTTTGGTATGTGGGATAAAAACTCTCTGAATGCATCGTGACCAATTGTTACGTTTACTTTTTTACCGGGATGGTCCTCAAATATGTGATTAAACAGTAAATTAATACTACTAATTTTATCTCTAACTATGTCAGTTGTGAAAGTAAAAATCCTTACTGACTTTGAGGTTTTTCTTTTCTTATGGAAGTTATTAATTGAACCTACGTACAAACAGTTCTTTTTAATGTTATAAGAAATATAAGAACAATTAGTTGTAATTTTGTAATACTTTTTACCAACTGCTTTTATTCTTGCATACAAAAACCATTTGAGGGTGATTTTGTTCTCATTTTTAACCACAAACACGCTAAGTCTCTTGTGTTCCAACCTACATAAAGTATTGGTTTTATTTACCTCAAAATCTTCATTACTTTCAGACCTCCTTTTTTCATTCCATACCGTTACAGGTGGGTTATAAAGAAAAGGATACAAACCGAAAACATCGATTTCTCCCTCAGGGACTGGTTCCTTAAGGGGATTGAAGTCATAATATTCTATGACCTTATGAGTTTCAAATTTTTTACCAAATACTTCTTCCATAAAATAAAGTTAAAAGTGGGGGAGTTTCCTCCCCCATGTTTAATTAGATGTAGGACTCAGCGAGTTCCCACAATTTTTGGTTAATCATGGTGTCCATAGTCAGGGATGTGATTGGTTTCACCTGACGTGTTTTGTTACTCTGTTGTTTAACAAAACCACCACGAATTAGTTTCTCTTGAACTACATTGAATGTGTTCCAAAGTGTCGGGTCCATGTCATCACGACGGATTGGATTAAGAATACTATCGATGGTCATTGTTGAGATATCCTCGGTATTCTTCCATCGGATTCCCATCGCCTTGGTTGCAAAGTCAACCTGTTTGTCTGTATCCATCTTAACCTCAGTCATACGGTTAACAGAACGTTCTATCACAGGAGTTGACTTGATGAATGTCTCAGTAATCATCTCAACCTCGTCCATTGAGATTTTCATGTGACGTTGATTGAGTGAAATCAATTCTTGTTGTGAAATAACAAGCCCGTTGGAACATACGAGTCGGAATAGTCCTGCTCCGATTTCGAGTTTAGATGTACCATTGTGTGAGTTGGTAATAATAGCCTCAACCAAAGAATCACCGACTTTTGGTAGGACTGAGTTCCTCATACGAACTGAGTGTCGTCCAAACGGACCCGAACCTACTTGATTAGCTTTTGATATTTCCCAACCTGCGTCAATAAATTTATTTACGACATCAATGGTTGGGACCATCATATAACGGTCAGATAGTTTTGGGGATTTTTCTGTGGTGAATACTGATGGTGCTACTGATTGAAGTTCTTGGATTGTCATCATGGGTTATTGTTTTTAATTGTGGTACAAATATATGGCGGAAACTCTATCCCACCAAATTAATTTAAACAAAAAGTTCCGAACTTGTTTTTAACAAATATTTTGTTAATAACTTCCAATTCTTCTTTGGTACCTTTAACACCTTTGATATCCAATACAATATTAATTAATTGTTGATTTGTTAGAGTTACTTCGTCTCCATTTTCAACATTTTCAGTACAGGCTTCCCTTACTTTATCAAAAAAGGTCTCTTTCATTGAAGTTCCAATAAGTTCGGTCAAATCGTTTGGGTTTTTCTCAAAAAATGAGATAAGTTGGTTTAGGTAAATTTCAACATCAATGTTCTTCATACAAAATATTTTTTAAGTAAGATAGTAAAATCCTTCTCCTTCGTCAGACAATACCTCTTTAAGTGCCGGTGGTATCTCAACATTTGGATTTGCTCCTTTAAGGTTGAGTAGGGCCAAATTAGGTATGTCCTTGATTGATTCTGGCAAAGATACTAAATCTTTGTTATTTGCCAAATTCAAAAACTTCAAATTTTTCAGGTCACCCAAATTTTCAGGTAATGTTCTAACAATATTTGACATTAGTAACGCATCAAGGTTCTTAAATCTTGTGATACTTTCTGGAACATCCAAAGCAATATTTTCTTTTGATTTGTTTGTAACAATAAGATGTTCAATTGTATCAGGTAAACTTTCAAATAATTCTTCAAATCCGTATAGAGCAATAAACTTACCCGCCGAACTATCAGGATAATTAACTTCAACTTTATTTCCACCTTTACTTACCAAACCTTTTGCAAATTCAGGTTTAAAGAACTCTTTAAGTTCAGACATTTTTCCATTTAACAATTCAACTAAACTTACAGTTCTATCGTGTCTATCCATAAATTGATTAGATGGGAAGTGAAACTGATATCTTTCAACTGGAAGTCCTGTTCTTTTACCAACTTGTCCTTTATCATCGTTTGGTAAAACAACATACAAAGGTCCATCTTTAATGTATGTATTAAAGTAACTTAATCCAGGTGCGGATGTACACCATCTTGATTCACCATTATCTCCATCTTGGTAACCTCCGAAAAATATTGCGGCATTTTTTCCAATCTCACCTTTATCTTCAATCTTAATCAAAGTCCAATCAGAACCTCTGTACATGATTTCACTACCAGGATATTGGTATGATGTTTTAGCTTGTTCTTTTTCCTCTTTGGATGCTTTGGTCTTTTCTAATTTAAAATCTTTAACCAAATCATAAAGTTCACTAGCGGAGATTTTATTGATATCTCTTTTATCTTGAGGTAACTGATTCTTAAATCTCTCGTACTTTTTAAGGTCTTCGGTAATTTTGTGTAAGTCTTCCAAGAACAAACTTTGATAATCTTTCATCATTCTTTTATACTCGGTAGTACCTTTTTCTATATTAGCTCTCTCATCTATGTCATCAAACGTAGGAGCCACAAAATTCTTCAACAACCATTGAGTATACTTACCAACTTTAACTTTCTCCATTTCTTCCTCTGTGGCAGTTAATATAAACTCCAAGCGACTTTCATTATCTGTAAATCTTGGGCCTACTGTGGTTGGGTCAGCAAAAATAATATGTTTTAATACTTCAAAGGGCATCAATCCTTTTGCCTTTTTACCCTCCTCGTCAGAACCTTTTGCGGGTTTAACCATTTTGTCATACAGAACTTGGAAACGTGATTGTTCCAAAATCAAATTTGTTAGAAGTTGTGTAAATCTCATTTGAATGTTTTTACTTAATAAATATCAAATAAATTAAAAATAATTCATAATAAGTAGTTCCTCTCCCATATTTTGGGTCTGTCCTTTTTTGGCGGCCGCGGCCTTAGCAAATTCTTTCTTTTCCCATCTATATTGGTCTTCAGGAAACCACTCGTGCAAAAGTACGAAATCATAGTAAGATAACGAAAACTTTCCTTCAATAGTTTTCAACACATTTGCCAGTCTCTCGTGGTCGTCACGGTCAAAGTCGTGATTTGAATAATAATTCTCGGTCTTCCAATACGGGGGGTCCAAATAGAAATAAGTTGTTGGGCTATCGAACTCCTTAATGACATTCTCAAAATCCCCCAATCTAAAATGACTTATCCTGTTAAAGTGTTCCACCCAATCAGGCTTTGATAACTTGTCTCTGAACGTAAGATACTTTGATTTATACTTACCCTTCAAATCAATAAACGAACTTGTTTCAGGTTTTGACCCACTGAACACTTGTGTAAGAACATACGCATACTTAGCGGCGACATCATAATCTGGATAGTTTATTGTAAATCCATCTCCAAATATTTCTTTTTGGAATGTGTTAAACTGTTCTCGATAGATTGACGGTGTCTCCTCAACTCCTTGTTGTTGGCAAGGTATATTATTTATTGCGTTTAACAAGACTGTTGGGTTCTGTAAACACATAAACAGATTGTAATTTAGCGGATTGAAGTCATTATAAACAACCCTTTTTAGGTTGGGATATTGTTTCAAATCCATATTAAAGAAACACCAAAACATTCCTCCGAATGTTTCCACGTATGTTTCCATGTCAGTTGGGTAATATGGAACTATCCACTTACCTATTTTTGATTTTCCTCCTATATAGCTTAACATGAGTTAATAATAAACAATAAATTTTAAAAAGGCAAATAAAATATTTATAGATTTGAAAATAACCCTTATATTTTATTTAAAATTAATAATATGTCAAACAATATAATAGATGTCACCCCTGAAAAAAAATCATGTAGTAAGTGTAGCGCACAAAAAAAGTTGGAGACTCTTCCAACTTCTTTGATTGTTTTTACAGTTTATTTTTTAATATCCGCAGTTTATGGGACCGTTAAAATTATCGAGAATATAATCAACCTCTTTTAAACTTAACGAACAATTTTACATAAAGGTCTCCTTGACCTCCATTTTTGAACCCTTTAGATTTTACTCTAAGGGGTTTTGATGTATCAAACTCTAAAGGAAAGTTAACTCTCATTTCACCGTCAGGATGAGGAACACCAACAGAATTTTTATTTAAATCATCTAAATTGAGGTAAGAGTTATAAATTAAATCATTACCCATTTTTTCAAAGTTATCGGAATTAACCAAGTTGACTTTAATAACTAAGTTTCCGTAAAAACCATTGTGATAATCACCTAAGTCATTCATTCTATAGAATTGACCGTTGTCTGAGCCGTGCGGTAATTTGAATGTCACACTTTCCATTTCAGACCTTGTACCTTGTCCGTTACAAGTACCGCATCTCCTTGTCAATACAGAACCTTGTCCTCCACATAAATCACACATCTGTTGCATCATTTGAATGAACATTCCATTACCCATTCTAACTGTAACGAAACCTTGTCCATTACATTTACTACAGGTATTCCTATCACCCCCACTACCGCTACAAGTATTACAAGCGTGTTTACGACTATAATTAATAGTTTTATCAACACCCAAATAAGATTCAATAACCGTAACATCAAGATTTACAACCTTATCAGGTACTTGAGGTCTTTGTTGACGTTGTTGTCTTCCTCCAAATTGAGAGAAAAAGTCTTCAAAAGGATTGAACCCTCCTCCAAACGGATTATTTTTCTGAGCGTCATACTGTCTGCGTTTATTCTCATCACCTACCGTATCATACGCCTCTGATATTTTTTTAAATACTTGTTCATCCCCACCTTTGTCAGGGTGATGTTCTACCGCCTTCTTTCTATACGCCTTTTTAATTTCATCTTGTGTTGCGGTTTCTGAAACACCTAAAATGTCATAATAACTTTCAGTACTCATAATCAATATTTAATATTATTTAATGATTCTTATTATTTAGTATGGACTATAATTTCCAAATTGTTTTATTCAAAAATAAAGTAAAAAAGAAAATAATCAATAAGTTTAAAACTTATAAAAAAACAAATACTAAGTTCAAAAGTCTTATTGATGAATCTAATAATGTTATTTTCCCAGTTAAATATGAAAACGGTAATCCCTCATTTTATGAACTTGCAATATTAGAAAGAAAAAGTTCAAAGAATGATAAAATATTCATCAAAGATGAGCTCGGCAGGCAAATCAAAGTTGATTTAGATGATGATGAATTTACTATCAGTAAAATAATTTCATTTGAAATTGAGGAAGAATTTTTAGACTATCAAACTAAAAAGAAAATAAACTCTAAAGATTTTGTTAGAAAATATCTTTCGGTGGTCGGTATCAAGATGATATCTAAATTAAATAATAAGATTGTGGTTCAAATAGATGAGAGTTACAATTTATTCACTTTTAAGAATAACTCAGATGCTGATAGGTTTTTGGACGATTTAGGTCAATACTTAAGAAAAACAAACAAAAACGATTGTATATTAGTAAAAGATTACTCAACAATCCATAGGAAATACTTATATGATATTTTGGTTACCCAAGGGTTTCCTCGGACTTATCTTCAGAGACATTCAACAACTCATCCAAAATAAAGATAAATTCAACTCCTGATATATCAATTTTGAACTGGTTTAAATCAGGACTTACATTCTTAAATTGTTTTTTGGTTTCCTCAAAATCAATCTTATTAAGCTCAATAACAATAACTTTTCTACCGTTAATAAATAAGTTATCAATAGCGTCAGAAATTAACGCCATTCTTTCTATCATCCCATAAATAATCTCAGGATTCTTTTCCATAGACTCAGTTTTTTAGGAACTACATCCTCTTTTTTTATTTTTTTAATTTGTTGGATAAACTTAAGTTTTTCATTTTCAATGTCTCGTTTATCCTTCTCAATTTCACTTTGTAGCCACTGCAGTTGTTTTGAGCTCGTCTTCATTGTCTTCTAATTCTAAAGTTTGTGTTGACTTAATATCAAATTTGAGATTTTTTAAATTTGTTAGACTTTGTTTTTCAAATACATTTTTTAACTCGTCAACTTTGGATTGGAATAATCTTTCTTTTTCTTCTCTTTCCAAATTATAATTGATAATATTTTTAACATTTCCGGATACTCTCTCTACTTCTTCTTCATTAAACTCAGAAACAAATGAGAATAGTTTTTCACCCGGTGTTTGTGATTCTTGTTGTAGGATTTTATCCTCTTCAACATACTTTTTGGGTAACTTCCATGATTCAGGAAAACTTACATCAAAACTTAAATAGTTTTTTAACTTCCTAACCGATTGTAAATAAGGAAATAAACTTGAAAATTCTTTATATAGACTCATATGATTATCGAAATAAGTAAGTTATGATGTATGATATTGTTAATCCGAGGATAACAAGCTCCCTATCACTTTTAATAACTCTTGTTTCAGAGTTTTGTGACAGGGCGCCTATTAACCTAACTGTTGTTCTTAAAACAACTAAAACTGAAAAAATGAAAATGAAAAAAAATAAATTATCTATATTAAGCATTATCAGTTTTTTTTCTTTCTTCCAAAATTTCACCTCTCAAGGTTTGTAACAAAGCCTTAAGTTCTTGAGCAGATTTTCTAGCTCTTGTCCCAGCACTTTTATTACCTTTGAAGAATTTGGTCGCATCCATTGACAGTTCTTCTGTCAGTGATTTGATTTTTTCTAAAGTTTCCATCGTAATTATTTTTACAAATTTATTATAATAATTAATATTAATTTTTCCTTGATAGTAGTAAAGAGAAAAACAATTTTTTTATTTATTCATATTTTTATCGAGACTTTTATAGACAGTACTTATCATGTCCAAATCAGATTTGGTGAACGGTGTTTTCAAATCAAAAAGGTCTTCAAAAAAATCAGTAACTGAATCTCTTACTTTTTTATTTTCTTGTTTGTAGAATATTTCTTCGAAAAATGAAACCATGTAATCGAAGTGTTCTCCTTTTTTGCTGAACTTGATGTTTTCTTTTAAAAAGTTATCTATGACTTTATTCCAGCACCAAATAAAGTGATTAATCTTATCCTCTTCAGACATATTAACTTTTGTTTCATTCGGTGAATCCGTTTCTCCTAAATAAGTCTCGATTATTAACTCATTTAATGACCTACAAAAATCAGAGAACAATTCCAATTTTTCAGGAATTATGTTGTTACTTTTGAACCATAAATCAACTTCTTCAGGGCTAACCTGTTTTGTAACGTAATTAAAAAAATTATCCATAAGAAACTCTTATGGATAAAATATAGTTAAGATATTTTTAATGTATATTATTGAGTCTTTTGATTATAACCAATTAAATTTTTCATTCTTTCAAACTCTTCATTTATTTGTTTTGTGGTTTTTTCATCAACTGACTCCAATTTCATCAAAATCTTATTAGCCTTTTCTCCATCTTGAGTGTCTTGAACGACTGGTTGTGGTGACTTATTGTAAGCTTTTCTTTTAACCTTCGCTAACATGTTGTCTTTTCTAATTTTATTTCTTTTTTTGTTAACATCAGATTTACCTGTATTTACCCATTCAGGATTGTTTCCAGTTCTTGAAGAACCCTCAACATTGTCATCAACCCAATCCTCATTAGGATGAATTTCATCATAATCAAGATTTTCTAATCCCGCAGCTATAAAATTATCTGTATAATCTTTAACCGCATCTGAAGGTGTGTAAGCCTTTTTATCCATCTTAGCTAACTCTCCGTTTCCCTTTGGAAATATTTCAGGATTCATATCATATTCTCCTTTAGAACCATCTTTCAAATAATCCTTCATTTTTTTAACGACAGATTGTAAGTATTCTTTATTTTCCTTTCCTGAAGCGGTGTGGGCCTTTTGATAAACATTAAGACCTTTAGTTTTACCCATAGACTTTAATTTTTCCTCCTCCTGCAAAACAATTTTTTCAATGAAATCAATCATTTCACTTTCTGTCATTCTAATAGATTCTTTAACATTATACTTTTTACCATCAACTTCAAAAGTTTCATATCCTTCTTCTTTAGCATTAGCCAAAGCGCCTGTAAAAGCATTACCTTCTTCAACTTCTTCATCAGTTTCTTTTTTCATGCTTCTTAATTTTTTGAAGTCAGCACCTGTAATTTTACCTTTAGGTTCTGCAACATCAATTTTTTTCTGCCCACCGTGTAATTTTTCACTTACTTCACCACCCATAAATCTTTCTTCATGATATTTACAAGCAGCTTTATTATATTCATCACTACTTGTATCACAGAATTTATCAATCATACCTGCCGGGTCTGAACCAAATTCCTCTTCTTCAGCAACATAGTCAAAATTATCAGTTTCATTCATAGAACCAGATGAACACTGTTCACAAATTCCCTCTCTCGTTTCTCCACCACATTGTTCACAAACCATTTTATCACCTTCGGTTAATTTTGTAACTAATTCGTCAGCTCTTTCTTCAATAGTTTCGTTAATAATTTTATTTACTAACGAATTAATATAGTTGTTTAAAGACTTTTTCATGCGATTTTTTTATTTATAAATATCTAATTTTTACGTTATAGTTTATCTTTTATCAAATTATATTCGTACTCTATAATATTTTTAACGACCTGTTCACTGATGTTATACTTTTTACTAACATCTTTAATAACCTTGTTGAGAGTGTTATTTTCAAATATGTTTAAAGCTTTAATATCTCCTTGATTACAATAAGGAAACTTTTTACATTTCTTTTTTACTTGAACGAACTTTCCTTGGGGTATCTGTGTTTTTTTGAACGACTTACCTGAACCACGTTCATGATTACCTTTCATATTAACATCTTCAAATCCAGGAGCGTCATATGCGCCAGCTGAGGAAGCGCCCGTGGCTTCATTTGATTCAATTTTTTTAGGAGTCTCTTTAAAGCTTTTCTTAACAAAATCACTATCAGGATTAAATCCTACAGGTCCAACAAAACCTCCGGCCACCCCTGCACCAGTCGCTTCCTTATTCTCTATCTTCTCTAGTTTATCATAATATTTTGGGTCTTCCTTAAGGTGGTCCATTGCAATTTTCTTAGCCTTTTTAAGACCCATCTCATGTTCCATTTCAACTTTCATCCCTTTTTTAAGTTGTCTCTTGAGAATATTATATATTTTGGAAATTTTTTCAGTAGAATCACTTTTAGAATGTTGTTTTGCCAAGTCATACAGTTTTATGTCTTTAACTTCAGATTCTTCAATCTCTTCCTTTACTTTCTTTTTTCTTCCTTGGCAATGGGCTTTTTGGCTAAATCCTTTGGGATTGTTACAATCTATACTTTTTTTGTATTTTTCAGACCATTTTTCTTCAATTTCCTCATTACTCTCTATCTTTTTTTGTAAAACATTAATGTCTTTCATTCCTTCGATAGGATTTGTTGACATAATATTAGAATTAGACAAAATATTGTCTGAAATTTTTGAAGAAAGTTGCTTGAGAATATTCTCGGTTAATTTAATTTTACGCATTTTTTAATCTTGGTTCCCAATATCCTCGTTGAGACCACATAAAATTGTAGAACTCTCTGAAGACTTTTATTACTATTTCTTTAGTGTCACTTTCAAGTTTACCTCTACGGATTTCTTTAGACACTAATTCTAAAATCTTATCCTCATACTGTCTCATAGTGTTACTTCCGATGAAATCCTTAATTTCCTTTCGAATCATAACTTCTATTTGTTTTTTATCTGAATCTGAAAGTGCCATAGTTAAATTGCTAATAGTAATAGTATAAGAAATACTCCTCCTGCGATAGTACCTCGTTTATACCATTTGAATTGTTTATTCTTAGAGTCCAATTCACTTTGGAGTTTTGTATTTACTTTACCGTACTCAACTATTTGACCATCTTTTTGTTGAATAATAAATTGGTATGTTGAATCTTTCTTTTCCAAATAAGTTATCATGGTGTCTTTAAGAGATTCTCTTTCTTCAAGCTTTCCAATTTTTATATAAGCTTGAGTCAACTCGTCTTTACATCCATCATACTTAATTAAATCTTTTATAATCAGTCGTGCAGTCTGAGTACTAATTTCCAGCTGAGTTGTATCTTTTTGAGAAAAACTTTTTAAGCTCAGTATGAGTATACTTATCAACATTAATAACCTTACCATTTGTTTGAATTTTAATATCGTTTATTGTTTGGTCTACCGCCAAAATTTCGTTAGTCACATTGTTTATGTCGGCATCTAATTTTAGTAATTTTTCGTCTATCATTGAGTTTACAGCCGTTGCGGAATCTATAGATATTTGTAAACTATCAATCTTATCATAGTGCGATTGAACATCAGTTTTTATACCATTAGTCAAGAAAACTGAATATCCCACCAAAGCTACTATAACAAATAACAATACTGTTTTTAAAATTTCGTTCATTTTTCTACCTTATTTGTTTTTTTACGTGAAGCCAAAACTTTAGCCCATTTTGACTTGAACTTATCATAATAAGTTTTTAACTTATTAATCATCTCCACAAAATTTTCATCAGCCTTAATCATATCTCCATTAATGTACATTCCTCCGTCTTCACCTATTGAAAAGAAAAATTCAATATCAAAATCGATAATTTTTCCTGACCATTCAACATTGTTTGGATATACGTTTAATTTATTAAAATCTACCAAGTCTGATACCTCATTAACAAACTCATCCATTGTTTCTTGGAACGCGATTTTATCGTCGGTTGTCAATTCTAAATCTGAGGAATCTTTTCCGTGTAAAACCATTATTCCCCCTGATATTCTATAACCCTGACTTTTATCTCTGTCGGGTTCAGTATCGTCTTCGATTTTATCCTCAACAGACTTAGCAATATTCATTTTTTTAGTGATGTTATCTGACGCTAAGTCCGAACCCTGTTCTGTAATAATACCATATCTATTCTTAATCTCACTTATCTGTTCGTTGATGGTATTATTCGAGAGCATACTCCTCGAAGCTTTTAATAATTTTTTAATTTCATCATGTGAATTGTTCATCATTCAAATATTTTAAAAATGTTTCAAAATTAAAGGCCGGACTCAAATCAGTAAAAACACTATCGAAATTACTTTTTGAGGTTACCCCTCTAAATTTCTCAACTCCATTTATACGTGTGTTATGTTCCACAACCTCTCTTGGTATTCCTGTCTCATCTAAAATTTTTCTACACAATTTAGCAGTGTATTCTATTTGAGTTTCGGTATAAGGTTGCCAAAAAAAATAGTCTCTCCATTTTTTTTCATAAGCGTCACCCTTATAAATATCTCCAATCCAGTTAACATATTGATTATTTAATGGTTCTTTTTCTAACCATCCCAAATTTTCCAATGAAATAATTATGGAATTTCTGTTTATGTTTTCTTCAGAAAATATTTTAGAGTGAGATTCGTTTTCTAAAAGTTGTAATATCTTTCCATCTCGACTGACAACGTAGTTAGGTATTTTTTTATACCCACCGTTAAATCTATATTTCAAACTAAGGAGATATTCCTCAATATTTCTTGAGGTGTGTTGTAATATAATTTGTTGTTTTTTCTTCTGTTTACCTGTCGGCTTGAAATCACCGTATTTGATAACTTCTATCATAATATATCACAATTTGTGATTTATTTTCTGTAGGTTAGTCTTTTTACCTGTGAATCAGTTTCTGTTGGTTCTTCAATCACTTCATCTAACTTATTTTCAACCGGAACTTCCACTATTCTTTCAACTATTTTTTCAACTTCGACAGGAACCTCTACAATTTTCTCAACCTCAACCGGTACTTCAATTACTTTTTCAACAATTTTTTCTACCTCAACCGGTACTTCTACAATCTTTTCGACTTCAACTATTTTTTCTATCTCAACAAACTTTTCTTCAACAACTACTTCAGACTTTTTACCACTATCATATTTTGTAAAGAAGTGTAATGATGTTAATGAAATTATCGGAAGTAACCCCCCTTCTAAAAACGCCAACCATCTTTTTAGTGAGATAACATCATTCGTATCGGACCCTAAAGCCTCCCAAAGTGGTGAGGTTAACTCCACCCATGCTTTGAACAATTCACTATTAGCATCGATTTCTTTATACGAATAAAAAATATTACCTATCATTTGTATTAAGGTGACCAATCCAAACATAAACCAAACTCCACCCTTTATTTTATTTGTTGCCGCAACAAGAGCTGTCATCGCACCTACCTCGATTGCGATTGAAAGATAAATTGCCCAATTAATTGGATTGGCGATATCGTACCATGCAACTACGTGAGAGATTGATATTCCGGCTACCAATATAATTGGGACCAAGAACATTGTTCTGTTTGGATTATCCTTAATCCACTGTAAAGATTTCTTTATCATTGGGCTCTTAAACTGTCGATTATCTCTCCAATTTTACCCTGTCTATTTACATCCATGATGTCTCTGTCAGTTGATTGAATCATTCTTCTTTCAGTTTCGAGACCTTCGATTCTGATTTCTTTTCTCAACTCAATGGTCAAAGAATCTATTTTTGCATTGTTTAATTGTACTTGTGTTTTAACCTTATCTACTCGAGAGTTTGTAGAACAAGTTTTCATAAAAATAATAAGAATTAATAGGGTCATTAATCTAACTCCCCACACATCCAAAATGTTTAAAAAATTTTTCATATCAAATTAGTTTTTAAATAAAATAAAAAACCTTCTATCATAATAAATAGAAGGTTTTCTGTTTTTTACATGTAGTCGAACAAAACCGAACTTTCGTTCCTCAGTTTTCTTAGAGCCTTTTCTTTAATTTGTCGTACTCTCTCTTTCGTCAAATTAAAGTCAGACCCTATGTCTTCGAGTGTTCTTGGTGTACCTGATAGTCCGAAATAATCCAATATGATTATTCGTTCTCTCTCATCCAAAACGTTTAACAATCCAACTAGTTCCATCTTAAGAACGTCTTTGTTATTAAACACCGCATCAGGCATATCCGCGTCTTCGTTCTTAATAACATCAACCAAAGTATCACCTTCTTCATTGATGTTCATATCCAAATCAATAATAGACGGTAACATTTCAAATCTCTCATCCAATTTACCACCCTTAGATTCCACCTCTTTCTTTGCTCGTTGTAGGTCCTGAACCACATTTACTGGAAGTCGAATAGTACGAGCGTTGTCGTTGAGGGACTGTAAGATAGATTGTTTAACCCACCAAACCGCATATGATATAAACCTCAAGTTTTTACTCCAATCAAAGTTTTGAATGGCTTTCAATAGTCCTAAGTTACCCTCGGCAATCAAGTCAGGAAAATCCAAACCTTGATTTTGATATTGTTTTGCCACCGTGATAACAAACCTGAGATTACCTTCCAAAATTTCTTGGTTGATTTCATCTCGTTGTTGTTTGGTTAGATTTTCAGATTGAATCATCTTAGCCAACTCACGTTCCCTCTCGGGGGTCATAACCTTAATTTTACGAATATCTTTTAGGTAATGTTGAATTTCTTCTTGATTAATTGGAATACCGGTGTTTTTTTCTTTCATATTATATGTTTGAGTATTTTTCTAAAAGTTGTTTGTCTTCTTCTGTGAGCGAATTTAATCCATTTTCGTTAATCTGGTCCAAAATTTCATCAAGAGTTTTTATTGGTTTCTTCTTCTTCAATCTTGGTAATATGTCAATATCAATCTCATCATCATAATCTTCTATATTATCTTTCATATTTGCCAGTGCCTCATCAAGTCTTGAGAAAAAAGTTTGTGGTTCAACCAAATCCATCTCATCCGAATCGGGTGTTTCTTCGTCTAACTCTTTACCAAACAAATGTTCAAGAGTCGCATCATCAATTCTCGCGTTAATTTCAAAATCACTATAAGGTAACAAGAAATAAGAAATATCAATCTTTTCTAATATTTTAGTAACTTTTTTAGATACCTCTTCGAACTGTGTTTCACTTTTAAATGTAAACACACAAGAGGTATCTCCATAAAAAAACTTTATATAATCAACATTGATGTTCAAAATAATATTGTCACATAACAAATTAACAAATTTGTCTTGATTATCTGTCTCTCCGAATATAAAAATAATGTACTTCATATAATTTTTTACAAAAATAACCAAAATTATTGATTCACAAAACTAATGTTATCAACTTTTTCTATTCTAACAACATTATCTGACCAATTTGTAACCAAAGGGTTGTGTGTTATTACAAATATTTTTTCAAAATATTCTTTAATTTTCTTAAAGAACTCTGAAACCATATCTAAGTTTTCATTTGAAATCTTTCCGAATACTTCATCAAAAACTATGATGTTTGGTTTTGGTAAAGAACATATTTTACTCAATACCGCTCTCAAAGCTAAGGAAGCGATAGTTCTTTCATATCCCGAACCCGATGACATTAACTTTTCAATTTGAGTATTGTTATCAATCATCAAAAACTCAACCTCGTTTTTGTCATTGATTCTAATTTCCAATCTAAAATGACAACTATCTTCAAGCAACCTTTGTAATTCTGAATTAATTAAAGGCATCATTGTTTTCATAATTAGTTTGGAAATACCATTTTTTCCAAATGTTTCCAAATATACCTTATAAACCCGTTCCTTTGACGATTCTTCCTTAATTTTTTCAATTAACTTTTTGTTTTTGTCAATTTTTTCATTAAGACTGTCAATTTCAAATTGATAACCTGTTATCTTTTTGTTGATATCGTCCTTTTCTCTCTCCAACTCACCAAGTCTAATGTCGGCCTTTATTAACAATTCGTCAATCTTATTGTTTGCTTGTATTTTTTCTTGAGCCTGTTCGTATTTTGTAAGCTTTTCATTAAGTTTTTCAATTTTCATATTGAAACTTTCTATGTTAAGTTCCAACTTCTCTTTGATTAACTTATTTTTTTCATACTCATCAAACTCTTTCTTTAGGTTAACAAATCCCTTCTCTTTGTTTGATAAATCATTCATTAAGTCCTCAATTTCCTTTTTATTCGTGAGATATCCGTCAAGTTCTGAGATTCTTGACTGTGTTATGGCCGCGTTCATTAATTCAATACCACAGTGTTCACATTTAATACCACCACTAACAGAACTTTTTAACTTTTCGATTGATGAAATATTGGTTTCAACTTCAACCTTTTTCTTAAACGCTGTGTTGTATTCGTCCTTGACCTCATCATGTTTGTCTTCATGATAGTATTCGCTAGGTTCAACAACTTTAACTTCGGATAATTGTTTCTCAACTTGGGATTTTTGAGTTTCAAAACCTGAAATTTCAACTTTAACTTTATCAGGTTGTAATAAACCAATCTCCTTATCAATATCCATGTGTTTGTTCTTCAACAATCCATCACGATACTCTTGTCCTTTTATAATACGTCCTTGAACATCAATCAAGTTACCTTGTTCAGTTGTGATAAGTTTCTCATTGGTTTTAATAGTCTCCTCATAAGTCTCGATGTCATTCTTAAGTTGTTCACTATTGTAAACATTTGATATCATTGACTTAGAAAACTCAGAATAAATCTCCTTACCCGCTTCTTCCTTTCTCTTTAGAAAGTCTAATCCCATAAAACGAGACAATACTTGACCCCTTGCTGTTGGTTTAGAGTCAATCAATTCCTCAAGGTTTGTTGCCGTTGTTAGTATTGTCATCAAAAAGTCATCCTTAGAACCTATAGAAGTTTTGATAAAGGACTCAGTCTCTCTACGTTGTTCACCAGTGAAGTTCTGTAAACTACCATCGGATAACTTTTTAAAAAAATCTAATTCAGTCTTAACATTCCATTCCCCCGATTTCGCTTTCTTTCTTTCAATGTTACGAACAATAATGTATTCATCTCCATCAATAACAATTTCACCTTTAACCGATACTTTATTCTTATCGGTAAATCTATTAAAGATTTCCTCAGCCTTTGTTGTTTTGGTTGTTTCATTAAAGAAAAGAAATAAAAGTAAATCAACCGTCAGAACCGTCTTACCACCAAAATTTGGCGGATTAGACTCAACTACACTAATACCATTACACTTTTCAAAATCCAACTTTTGGTTTTCACCATAAGATAGAAAATTTGAGAACTCAATGTTTTTAATGTACCATCTTTTGAATGGGGACGCTTCTGACTGGTCTAACACCAATTTGTTATCCACCACTGAATCCAATTTATAAACTTCTTCAAATAATTCCTCATTTGATTTGGATTTCAAATATGACTTTATTAGTTCATGTTGATAGTTCTTATCAAGAATATTAAAAGATATGTCAACAGTATGTGTCGTCTCTTCAGTTATGATTGTTTTGGTTATAACATTCACATTAGTTGAGAAGTATTTTTTTTGGAAATACTGTCTAACACTTTTAATCTTTTCCTGAGTGAAGTTCTCCGCATAATCCTCCCAAACGACTTGTATATAAGGGTTTTCTAAATTTTCTACTTCTAAATCGTGAGTCATATTTTTATAATTAAAATTGGGCGGTGGATTAAACAAATCCATATATTAAATTGGGGTAACGTCAACTACTTCTGAGTTGTTCTCTTCTGTCATGGCTGACATTTGTTCTTGATATTGCTGAAGTTGTTTTTCCAACATTTCAGTATATTCTTTTTCCATCTTACGACGAACACCCTTGAGTAGGTTGTTACGATTTTCAACCTTTTGTTTGTGATTTTTACGTTGTCTTGACTTTGGCATAATATTAAATTTATAAATGATTAGTTTTTGGTCTATTTTCTTCAAACCATTCAACGATGGAGTTAATCGCCCATACCGCTCCTGAAGCCATAAGTCCATCAAAGAACCAAGATATCCATTTTGGTGTTAGGAAAAGATGGTGAGAGGGGGAAATAAGGACAAGTCCCAAGAAAAATCCAACCCATGTAGACGTACACATCATACATGACAATAGGTCAGAAAAGAATTTAAATAGTGAGAATCTAATTCCCAATAAACTTATGGTATTTCTAAATCCTTCGAAAATACTACCATAAACCATAATGTTGGAAAACCCGTAGGCCAACACGAACCACGCAATTAAAGTTGTCATCATTTTATTTGTTTTATAATCTATCTTTTAAATTTGAACTTTTCATGTAGAAAGCATAAGAAGTTTTTGTGAGATTTTCAAGGTCATCAACCTTATTTCTTAATTCTTTTATAACCTCATTCTTTTCACCTAGTTGTCTGTTTAAGTTCATCAGAGTTTCCTGTAATTTACCACATTCAACTTCTTTTTGATTTTCAAGTTTACCTTTTAAAATATAAATCTCGTTTTGTAACTCTTCAATCTTTGTATTATCAACTACAGGTTTTTCGATGAAAATTTCTTTCTCAACTATAACTTCTTTAATAACTTCTTTCTCTAATTCACGGTCAATAACTTCAGGTAATTGACCTTGGTTTAATAAACCATATTTCTCTATGTAATACCCTTTTCTAAAACAAAGTCTTACAAAATCGTCAACTAACTTAATTTCATTAAGGTTACAAAAAGTCATTAAGTCTTTATAGTCTTGAATACTTAAATCAATAGTTAAGGAGTTTTTCTGTTCCATCAATTATTTGGTCATAAGAATTTAATTTGAATGATAGGAAAGGTTTTGGGTTTACCAAATTAACAAACTCATATTTGTCATTTTCCACATCATATATACCATATCCATGTTTTTCAATTGTTTCACCAAAGTTTTGTTGAATTGTTGAGCCAATCATATAAGCCTTCTTGCCTCCAGGTATGTTAAAAACTTGTCTTTTATGAATATCACCACACAAAACAAGGTCACACCCATCAAACTTATCTGACTCAAATCCACTATCAAACTTGTATCCAACATCAGTTGTCAACCCTTGAACTGGTCCATGAAACAATCCGATTTTCTTTCTATTATTTTTTGTAATATCGGGTGGGATATTGTGGTCCATAAGTGAATAAACACACCAGTCAATATTTGCATCTTGATAAACTCCTCTGTTTTTATAATAAACCACCATTTCATTTTGAAGTGAGTCTACTACAGGAGTAAGAGCGTCTAGTCTTTCCATATTATTTTCCAAGAAGTCGTGGTTTCCGGGTATCAAAATAGTCTTTGCAATTTTAGAACACTCGTTTAATGTCCACGCTATGAACTCAACAAGTTCAGGAGTCATTTGGTTTTTACTATGAACTAAATCACCTGTAAAAACTATTCGGTCAGGATTAATTTTTCTCCATTGACTAAAAGCTTCTTCCAATATACTTCGGTATAGGTTATGGTCCTTAAACAACCTAACATGTAGGTCACTAAAGTGTACTAGTTTTTTTATCATAGTTGAGTTCCTTTATCAAATAAAGCAAAATCTTTGTTAACGTGTCCACACTTTTCACACATGTATGTAGGAAAAGGAACAAGGGTGTCTTCAGAACTACCTGTGTAGAGTTTAGACACCCTTTTAATTAAAACGACTTCCTTAAAATATTCACTTCCACAGCTTTCACAAACCTCACTAGGTTGTTCTTTTAAATCAATTTTTGGTAATAAGTCTTCCATATTTTTTTATGAAAACATACTAAACAAAAACCAAACAATCAAGTACCTATCCTTTGATTGTTAAAAACTCAATGGTATCTCTTTCAATAGGATTCGGTATCCAATATTTCAAATAATCCTTTTTGACACCTTGTTGAGCATACTTATTAATAATTGGTCTACCTGTGTTATAAGCACCTAATACTTTTTTCCAATCACCATACTTTTTAAAATGTTGGGCTAACAATTTCATCGATATATAAACATTTAAATCGATATTCTCTTTTAGCTCTTTTTTATTTACGGGAAATCCCGCAAAAAATGAGGCGTACTGTGGCATAATTTGCATTGGTCCAACCGCACCCGCTTTTGATACTTGTTTGTGATTATAATTTTCATGGTTTGGGCCTAAATACCCTGTTTCCATTCGGGCAACATTAAAAGCAATATGAAGCGGTATGTTAAACGAATCCGCATGAATTAAAATTGATTCATACATTTTTTCCGCATTTGTTTTAGGTTGGCAATCAGGATTTTTATGTGTTACTTGAGCATAAATAAAAATTGTTGTAATGAGTGAAAATAAAATTAATAAGTTTTTCATAGCATTTATTTTTTAGTGTTAAGATAAATATTGTTTCATATTCATAGAAAATACCGTATCAATAACATCTTTTGGTACTCTAAACTCCTCGAAATCGGAATTTTCTTTCAGTAGCACAATGATACAACCAAAAAAATTAATATCCTCATATTTTGACCCTTTTAACATTTCCTTAAGTAATTTCCCATAAAATGGTAGTTGTAAAAAGTAGTGACCTAACGCATTGTCAGGGTGTTTTTGAAATGGAGGTTTCATTCTTTTAGTAAATTGATTCTCCTCAAAGTTCTTCGGTTTATTGGTTTTGTAGTCGGTCACTATTAACCCAACACTTTTTTTGTCTTTACTCTCAATAACCCAAACTTTATCGGGTTGGCCAACATATGATAAATCAGGGTCACCTAAAACAATTTCAGTGTCAAGTAAAATAGCCCCTCTATCTTTCATCAGTTTAAGAAAGTTTGTTCCAGCGTTTATCATACTATCACCCTTTAAAATTTGAGTAAAGTCACAATCAAATTCAGGTTTTCTCACTTCCTTAACAATGTTAAAAATTTCATGCGATTTTTTTTCCAAAAAATAGTGAACCCTACTTCCCATATTTGTCGAGTAATCACCCGCGGCTTTCCACTCCGCAAGTAATCTTTGTTGTTCTACAACATCTCCTTTCGCTTTTTTTAATGATATTTCTTCAGCCGGAAATTCTTCATAAAATTTTTTCAGGACTTTACTTACTGATATCCAATTCGATACAAGAACCCCTTGATTATTCATCATAGTGTAAGTGTGGGTCTCCTCCTCAAATGTTAATTGAATTTCTTCCTGTCTTTTTTTTATTATACCGTTAATTTCGTCTCTAATTTTGTTTAAATCCATATTAATCCTTTATTTGTACATAGTATTCATCTATCTGACCCCTCAAATCACATACGTCCTTATCTTTGGGTAGATGAATAATTTTTATTTTTCCGTATAATTTACCCCCATTTAACTCACGATATAATTTAACAGCGTTGTCCCAAGCATCACCATCGAGGGCAATAATGATATTCTTTTTAACCTTATCGTATAGGGTATTAAACAACAACTCTGACATATGTTTACCAAGCATCGGAATACTATTTGATAAAAAGAATCCGTCAAATACCCCCTCAACAAGATACACATCCTTTTTCCAGTCAATTAAGTGTTGGTTAAAGATTATCTTATCCTTTTCGGCTTGAGGGTTTTTATATTTGGCTCGTGACTTGGGGTCCCAACTCCTTGCAATATAATAATTCAATTCCCCCTCAATATTATATGATGGTACAATAATTCTACCAGCGTGACTTCCGTTGTCACAAAATCCTATTGAATACCTTTCGATAATCTCATCGGTTATCCCTCTGTTTTTCAGGTAGTTGTATGCTTGTTTATATACCGGATAGATTGGGTTTGAATCTTTGAATAAAACAAAACTTTCAGGTAGCCTTAACTTTTGTTTTGGTTTTTCCTTTGGTTTTATGTCCTCAGGTTGAAAAAGTTTATAAACCTTTTTATGTTTTTTGTTTCCGTAGTTATCAATTAGTTTACCAAGAGGTCCGTGCATACCGTTTGTTTCCGAACAACTCCAACATTTGTATACGTGTTGTAGGTAGTTGACCTCTAAATTACCCTTGTTTCGGTCCTCGTCGCAGAGGGGACAGTTGAATGAGATTTGTCCTCTGTGTTCGTAGTGCATCTTTTCATCACCAAGAATTTCACGTAGTAACTCAACCAATATTTCTTTTTCATCGGACATCAGGTAAAAATAAGGTACAAATTAGTTCATGTCAACTTCACAAGTTTTGGGTCAGTATTATATTTATTGAAATAAAATTTACTAATGCCAACTGTAGTTACAATTAACGACCTTTCAGGAACAACACCATATGACATTTATATATGTGACAACCCTCAAACACAATGCATTTATATAGACAGAACTGACTCGGCACCATATACATTTGAGATTCCCACAATAATGTTAAACTTTTCTGAATTTACTCTAAAAATTGTAGACTCAATAGGTTGTGAAGTTACAACAAATTTAACGTTATAATATGGCCGTATATTGTGCAAATGATGATTATTGTGTAAGTGGTACTGGATTTCCGGCCTATGATGATGTATATACCCAATCAGGTGTATACAATTTAAGAGATTATTATGTTGGTTCAACTAACGGATATTATATATTTTACGACTCTGGTGGTTTTTGGTGTTTAGCAACGACTTTAGGTGGTAGTCCTTGTTTTTTACAGGGAAAATACCCATATAACGGAGTATGCCCTGATTTAACTTTTGAGTATGTAAACTCGTCAGTTTGTTTGACCCCTACTCCTACACCAACTGTTAATTGTGATGTCTTCAATTTTGAGGCAACACTAATTGATATTCCACCAACTCCAACACCGTCTTATACCCCTTCTTACACTCCAACAATGACAAACACCCCTACGTCATCAAATTTCTGTCCCAATATTTATGTCGATGCTTATATAACAGGAATAACCCCTACTATGACTCCGACACCAACAATGACTCCAACAATAATGATTTATAGAAATAGGAGTAATCAAATTCAGTGTAATTTTTCAGGTGACGTTACTTTTGTCACCATAGATTCTGTTATAAATTGTCCTGTTAGTAAACAATTCCAAGATTGTAATAACGGATTTATGTATTATACCACAAATGTGGTAAATAACCCTTCAGGTGGTGATTTATCCCAATTTATGATTTTCTTAGGAGTTGTGGATGGGAACGAAAGATGTATAACATACATAGGTAATAATTCAACTTATATTGGTACTAATAACATTACATTATCGAGTGGGCCAATTGGTTATTCTAATTTAGGTCAATGTTCATTGTGCGCAGTTCAACTTACCCCAACTCCAACACCTACAATGACAATGACACCTTCATCTCCGTCAATATTGAATTTATGTCCTACATTTATAATCGGAGAAGGAGGGGTGTATACATATGTTGTAGATACTAATACCACAACATCACTAACTATTCCAAATTTATCAAATTGGAATGATATTGGAAATACTCAAACAAAATTATTCATATCAACAACAGATAAAATTAAAGAATGGGATATTGTTTTAAACCCATTCTCTGCAACATTTGTTAGGGAGTTAAATGACACAGAATCTAACGTTACATTTGGTGCCGGACTTTTTGCAATTAATAATAACAAGTTGTTAACATGTAATGTTCAAGTTGGTTTATCACCTCAAACAGTATTTGAAATATATTTACCTTCAGCGGGTCAAACTTCATTAAGTAATTTAAATTATAATGAATTATTTAGTTTACCACCAGGAAGGCTGTTTGCGGGGGATTTATTGGCAACCACTAATAACAAAATTTTAATACTTTCAAGAGAAGGTGATAATACTTACTTATCACAATATTCTTATCCAGATGGAGACCCTGAGGTTGAAATTTTAATATCTCCAACAATATTAACGCCAACTTCTATTTTTGTAGAAAATGGTTTAATATATGTTACAGACAATAACGCTATAGTTTATAATATTGAAACATCTCCTCCGTATACAGTAACGGTAATTACATCACCAAGTATTAATATTTACGGGGCTTCTAATAGTATAAGTTGTAATAACGTATCATTTGAATTTACCCCAACAACGTATTACAAATACAGACTTTGTAATGATACTAATGGACCTCAAACAATAGTTTATCAAACCGAACCTTCGTTAACAACTATAGGTACTCAAACAATATTTAACTTAACTACTAATACTTGTTGGCAATACAACGGTTCTTCAACAACAATACCACAAAATACTACAGACGACATCATAGTTTACCAAGGAAATTACTTTACTGAAGTTTCTTCAACAATATACACAAATTGTGCTCAATGTATTTCAGAAACCGAATGTAACCCTCCATCAAACTTAACAAGTTATCCTTTCTCATTCGCATATAAATTTAATAATGGACCCAATATTAATTGGCCTCAATCTGAAACTGAAATTTGTGATATTATATATTCTTTAGTTGAGGATTTAAGTAATAATGTTATTGATAGTTGGGGTGTTTCTAGTCAACCGATTTATTTAGAATCATTAGAGGTCGGAAGTTACGCGTATCTTAACCAAGCAAATTGTAATTGTTATGGAGATGGTTTTTATTATATTAGGTCATTTATCCTTAATATATACACTATAGTCGAGCTTTCAAATTGTGTCATTGTCAATCTTTGGCCGTGTAATCCTGAAAATGGTACTTCACCATCAAACCCTAATGGAACCGGTGGTTCTGGCGGGTCAGGTGGTAATAATGGCAATACTCCAGATGGAGGCCCAAACCCATCATCCATAACATGTCAATGTACTGCAGTTAGGACTATATCAGGTTTTCAAGGAACTGCGTTTTATACTGATTGTGATGGAAATCCCGCACAAATTACCGTACCAGGTGGAGCAGGGATTGCTGGAGCCGCTTGCTTCTGTCGACAATCTAATACCCCTGTCACAGGTGCGGTAGTAATTGAGGCTTGTCAGTCATCATTCAGTCAAGGTACTATAAATAATATTTGTAATTCAACAATTTTATGTAACTAATGGCAACAGTTAAAATAACAGACATATCAGGTTTAACGGCACCTTATGACATTTATGTTTGTGAACCAAATGGTGAAAATTGTGTATTTGTTTCAAGAGTTATTACTTACACATCAAAACCAATAGATATCACAGTACCCTACCCTTATGAAAATTCTCCTGAAGTAGGGGTAAAATTAGTTGCTTCCGATTGTCAAAATTTTAAATCATTTATCCCTCAAGACGTTTTCGAGGTATACGATTGTTGTGCTGGTATTAATAGATATGTCACCTTAGGTACCAACACACAACCTTTTGATTTATGGCGTATTACAATATGTTTATCAAATTGTTTGGACCCTATTAATTTAGTTGAATACACTTTTTGTGGTTTAGTTCAGGATATTTCTTTTAGTACCGAGGATTACCCTACAAATTTTACGGAATTTTTATTGCCTAATGCAGAATGTTCAACAACATCTTATTGTTGTCCAGGAGGAGCTCCAGGAGCCGTAACACAAACTCCGACCATAACTCAAACTCAAACAAAAACTCCAACAAAAACTCAGACTCAAACAAAAACTCCTACAAAAACTCCAACTCCAACGAAAACTCCTACAAATACAACAACAAGGACTCAAACACCTACAAAGACTAGAACTCAAACAAAAACTCCTCAAAATACCGTAACTCCAACTGTTACCACAACTAAAACTCAAACACCTACCAATAACGATTTACCAACACCAACTCCAACTCAAACATTTTGTGTTACAAAAACTCCAACAAGAACTCCAACAAGAACTAATACTCAAACCCCAACAACAACTCAAACCCCAACAAATACTCCCACAAATACAATAACACAAACACAAACACGAACTGAAACTAGAACACAAACACCCACCAAAACTCCAACTAAAACATCGACTCAAACACAAACTCCGACTCCTGACGTAACTCAAACCCCAACACAAACTAAAACACAAACTCAAACCAGAACTCAAACTAAAACTCCAACTAAAACTCAGACTCCGACTCAAACTAATACCCCAACAAACACAATAAGTCCAACTCAAACTAAAACTCCAACTAAAACTTCGACGCCAACAGTAACCCCTACAAAAACTTCAACAAAAACTCCAACTAATACTAAAACTCCAACTCCAACTAAAACTGAAACTCCAACATCAACAAGTACTCCAACCCCAACACCACAACCAACTGATAGCCCAACACCAACAAGAACATCAACTAAAACTCCAACAAATACGCCAACTAATACATCCACAGAAACACCAACTCCAACCCCAACAAAAACATCAACAAAAACCCCTACACCAACAAAAACTCAAACTCCTACGTCAACTCAAACACCGACTGAAACACCTACGCAAACACCAACTCCAAATCCAACTCTGAGTAATACTCCGACTAAAACATCCACCCCAACTCAAACAAAAACATCTACTCAAACACAAACTCCAACTAAGACTCAAACACCAACTAAGACACCAACAAAAACATCAACTCAAACACCAACTAATACCCAAACACAAACACCAACATCAACACAAACACCAACCAATACTCCAACTCAAACCCAAACTCAAACCCAAACTAAAACTCCTACACGAACACCTGAAGTATCAGAAACTCCAACTCCGACACCAACCAACACACAAACTCAAACTCCGACAAATACCCCAACTCAGAGTCAGACTCCAACCAACACTCCAACTCAAACTAAAACACAAACACCAACAAAAACATCAACTAACACACCTACAAATACCCAGACTCAAACTCCAACAAACAGTCAAACTCCTACAAAAAGTCAAACTCCTACATCAACCCAAACACCAACACAAACACAAACACCAACACAAACACAAACACCTTCATTAACACCAGAAAAGAGCCCTCCCCCAACCGAAACTCCTACGCCAACCCCGACTCCGACTCCGGACCCTGAATGTGATATTTTAGTTGTTGAGATTATAGATACAACTCTAACACCAACACCAACATTAACACCAACAATAACGCCTACTAATGGAGATAATTGTCAAAATTGTTTTGCTTGGACGGTAAATATATTAGAGGAATATATTTTAAGTGCATCTGGTAATACTAATCCAATTATTAATGGACTTATTTATGTAAGATGGGTAGGATGTGATGGATTACAAAAAATTCAAAATTATACTAGTTCAGGAGTTTATAATAATTATCCTAATTTATCAGGTGTCCCTTTAGGTGGAACTCCGCAAGTTTATTATACTCAAAATAATTTTACAATTTATGTAAATTCTGCCTTTACACGTCAAAACTATTGTTATAATATCGCCCCAACTCCAACACCAACACAAACCCCAGTTGGTTGTGTAGGTAAATTACCTGTTATTGGTGGTTATGTAAATTATTACGGGATATTAATAACAGCCACTGGTAGTGGTTATGCGGAACAATTATGGACTCACACTAGTTGTGTATACGAAAACTCAGATACTGTATGGATAGGTTGTAGAGAGAACCCTCCAGGTGGTCCAATTGAATGTACTCCAACATTATACACACTGAATTTTAGTGAACCAATGAATAATTTAGTTTTCAGAATAACTATGTCTGACTTTATTGGTTGGTCAAGTAGAGAAACTTTTGTAGTGACGAGTGATTCAGGTCCGGTTACAATAACTTTAGTTGGTCCATGGTGTTATCAAGAAATTTCAGGTAACACTATTGCAACATTACCAGAACCTGGTACTGGTGGTGGTGAATATAAAATTTCCTCACCAAACCCTTATACTAGTTTAACATTTAATTATTCAGACGGTAGCCCTCTTGGGGGTTCTACGATGGAAATTGTTTGTTCTAGTTTTAACCCGATACCTGTTACACCAACTCCAACTTTAACACCAAATAATTGTAATAATGGTTGTTTTAATTGGCAAGTAACCATAACACAACAAATGTTAGACAATGCAGTTGGAAATTCAGTACCTGTTTGGAATGGTAGGGTTTATTTACAATATTTAGGTTGTGATGGTAATATATATACTTCAGCCTTCTCATCGGCCGGAACATATACAAACTCCCCGAATTCTATAGGGGTTTCTATTAGTTCGTGGTCAAACTTATACTACTATAATAATGGTGTAAATGTTCCATTGTTAAACGCCGTGACCAAAATAAATTGTTATCAAGATTATTTGGTTAACTGCGGAAATCTAATTTCACCTACAAATAACATGGGAAGTAACCTATTTAAATACAATTTAGGCTCTCAAATAGGTCAAGTTTACTTTGAATTTAGCGCTAATACATACCCTGATAGGTTTATAGTATATTGGAATAACCAAATAGTTATAGATACTGGTTTTAGGTCTGATAACGCTCTATTATATGGTCCATGGGTAGAATACTTAAATGGTTCTCCAATTGCCGGAGGTTCTACAGGATTTTCAACTTTTATGAAGAACATTTCTTCCCCATCCGAAGTATATGTAAAAGTAATATCAACAATTTTGGGGTCCGGTTACACATCAACCGCAGATTACAATTTTAGGTTATACTGTGTAAACATAAACCCTCCTTCACCAACTCCAACAATTACCCCAACTTTAACACCTACTAATATACCAACTAATATAAACACAATATTTACTAAATTTAATTCAAAACCTTTTTAGAAAAAATGTTAACAGAAAATTTAAAAAAAATTATAGAGGAGTTTAACCTAAAAACCCCAAATAATGTAGGTGTTGGTTATGGATTCAAAATATCAAATGGTATTGATACTAGAAAAGAATCCATAATATTTTTTGTACCTGAGAAAAAAAAATTATCTAATTTATTTCCTGAGGAAATTTTACCAAATGAACCAATTACTATCGATAATAAAACTTACTTTATGGATGTTGTTGAAGTTGGTGAAATTGAGGTATTAGCTTGTAATCCTCAATGTAATCTTTGGATAACTAATCCTCCTCCTAATAGATTATATATCAGGCCAGTTCAGGGTGGCATTTCTTTAACGTCTAAAAGTAAATTAGGGTTTGTTGGTACTTTGGGATTTGTTGCCGTAGATATTGCAACACAGAGTTTAGTGGGGGTTACAAATAATCATGTGGTAATAAAAGATGCTTTTTACACAACACAAAGAAATTTGGGTGGAGTTATTTTTAATGAATATAATTTAAACGATAACGGCTCATTAGAAGTAGATTTAGCGTACCAACCCGGTGAAAGTCCTTTGGGCCCTCCTCAAAACATTATAGGTCAAGTAGTAAGATACGTACCAATTTACTTGGGGTTCACAACAAATAATAAAGTAGATGGTGCTCTAATATCATTAAGTGGGACTCCAATTTTAAGTTTAACCGAATCTTATAAACAATACGGACTAACAGGAAACACAACTCCAATCCCATTTGCCAGTACCGCAGAAATTGATTTATTATTAAGTACAAATCCAATACTATATAGTAGTGGAAGAACAACCGGCGTAAAACAAGCTCCAACGTGTCCTTTAAGAGTTTATTCTTTGGGCACCACTCAACCAATTAGTGGGTATAAAATGCAAGGTAATATTGTCACGGCTTATTTTTCAGATTTAATAGCATTTGTTAGACCCGAAAACGACCCAAGTTTATCATCTTTATGTCTAAACCCAATAGCTGGAGGTGATTCAGGTTCAGCTCTTATCGCCGACTTTAGTGGAATTTGGAAAATTGTTGGTTTAAATTTTGCGGGTGGAGGAAATTTTGGTTTTGCCTGTAGAATTGACCATGTGGCTAGTGAATTAGGTATTCAAGCTTGGGACGGTTCATTAAAAAATTTAGTTGACCCAACAACAATACAATTTGTAACGGTTACAGGTACAACTAATTCATATATGGTGAATTGCAGTGGTCAAACTTATTATCAAATGGGACTTACAATAACATCAAATCAGTGTAATTAGAAAAATAAAGTATTTATAATACAAAACGTATAGATGCCAACAGTTTTAATAAGTTCCAATAATTTTAATGGTCAAATAGGTGATATTATATTTTATCCTTATACAGGTGGCACTGTAAATATTGGACCTCAGTTAATACCGTATTACTATACTGCGGATTATATCTATGGTACATATGAAGTTTATTTTGAAGGTTATGGTTTAGGTTGTAACTTTACTCTACTTCCCCCGACTCCAACTCCCACTCCAACAAAAACACAAACACCCACTCCAACAAAAACACAAACACCCACAAAAACATCAACACAAACACAAACACAGACCCCTACTAATACTCAAACTAAAACACAAACTCCAACCAATACTCAAACACAAACTCAAACTAAAACCCCAACACAAACACAGACACCTACTAACACCCAAACTAAAACCCAAACACAAACATCAACTCCAACTAATACTCAAACTAAAACCCCAACACAAACACAAACATCAACTCCAACCCCAACTCCTAATAATTCACCTACTCCAACTCAAACTCAAACTCCAACTAAAACCAGTACACCAACTAATACACCGACCCAAACATCAACCCAAACATCAACACCAACTAAAACTAATACTCCCACAAATACATCAACACAAACACCTACACAAACACCTACACAAACATCAACTCAAACATCAACTCAAACACCTACACAAACATCGACTCAAACTAAAACACCAACTCAAACTAAAACACCAACACCCACACCTACTAGTTATCCGCCTGAGAACGCATTTTTCTTAGATTGTTGCCCTCCAAATAATTCTTTTCAAATATTTAATTTACCAAATATAATATTTACAGGTTTGGTAAATAACAACGTTTATTACATAACCAATTCAAGTTATACTGGTTGTGCAACATTTACAACATCAATTAGTACAGCATTAAACAATTATAATTACGGTATAACCGATACAATTACTCTACAAACAGATTGTCCTACCTGTCTGTTGAGTAACTCTATTGTATGTTCAACACCAACTCCTACCCCAACCCCTACCCAAACACAAACACCAACACAAACATCAACTCAAACTAAAACACCAACTCAAACACCGACCCAAACATCAACTCCAACTAAGAGTCAAACCCCTACTAACACCCAAACTCCTACACGGACACAAACTAGAACTCAAACTCCAACACAAACTCAAACACCTACTCCAACGGCATTTTGTCTTGGTGATTGTATTTCTATCTATAGAACAGGTATTTGGAATTCAACATTCCAACCTGACCCTAATTATTTTATTAGGATAATAGCCGTTGACGCACCTTCGTTAACCACAATAGAATTACCAATACCTGATAACTCATATGAATTTGGTTACCCAGCATTTGATATTGCAATGTCTAGTAATAAAATATGGGTAATACAAAGAGTTTTGGATGTTTTACCAGCTAGAATAATAATAAATGAAATTAATTATACTCGTTGTCCATTTGTTGCAACATTTAGTAAGAGATTTTATTATGGTTCTATAGGTCACCAAAGAGGGTTCGCATCTTTTGATGAAGGAGGTTTAAGTAGGTTAGTTCTTGTTGGCAACAATGCGTTTTTCCCAAATCAAGTATTTGAGATAACTCCAAGTTCAATTCCTAATTTAGGGGACGCCACTTCTTCCGCGGTATTAAGATTTAGTTATACCGCCGGTTTTGGAAATAATAATAATCCATATGGTACTTCAGATAATCCTTGTAACCCTAATAGAGGAATTTTTGTTTATGACTTTATAGTAACAGACACTACTCCAAGAAAATTCATTGCCGTTTTAGGTTGCAGTACTATGGAACCAATTGAGGAACAAAAAAGAGTTTTAGTTCAGTATGATTATTATACAGGAGTTATTGAAACATTAGTCGATATAACTTCTTTTTTCCCAATATCGGGTGTTAATCCTATAATGGAAACTGCCGAAGGTTTATTCTACGAGAACGGATTTTATTATGTAATTTCTTATACAGGTAGAATCGTACAAGTTGAAGCTTCAAATCCTTTAAATATATCTTATTTAGGAGATGTAAATACATATTACACAAATCCTTTACAGTATAATCCACCAGACGCCGCAAGTGTTTATTCTTGTGTCACTGAAGTTTTTGCCGTATCTACTCCAACTCCGACCCCAACTCCAACACAGACTCAAACCCCTACGCAAACTAAAACTCCAACAAATACATCAACACAAACACCGACCCAAACCCAAACATCAACCCAAACATCAACAAAAACATCAACTCAAACACCGACCCAAACATCAACTCCAACTAAGAGTCAAACCCCTACTAAAACTCAAACTCAAACACCAACTCAAAGTCAAACCCCTACTAAAACTCAAACCCCTACAAATACGTCGACTCCAACCCCAACTCCAACTAACCCATATCAACCACCAGTTATTTTAGATGATTGTTTTATTTTGGTCAACACCTCAACAAAAATATATTACTTTAACCCAATTGGTAATACACTATCTGAAATAATAATACCAGGATTTTTCAATTCCGAGGATATTGCCCATTACTGGGACCCAGGTTCTCAAACAGGTAAACTTTGGCTATATGGTGGCCCTGGTTCTGGTAATATTTTTATTAGAGAATGGATAATAACTTCATTAACGCCATTTACGGTTGGTTCTTTCAGGGATATAAGTTTCCCTCCTGGTATTTCATTCTTAGGCAAAGGTTTAGTTGCGGTTAATTCAAATACTTTAATTGGTAGTGAAACTTTGGTTAATCCAAATAGAATTATTAAAATCACTCTAAACCCATTCCCTAATAATACTTCAAGTTTTGTGTCGATGTTTAATTTACCAGGAAGTTTACTCACCCCAAATACAGTTACTGGTGATATTTTATTGACCACAAATAATAAAGTTATATTTACCCAAACAAATCCAGGTACTCCTACATTCTTCTATATTACTCAACATGACTATATAACTAATTTAAGAGACTTCCCTGAGATACAGATAGGATGCACAAATTGCCCAAACCCTCCAACACCAAATATTACAGACGCAAATGCTATTTATCAAATAAATAATGAATTTTACTTTATCGACCAAAGTACTGGTGATGTTTTCAATGTAAATTCAGACCCACCATATACAGCAACAACAACTTTTAATATAGGTGTAACCGGAGTTAAAGGAGCCTCACAATCACCACAATGTATTGGTAGAAGTTTCACAGGTTCAAGCCCATTTTGGCAAGTTCAAAATGTGGTCGGTTCAAATCCAATGGAGGTTAGACAAGATTTTGGAAGTGGAACTAAAAAGTTTTATGTTGATTTGGGTGATGGTCAAACTTTTGGTGTTAATTTACCAAATACTACCACTCACACAACAAGTAAAACTTATAATTCGGCGTTATATACCGCAACATTTGCCGATTATCAATTAAACGGAATTTTTCAAACATCAGGAACAATTGGTGCAATAACTTTTAGAAGAATATCAAAAGTAATAGATAACCCAGGCACATTTGATAGTTGGTCATCAATATCTAATTTAAGATTTGAATTTTGTACTTTCTCTAATTTATCAGGTATTGATGTTGTAAATAGTGTATTCACAAGAATAGGATTTTTTAACCACAACAATCCAAATTTAGAGTTAAATTCATTTAATTTATCTAGTAGAATTAGAATTAATAATTTCCAAATTTGGAATAGTAATTTTACAGACTTTAGTCATAATTTATCATCTTGGACTAGTGTTAATATACTTTTCGTTTTATTTGCGGACACTCAATTAGTTAATTTCACATTAATACCTCCTCCAGGTCTTAGAGATTTTCAGGTTTATAACTCTTCAGGTCAAAATAATTTAAAGTTTTTTGATGCTCCAAATGGTTTATTAAGTTGTACAACCTTAGAGAATGTGAATTTTGATAGAAACAGATTAACCGGATGGACTTATAACTTCCCCGCTAGTGTTAAGACCATTAGTATGGTTCAAAATAGAGATACAGGTAACCCATTACTATTTGGTTTATCATCATTCACAATAAACTTAACCTCAAATACTTTACTCCAAACACTTGATTTAAATAATAATAGAATAAACACTTTTACTAACACAATAATATCTTGTACTTCATTAATAACTTTAAATTTATCTTATAACGTATTAACTACTATACCACCTCTACCGAATTCAATACAAACTTTAAATTTAGAAGCTAACGCTTTAACTTCTCTACCTGTGACATTACCAACCAGTTTAATTTATTTTAACGCTAACACAGTTACTGGAAGTGTCGGAGGAGGCATAAACACTATCCCCACTTGGACTCAAACTTTAACGACTAGCCCTAATCTACAAACATTTTTATTAAACGGTGTTTCTTTATCATCGTGGACTCAAAACTTTCCATCTAATGTTAAATTAGTTTCTTTAACTAATAATAATTTAACCACGTTTAATATGAGCTATTTGTCCACCGCATCTAACTTCACATTAAATTTAAGTAATAATTTTATAACAACGATAACTAATTTTAGTTCATCAATACAAGTTGCGGATTTAAATATTTCATCAAATCAAATAAATAACCAATATAACATTTTACCATTAGGAAATACTTTCCCAACATCATTAACTGCATTAACTATGTCGATAAATCCTATTGTAAATTGGTCAATTTCTTTTGCAAGTGCAACTTCTTTAAAGAGAGTTATTGCCGGAAACTGCGCTTTGAATCAAAGTAGTGTTGATTTTATTTTATGTAACTTGGCAAATAGCACCAGTTTAACAAATGGTACATTAACATTATCTAATGCTGTTGGTACCGCTAATCCAAACTCAAGTCCATCACCCGCTGGAATAGCATGTAAAACAACTTTAACAAGTGCCGGTAGAAATTGGTCCGTAACACCATAAAAAAAAACCACGTACTTAATACGTGGTTAAATTATTTAATATTTTATTTTGATTACCAAACTTTTTCTTGATTCATATAACCAAGAACACAACAATAAGCATCCGATTGGTCAAAATTCTCTTTTTTAAGAGTATTGTTTTTAGTATATTGCCATTGAATCTGAGGTTCTCGTTTAGCAACCAAATCCCATATAATTTGTTTTTTATCAATATCTTTAGGTAATCCTCCAAACAATACATGTTTACCTTTGTCGTTTTTTTGAACTAACTCAGGAAACGCATTTTTTCTTGAATTATAAGTTGAAATAAATTCGGGTACTATTCCTAAAACATCGTATATTTCTTTAGTAATCAGAGTATTAAATCTCAATAATGTACCTATGGTATAAACATTATTCGAATTAAGTAATGGCTCTTCGATTACCACATTAGTAATACCTAAATCTTTGTACTGTAATAACTTTGTTCTGAATATTTCAGCCTTAGATAATAGTTCATGTATCTTATTCTCAGTTTTAGGTTTTGGTCTAGGGGATATATGAGTTAACTCTAATAACTCTTTAGACATAATATCAAATAACGCCCATCCTATTGTACTCGTAGATACATCAAGTCCAAGAATTTTTGGACTTTCCTTTAAAGATTTTTTCATAAATTAAAAATCGAACTTTATCAAAAACTGCTGTAGTCCTGTTCTTAAAACAGGTGATTGCATTTTTGATATAATCATAAGATTTTTATCTAAATCGTAAAGGCCAATGTCAGTTATGTACGAAGACGTACCTGGTGTCCAAGTCGGGTTACTTGTATTTTGGAAATCCGCAGACCCCAAGTTAACCTTATATCTCATTTCATATATTGTTGCTTGTATATCTGTTTCTAATGAACCGTAGAAATAATATTCATCTCCAAAATTTAAAGTAATCCCTGTTGGATTAATTGGTACCAATGGTATATAATCATTTAAATCGTAATAAGCCGCCCCATTGTATTCATCATTTGTAATTGTAAATGTTACACTTGACATACCATTTGATGTTATATAATTATTTACCAAATAAGAGGATAAATCGGACGTTTTATCAATAATTCTCCATTCGGATGAATTTGGTCTAGTATCTCCTGTTACTTTTTGAACTAAAACATAAAATCCGTCGGCAATAAATCCATTAACATCCGCAGGACTTTCTTCAGGAGTATTCAAACAATTAAATTCATTACCAAATCTAATTGCTATGTTCTGAGAACCTGAAGTTGAACAATCTAAGTTTGGTCCTTGTATTCTCACATAGTAATTACAATGTAGGAAGTTAGTAAACGTACTACTATTAGTTAATAGATACGTCACATAAACATATTCCGTATTAGCACTTAACAATCCGACATCTGATTCTCCTTCCGTATTACAAGTATTTGGTGTTATCAGTGTTACTCGAGGAGCCGGTAATGTCCAATTTCGATTAGATTTGTATGACATTGCAGCTATTATCTCTTCATCATCAATAATTATAATTTTGTCATCAGGAAACACTTTACCAATTCTACTTGGATAACCATCAGAATTAGGATTTTCATCCCAAAGATGGAAATATCTTAATCCAGGTGTGTTCATATCACTATTTTTAGTAGATTGTAAATATTGTACTTGGAAAAGGTCTAATCCATCGAAGTTAGGTGGGTCAACCCAAAAAGTTTGTCCACTACAACATTCGGGGGATTTGTGCCACATTAACCATGGTATATGTAATCTAAAATTTCGAGCCTCTCCAGTTGTATCTACGGGATTAGTGTCATCATGAGGTCTCATTGCAAATTTTTCACCATAGAAGAAATCAATTGTATAGTTAGTATAATGTATGATAGCAATTGCCTTTTGGTCTTTTGGTAAAACAGTTTGTCTTTCATCAAATGAATTATAGAAAAATACATAACTACTATCTGTCTGACCCGAATCTGAAGCATACCCATAATATTCTTTCGACCCTAAGTACTGTTTTGAACCAAACCCCGTATAATCAACATATGTACTTGAGATTAAACCAGCCGGATTTTCTGACCAAGGAATATTCATATTCCAAATTCTTACATCTTTTTGGTCAACATCACAAACCGATTCAAAATTAATAACATCGTCATTCCAATGAGGTCGTGGTGTTGTACTATCATACAACTGAGTCATACCTGATGGGTAAATCATGATTCTACCATAACAACCATTTAGGAAGTAATCAAAGTTTGGTAGAGGTCTATCAAGTTCTATAGTGTTATTACAGAAAGAAATTATTCTATAAGTTAAAATCGGATAACAATTTGTCATAGACATGACACACTGTGTTGGTTGTGGTGGAGTACAAACTACTCTAGGTGGTGTTGGTAAACACGGGGTACCCGATGGTGTGGGTGTTGGTTTTGGGGTTTCACATGGGTCACATGTATAGCAAGGTTCTGCGGCAGGTGTTGCCGATGGTGTTGGTGTTGGTGTAGGAACTATTTCACAACTACAATTTCCCTCACCAACTCCATTAAAATATATAGTAACAATATCACCGGCTTGTGGTAATCTACAAATACTCTCATTACATGAATCATAGATTACTCCATAAGTTGTTCCTGTTCCACCTGTTAAAGTGGTCATATCGATAATGTAATTTGTATTAATAGATATATCAGAACTAGTTAAAGCGCTCCAAACTAATGGGTCTTGAGTTAAATCGGCGTAAAAAAATCCTCGTAAAGCCGCGGTATTAAAAACATCACTTATTTTAGAATCCATAAATGGAATTCCATATGTATTCCCTTGTGAACCACTAACATAGTAAGGGTATTTAACATATTGTTTATTAGATTCAGGAACCCCAGCCGAATTTTGGGAATTGAACCCGGGTTCTAAAATCATTGTATCGAATTGATTATATGTGTCAGGTAAGGTATTATATGTTACCTCACTATCACCAATTTGGAAATAGGATATATTAAAATTACCCTGTGATAATTTTTTCCTACCTGTATCAGTAAGTCTTGAATTTATTAAACCTGAAGTATTTTTAATTATGTATCCCATTTCTTATAAATATACCATTTGTTTTTTTATATACCTGGTGATGTAGTCGCTGGTTTAGATGGTGTAGGAGTTGGTGTTGGGGTTTTAGTTGGTGTTTGACTTATAGGTGGTGGAGAATCCTGATTTGACGTTTTACAGTTACTACACCCATTAATTCTTAAGTTTGATAAAGAATATAATTCGTTATTTTCGGCAAGATAACAAGGGTATTTACCATTCTTAACATTAGTAACCGTTGTGGTTATAATAATATTATCACCATATGTAACTGATAAATTATACCAATCATTAGTTGTTGCAGTAACATAAACTAAATTTGACTGACAAGATAAAAGTGTGTTAGAGTAAGTATAATTACCTGTTATAGTATCATCAATTGAAATTTCTTCATTATTTTTCAATAATATTGTTCCGAGGGTTAACGAAGACGCCGATTCTGAAGGAGATACTTTATAAACATCATTGTGAGTTAGATTAAAGTTTATTGTAACACCGCTAGGTAATGGCGGTGTGACTTTTAATGTTGTTGTATATTCCACAGTTGTCGTAGTGACGGTATTTACTGTTCGTCTAGATGTAGTGTTCAAAGAAACCTCATATGTTACTATCTGTGGTGGTTTTTGTAATATTATACTTTGTTTAATTATTAAACCATTAACATCCTTAACTGTAACGACATAAGTTCCAAATTTTAAATTTGAAAAAATTGGAAAATTTTGATACGTTGTTCCGTTATCTATGGAATATTGATATGGGGGATTACCTCCTTCGACTTCTAAAACTATACCCCCGTCACTATCTGAAATTGGGTCATTATATGTAACAACCATTTTTAGATTACCTTGTGAATTACAATTTCCATCGGTAACAAAAAGATTATAGTATCCATTAGTGTTGTAATAACCAAATGGTCCCAAATAAACATTATTATAATTTATAGCGTCATTAGTTGCAACTGAATCCAACCCATCTGTAACCCATTGATTATTCACATTATCATAATATATAGACCATGTTCCGACATTACCACAAGGTAATTGTCCTGACCAACTTTGTTGTCCATTAATTAATTCACCTGACACTAATTCAATACTTTCAGTTTCACATAAATCAGAAATAGTAGCACAAATAGTAGAACTAAAACAATTATCATATGTAATTATCGCCTCTCCATTTTTACCATTAACAAACCACTGATTTGTGGGGGGAATTGATGGGTTAGAATTAATTAAAGTAAATGTTGCGTACTCAGGTAATCCCTGTAAAATCCAAGATGAATTTTGTGAGTTCTCACTCCATGAGATTTGGTATTGGTCTAAATTGTCAATCCACATTGGTTTACCATTTGCTTCCCCATATTCATTAAAATAAATTTTATATGGCTGTGTTGCGAAAGAATCTACATTAATCGTCATACAAAAATTACCGTTGTTTTGACAATCTCCAACAACACCATTTGCAATCCCGATACCAGGATTTAACCATTCCCAACCATTTAATGGTGGATAACTAGGGTCATAGTTAACTAAGTCACCGGCAGTTATAGGACCGTCTAACATCCATCTTAAAGAATCGGTATAAAAAACTAAATCATATACCCATTCTCCATTTGCATCATATCCCTTGTAAGCCGGTATTCCACCTGTATATGGTAAAAAAGGTTCAAATTGAATCTTAAATATCTGACCATCAATATTAACTGTTAAACAGAAATTAGATGGATTTGGGACCGGTGTCGGCATTGGTAATTGTCCAACTGAACATGCATTTGAAACAGTAAAATCACCATAATAATCTGTAACCGTGTATCTATAGGAACCTGAGATTAAATTATTGATAATTGGAGTTGAATACCCGTTATCCCAACTTATCGTATATGGAGGAGTTCCTCCACTTATTAATAATTCTATCGAACCGTCATTCCCACCATATGTTGACACATTAGTTACAGAACATAAAACCGACAATGGACTTACAGTTATAACTTGACATTCGTTAACTAAAACATAATTAACTCCACATCCTGTATCAGCGGTTAATGGACTTATCGGTGTTGGTGTTGTATAAATTGGTTGTGAATAACAGGGTTGTGTGCTTCCAGTACAAGTATTACATCTATCGTATTGGGTTGTTAAATCAACTGAGTTATAAATAACTGAACTACTAGGTATTGGCCCTTCAATTACCGTTGCACATCCACTAAATTGTGGTGATTCTAAATAAAAAACACTATCAATGTAACCATAGTATTCAAAACTTTGTAATCCAATAAAATTTTCAGGTTGACTTTCTTTGGGGCAACAAAATTCAAAATAAGTTGGTGGACATTCTGAAAACCAATCAGTTTCAAATGATGTTGAATTAGTTAAACAACCATAACTTAATAGTGAAACATTTTCCCATTCCAAATAAGTTCCGTTTGGATGAACCCTATCGAATGGTAAATAACTTATATTTTGATTGGTAGATAAATCTTGGACAAACCAACTATTATCATCAGGACTCCAATAAATCCAACCATTAATTAAATTACCATTGTAAGTTATTGAAAAGAAATACTGAGGTCTACCATTATACATCCCGTCTTGAGATGCTTGAATTTGACCAAAACATTCAGATGTTATATATAGACCACAAAAAGCCGTCATTTTATGTGAAATTAGTTGTTACATAAGTGTTTATTTGTGACATGATAAATGTGTTAGTAGTTACAGGTGGTTCTATTATAAATTCAGGTGTTAATGTGTATGGTGAAGTTGTTAAAATAGAATAGACTTGATAATTACCCAAATCGACTAAATAAAATACCGAATCATATTCATACATTGTGTACCCTATAGTTGCTGGAAGGTTAATTTCAACTAAAAGATTACTTACCGAATCATACTGTCTAATATACTGGAATCCATCAATATCATGTGTCAATACTATTGTATTACCTGATAAATTAATAAGTAAAGTATTATCAACAACCGTAAATGGAACCGTACTCAAGAAAATACCATTGGCAACATTTCCGTTTATTAGGTCAATTGAAGAGATGTATTGTGATGAATCATTACCTCCATATAATGTGGTAGAATTCACATAAGTTAATGCTCGACTAATTGTTGAACTTAAATTAATTTCTCTGTTAAATGTAACTATATAAGGTATTAAGGATATTACATCATATTCGAAAATACTATTTCCAGTGTCATTTAAAACCCATAATTTACTATTATCAGGACTTCTTGTTGCACCTAAAATAGACGTATATTTATCGCTCTCGGGCAATTCTAAGAAAATTCTGTTTTGAGGGTCAAATCCATAGATTCCATAATCCATGACAACATATGGGAAGAATGGTAATACTGAAGCACCATCACAACTTTCACACGTTATATCATAATCTATCTGTACTGAAACTTGTATTGGAAAATCAATTAGTGATACATTTTGGTCTCCACATCCTGTATTAATAACTACTTGATTTGTATTAGAATTAAAAATAACATTATCAATACCATCATATGTTAATAATATTTGTTCGACAACTGTATAAAAATCATTATCAAATGGAAAATCATTTAATGACTCAGTAGTATAGAATTGCGCGGTTGATGTTATCCCACTTAAGTTAACTATGGCAGTAAAAATAGCTTGATTAAGTACGCAATTATTATCACCATATGTTAAATCATAAAAACCTTCTAATAACATTTGTTGGAGTCCTTTCTTAAGAACTTCACCACTATTGGATAAATCACTGTCACAAACATTGTAAATTTGATATGACGAAATTAAGTTAGTTCCTCCAACATCAAGACTTCTTGTTTGGGCACATCCATTACCATCGGTAACCGTGACATCATATGTGCCTGCAGACAAATTAGTTAAAGTTTTACCGGTTTGACCTCCAACATTATCACTCCAAACTATTTCAAAGGGAGGAGTCCCTTGAGTAATATACAAATCAATTTTACCGTCAACACCATCTTTAGTTTTTTTAGTTAAATAATTAAAATTGACTTTATTACCGCTACCGACATAAACATTAGTAGTTTGTGTACATCCTGATGAATCGATAACTTGTACTAAATAGGAACCCTCATCCAAATACTCAAAAACCATTTCTTTTTGATTTTTAGTGACTGACGGTTTTCCTGTTATTTGATAAGTATACGGAGATACACCATCCCCAACTACTTCAATACCAACACTACCATATTCATTACTACAAGTAATATCATAAACATTAGTATTAATTTGAAAACTATTTACACTTCCAATTGTAACCGTTTCTTCAAATGTACATGGGCCTAAGTCACTAATTGATAAAGTATATTCACCCTCATATAAATTAGAAAATATTTGTGATTGATTTTGAGTAGTGTAGTTTGTAGTTTTTCCATTTTGGTTAGTCAATACATACGTATAAGGTGGTGAACCACCAACTAATCTTATCGAAACTGTTCCATTGTTTAAATCACAAGTTGCGGTTGTGGTGTTTACCGATACAACATTAAGCCCTTTAGGGGATAAAAGTGAAAAATTAGTCGTCACAACGCATGTTCCAGCATCGGTAACCGTCATAGTATAATCTCCGGCGGAAAGATTAGGTATTGTTATACTGGTTAAAAAACTTACATTTGTTATACCATTAGAAAGTTGGTAGTTATATGGAGGAGTTCCTCCACTAATAATATATGTAAGTTGACCGTCACTACCATAGCAAGATGGCGCGGTTTGTAGATTAGTAACATAAGATAACCTAGGCACTTTGTTTACCGTAGTACCTTTTTTTAATTCGACTGAATCTTTATCGGTAACCGAAACTGTATAACCACCAGCACTTAACCCACTAATTGATGATGTTGTTTGTCCATTATTCCATAGATAAGTATATGGACCGTTGCCTGTTAGTCCTGTTATAAAAATTTTACCATTATTTATGTTACATCCTGATTCATTAATAACATAAAAACCGTAATCAAATGTAGTTGAACTTTTAATAATTACAGTTTCAGATTGACCTGTACATCCTCCTCCGTCGTCAGCAATAACGTAATATGTTGACGCAGATAATGAATCAAATATAAAATAATCAAAAAATGAATTCCCTGAAGTTATATATCCATTATAATAATCATATAAATAAAAACTACTAACATTATAGAAATTTGATGTTTGGGCAGTTATCGAGCCATTATTCGTATCGTATGAAGTATTAGATATATCAATACAGGTAACAGTAGTTCCGCTTGAAATGTAGGCTGACCCTATATTTGGAGTTCCAGCGGTCAAACAAGAATCAATTACCTCAAATACATATGTTCCCGCCGATAATGATGTGAAGGTTGTTGCGGTAACATTATTACCTAAATAATAAACATCAGTGGTCGGGGATATAAACTGAATAGTATAATCAGGAGCATTTCCGTTTATTGCAACGCTAAAAGAACCCGAACTTGTGTTAGAACAATCTCCAGTAACTTGTATTTCAAATGAAAGTCCACAATATGAAGCCATTAACTACAAACTATATTAAAATTTATTCCAACGTTTATTTTTATATTAGATAAAGGTCCATTAAACGAGCAATTAGAGTTATATACTACCACTTCCTCGTTATTTGTTAAATAATAACTATATCCTAAATTTTCTAAACTATCTAAACCATCTATTAAAATATTTAACCATCCTTGCTCAGAAGGAGTACTACCAACAGAAGAATATCCATAACCAGTAAAAAATTCTTGATAAAATTGCATTTGGTTGTCTATCAGTATTTCAATTGTCCAAGTAGTAATTAAAGTGTTAAGTTGACAATCAGTTAAAAACAAACCATTAGAGGATAAATAACTTGTTAAAACATTACCTAAAACACCATTAAAATTTTGGATTTGACCCTGCCAAGGATAAATTGGACATGATGTTGAAAACGAAGCGCAATCGTATGGAAATATTGACGCAGTTGTTGAGCATGGGTTACATCTAGCAGGAACCAAATTACATCCCGCCTGTCTTCTCCAAACAAATTTTTGTCTGTGAAATATTGAATTTTCATACTTAACACCAGTATTCCAAATGGTGGTTGCGGGAACCATTTGTTCAACTAGTCTTATCCAATAGTCACCCAAACCATTAACATATTCAATCATGTTTTGATAATTGAAATTGTTATTAGTAACCCCAATACCATTGTCAATATCAGAATAAACTTGAGAACATGGTTCTCCGTTATATCTAGACGTGTCAGTTGTTTTATTTGAATTTAAATATTTCCAAAATATTGACTGTAAAGTTGGATAACCTCCAGTTTTACCGTCGGTTTGGAATTGTCTATTTCTAACATTTATAGTGTTGTGCCAAAATGTTTGAGCAAATTCAAAAAACGATTTTCTTTTTGGTTGAGGATTTATCTCTGTCCAATCGACTCCACCTCTATATGGGTATTCGATGTTTGGATTTGGATTACACCTTGTTGGTCTTTGATAAAATAATCCTTGATTCGGTATAGGATAATTGTATTGTCTTGACATATACCAAACATCATATAACAAGGCCTGTCCTGGATTTAAAAATACATCAATGTTTTTCACATTCAAAACAAGTCTGTCATCCTCAACAACATATCGAGCGTTAAAAGACCCATCAATGTTTACTCTTTGTCCAACTTCATCATTAGTCCAACTTTTATTATTATCAACAATCGATGTTAATTCGTACCCCAAGTTCATAAATGGGAAATTTCTGAATCGATTCAAATAAATTTGACCATATGTGAATGGAGTTAATGATGTTTGATAATTTGGATTCTGTCCCGTAAAAACACTATTTGTTAAATCAACTTGCTCAGGTGACCTATGTTGTGGTGTTGATTCAAACCAACCCGAACCTATTTGAAAATAGAAATTTTCATTGTCCTCGGGAGTTGTTGGATACCCTTCATCATCCATTGGATACTCTTCTCTTAACACATTAACATCCTTAATGACTAATGATGTTGTGTAACCCGTATAAGTTGTTCCAAAAATAGAAAAGACATTTGTTGGGTCTAAAACCGCAGTTTCATTAATATATGTCCCCCCTGATATTTGTAGGTATTGTGTGTTAAATTGGGACATATTTATTTTTTGGTCCGCTACATACACATATTCATTAAATTCAACCAAAGCATCAGGTGCCCCAATTAATCTTAATAAATTCTCAATTGACTTTCTAGTTCCTTTTGATTTAAATAAATAAGCAGAATTTAATACTAAGTTTCTATAATATTGATAATTTAATTCATCTGGAGTTGATTTTACCGCAACTCCCGTGAAGTCAGACGGACCACTATTTTTTTGTCCAAAAACAGATGATAAAAAGTCCTCATTTGTTATCGGAGATATATTCGTTGCCCAACCTAAAGTTTGAGCTAAATTTTTTAAAAGTTGTGATGGTATATCATTCTTAACTGTATAATTTACAGAATTCATAAAGGCCAACGCATTTATGAACATATTTGTTTCATCAAAACTACGTCCATAAATTTGTAAAACCTTTTCCATTTTTTGACCTATCGTATCAAAGTCTTTGAAGGCACCTGTGGTTAAAAAACGGGATATTAAGTTTGATTTAAATGAGTCAAAATTTTGACTTATTTCATCTAATTGAACCAAATAGTTATCAAAATTCGCAGTATAGATATCTAAATTCCATACTCCGTTTGAGGGCCATGTTGCAGTTACATTTGTTATGAAGAAAGTTCCGTCATCCGCCTCTTTTGGACTTCTAAACGAACAAGTATATTTTGGAGTTTGATTTCTATTTAATAAGAAATTCTCAACCTCATCAAAATCCTCATTGTAAACTTTATTAACTTCATAATCATTTGGTCTAATAACCAAAGTATTATAAACAACACTTTCTCCTGAGAATGGATTTCCTTTAACGGTTACAGTTAAAATACCGCTAGTTAAAGAGTTGGTAGGTACAATACTTGATAGTTCATAACCTTCTCCTTCGTAATATAATGAAAATTTGGAAAATTCCACTGTTAAATTTCTTAAACTAGAAACTTCAATATCTTTGAGTGAAAGGTTTCTTGTCGAATTTACTGTAAAATCAACATCAAATGGATTTCTTAATCTTGCTATATCTAAATTAAATGTTGTTATTTCCTGAACTATATCATACACAATATTTGTAGCCGTCGCCCCTGTTTTATAATTTAAACCCATTTTGTGGGATTCAATTGCTGCAGGGAAATAACTAATAATTTTTGTAACGGATGTAGAAATTCTTTTCGACATTGACCCGTATTGAACAAAATTATTTATCTGAGTTAAATCAAAATTTGGATATACTTTAAAATTATTCTCAAAAATTAATTTGGACTGTTCTACGGTTACGATACCCAAATTTTCTAAATTGATTGGGTCTGAAAAAACACCTGTGTAAAATGTTCTATCTACTTTTTCTGTAACAGCATTTGTAAATTGAAAGTTACCTTGCGTAAGACCTCCTCCTTGGACTAATTGAAATCCAACTAAATCATCTGAGAATGTCCCACTGCCCGATGCCGGTGTCGGCGGACAGATAAATTTTTTTATCGCCATTAAGAAATTATATTTGTAAAGTTCTTACTGAAGTCGATATTGTTACCTCTATCTTGTCTAACTTCATATAATAAATTATTAAATTGGTCTCTAACTTCGTATAAATTATATTGTCTGTAAATGTTATTTTGAGTGTCGTACATTGTATAAATTCCGTCATCAATTGACTTGGTTTGATTTCCAAATAGTGCAATTGCTATAGTTGAGAAATCATGTTCGGCAATCTCAATATCAAGGGTTATTGGGTTAAAAAATGTATTTGTGATTATTATATCTTGATTTGGTTGTCCTATGTAAGGTATCGCGTTTGGTTTGTTAGATGGTGATGAAGAAGGTGATAATGTACAAAAAATTATATTTGTGTTATTATCGGTATATCGATATCTAATCGCCTTTGCCGATGTATTAGTTAGATTTTGAACAACTGGTTCACAAAAGAATGAAGAAGTTATAATTCTAAAAAAATTAGGTATTTTAGTTCCATCTGAATTTAAATATTCAACTCTAAATCCAACAAGACCCTGATTTATAAATTTGTTCCTATATTGTGATGGGACCGAATTCAAATCAATAACAAGTCCTCTTACGTTTGGTAAAGCGGATAACACACCGCAATCTAAAATTGTTGTTCTTATTTGAGCAGGTCTAACCATTAAAGTATAAATCCCAATACGATTAAACACATCTGCCGGTAGTTTTAAATTATATAAACCACCCAAAATTTCGACATCAGGATTTCCACCAGTATTCGCATTATTAAAATACGGTCTCAGTATGGACGGAGCATCTAATTTAGTTAAAAGAAAGTTACTCGTTTCATCTCTTGACGGTGTATAATTCAAAATTATTTCAACGTCTTCTGGTGAGACATCCGCGGGTCGTATAGTTCCATAAGTACCTGTAGCCATTTTATTAGAAAATTATTAAACTTTATTATAAATACCTTTTTTTGTGTTTTATATTTCTACGATATTAAAGAATCCATACCCATAATTAACTAAGTCACCCATATTGTCAATCTCACCCAATCTTTGGATTCTTTCTAATGCAGAATTTTTACCTCTTTCAATAAAAATGTTACTCTGTACCTCAGGTTCAAATACAACATTTAATAAAACTTCATTCTTAGTTATGGCAGAACAAACCAAATCGGAACACCCTGATGATTGAACTACGAATATTGTAGTACCGTCAGCATAATCATAATAGTCAATGTCATTTACCGTATATGCCGTAAATAATGAATTCGGAGTTGGGGAATAAACTATCCCTTGAGCACCTGACGAACCAGTAACAAAAACATCTGGTTTAAACTTACCCGCTAATCTACTAGGGTTACCTTTTGGTCCGTATTGTGTTAAATCATTCAAAGTTGATTGAGTATATCCTGTAACAACAAAAGGAATTGATGTGAACTCACAACAAGGTACAGTTGTTTCACAAATCGCATCTCCTGAAAAAATATAATTATACTGAATTGGTGTCGCTGACCAACTACCTGCTGCAGGAATAAAATAAGCGGTACCATATGGGTCACTAATAATAATATCAGTAATAGGTATTGTAATATCTTTTTTTATAACATTATAACCCCATGGACTCAAACCTGACATAGATATTGTGTAAGTACCATTTGAAGAGTAATTATGCGTATAATAATTGGGTGATACCGTTGTCACAGTCAGTATAGAACTTCCGTCACCCCAATCAACATAATAATTAGAAAATTCTAAGTATTTTTTAAATTCTTTATCTGAAGTATTAAAAAAATATACAGTGTTAGGGGTAGATGTATCACCTGTAAATAAAAAATTTAACATTGTATCTTTTTGAGTTATAGCACCATCAAAAACAGAATAGTATCCGACATCAACGGTATTTTCACTTAAAAAAATAGGTATAGTTAAATCAGTCAATAATGAATCTCCGTTTGTCCCTCCTGACAAAATTTCGGTCATAGATGAATAAACAAATGCAGTTCCAGTAGTGACACCGGTAGTTTCAATATTTATATTACAACAAGGGTCAAATGGTATAATATTAGAATATCCATCCTCAACATATGGTATCCCAAAAATATCATTAGTAATAACTTCAGGAGAAATTCTTATGTAATAAGTTCTATCTTGCATTATACTTTTGGGGGATTTACATATTCATACCACATGAATGGAGTTCCATTAGCAATTCTGGAATTACTTATTAAATCGTAAAGTTTATAAGTAAAATTTGTATAATCTAATACAACCTTTCTATAAAAATACAACTCTTGGTCAAACAAAAACTTCATTCCTGTTAATTGAGATTGAGGTATTGTCATCATTCTGACAAATACTCCATTTTTAGCATCAAAAAATTTTATACTCATATAAAACTCAGTCAAGTTTAGAATATTTTTATCTCTTAACCAATAGATAAAAAATCCTTCCTTATCGAAAACATAATCTAACACAAAATTTGGAGTGATTACGTCAGCGGTTGTTCCTAAAATAGAATTTAAAATAACTGTTTCCCTTTTTACAGAATTTGTAGGTAAAATGATAGTAAAATAATTTTTTTGTGTTAAGTTATCCGTACTGTCATAAAAATCAACCTTAAAAAATGATTTTACCACAGGTCTAGTTTGATAATATAATTCTTCGATTGAGAATCCTGCCTGTTGATAACTCATTACCCAATCGGTGTCCACCGAGGTTGGTATGTCAACCGAAGTTCCATTAAAAAAATAGAATTGATACTCTATTGAGCTTTGATTCTCAGTACCATAATAATCGTGAGCAAATCTTGATATTTCATAATCTTTAGGTAGTCCGATGATTTCTTCAATAACCTCATCTTCGTAAATTTCAATACTATCGGTATGACCATTAAAATCCCATTTAATTTCAATTGGTATATCAATTGATTGGTTATTATCGGATAATATGAATCTATAACTATTATTCACAGGGGTCAGTTATTGGGTCAGCTACGTTATTTAATAGTAAATAGTTAGTACCTTCAGGTATCAATCTAAAAATTATATTTTTAAATGGGTGGTGTTTTCCATTTAAAAATGGTTGGTCTACTCCAATTCCATCTGAATCTATATAACCATATGTATATATGTCTCTCCAAATGAATAAATTTCTATTTTCGGAAAAATATGCCCAGTTAGGAATTCCCTCCACATTAGTTGACTCACTTTCTTCAATATAGTCTGAAAAAGCTCGTATTGTGATTGGATGAAGTGGTCTATAATAATACCCAGGGTAATAATAATTTTCGTCGTCAACAAAAACTGAAACTGAAAAATTATTTTGATTAAATGTTAATTTATGATATATGTCAGAGATAACTCTTTCACTTTGTTCGTAGTCATTCCATTCACATAAATCTCCGTCAATAGTATCTCCAGATTGTAATACATTTACATAAAAAAATTGATAGGGTATACCGACTGGATTTGTTCCATATGGCGCCAAATTAAAATATTGACTACTACTCAAATTTGAGTCAGAATTTGGTGAGGACCACCAACTTGTTGGTAATTTTGTAATAGGGTCTAAGGGTAGATTAAACTCATAACCTAGTTTCAAATCATTCATCCATCCAAAATAACCTCTCCAAATAACTGTGTAAAATAATTCGGTAACGGGTCTTTTTTGATTGTCTATTAAATTCAATAAATCCAAATCCTCATTAAAACTAAGTGTGTATGATTGAGAACCTTCTTTTATTGAAAACCTTCGTATAGCATTTGGAGTAAGGGACGACCTTTCTAATTTTCTATTATCCTTAAATATGTTTTGTTCGAAGGCCGCTTTAGACATAATAGCATTTTGGGGGTTAGTCAAAATTTTGTTTCTTCTCACATAATATTTAGAGGTTGTTTCAGTTAAATTTGTATCGATAACAACTCTTTTTGCCGTCCCGATAGTACCATCAATAAAAGTAGTTCCTAAAAAACCAGGATTCAAAAGATTAAAAATATATAAATCACTTTCGAATGTTCCGTCACCTAAAGAATAAACTTGGAACGTATCGGTGGGTCCAGTACTAGTTCCATAACTAAAATCTAATTTTACAAACTCTCCGACCCTAATACCATGTTTTAAAGGAGAAACAAAAGATACAATATCTTTACCTCCATCATCTGAAAGTCTAACAACAAAAGGTATCCCATCTTGAGCGGTCCAATTTAAAGTGTATTTTATTCCTCTATCTAATAAAACCGCACTTAAAGGTTTATTATAATCATTCTCAAATGCATAACTCATATAAAAACTCCAATTGTAAGAACTAGCACTTTGAGGTTCAAATTTTAAGTGGTAATTTGGGGGACTTGATGAGTCTGGTTGAGTATATCCTGTTGCTCCGTAATCTGTCCTTATGAAATCAAATTCAGTGTACTGCGGAAATCCCGCCCATTCCGCGTTACCAATAGTACACTCTATTGCTGCGTCATTTTCGGCATTTACATAATATAAGTTATTTCTAAATGGTTCATATGTTGAAGTACCAGTATATGAGTTTTTGAAAACAAATAAAAATTTTGAGCTCGGTCTAAATTTTGTAGATTTCTGTCTTTCGTCATCAAATAATTGTTGTAAATCTAAATCAATATTTTTATCGTATTCCGTAATTAATTTTGATGTCTGAATAAATGGCACTTTAATTGCCATATCAACATTAGACGCTGATTTGTATCTTAGTGAACCTAAAATTATTCTTATTTCGTTATTATTTCCCATTAAATTTCAAATACATCACTTCTTATCCATTTAGTTAAAAACCTATCAAAAGCACTTTTACCTCTATTTAATCCAAAATAAAAATAATAAGGTCCAGATGGTGTCATAATTCTACCAGTATATACCTCATTAGTTGGTTTAAAATCAACTTTAAATTCAACTTGGTAAATTGGTAGTCCCGCCCCCGTTGGTGGGTTTGCGTCAATTTGTCCCGCAGTTACATTATATAAAAACCCTCCGTGGAATGAATAAATTGAGCCGTCCGCGGGTTGCATGAAACCTGAATTTAATCTATCCATCCCTTGATAATATGATGTGAAAAAAGTATCGGGACCGTCAATAATTTGGGGGGTCCACCAATCATTCCTTTGGTCACCAAAAATACTGTCAGGGTTAGGAGTTTCGTCTCTACCTCTATTTTCTATAGTATACCACTGATAAAAAGGTACTGTTTGTGTAAAAATTGGGTAATCCTCAAAAACACATGGATTGGCCGTTAATCCATCAGGGGTTGTCAAGAGTCTGTGTGGTGACAACCAATCTCTTAGTTCAAAATTCTGTTTATAAAAAACTCCAAAAACATTATACTTAGAACTACTTGGATTTGTATAAACATATCCTTGTGGTGCCGCTGGTACCTCTGTAGGTTCAGGTGTTAAATATTCATCAGTATCGTATGGAAAAACACCTATTTGTGAATTTATTGCGACCATTTGAGCGTAGTCTCCGTCTACCTTATTATAACCTCTTGAGAACAGTCTTCTCACAATATCGGTCGCTGGCCCACCTAAAGAAGATATAATTTCACCAATCAAAGACTGCGATAATAATCGAGACATTATAAATTGATTCAAAAGGTCAGAGGTGTCTTGGTAAGAGGTTGTTGATAATCTATCCATGACATATCCTAAATAACTGTCGTCTAAAACTAATTCTGTAGTATATAATGTTCTTGGTCCTAAATCCATTACTGTCGTCGGAAATAATAAATTCTTATAATTAGGTTTGTTTTTAAATGTACCACTTCCGGGACCACCTTCGCCATTATTAATAGGACTATCTTTACCTATAAACCCGGTACTAAGTGGTGGTACATTGTACCTATACGGAGCCGACCTATAATAAACATTGTTGGTTATATGGTCTACAAATGCAACATCAGGACAAATACAAGGATATGGTGAATTAGAAGGCGGTGATGTATATTGTATTCTATTACCGAAAGGGAACATAAATAAAGTACCATTAACCCAATAATTAGTAAAAATAAGACCAAAAATATTTCTACAAGCGGCAAATCCTAGTCTAACTCTAGCCGCCCATTCAAAAATTAATTTTGAATCCAATGGAATACTTAACATTGGTGTTGTAACCAACACGTAACATCCATTTACTACAATTTTTTGTTTTCCGGGTTGGTCATTATTATAATAACAATCGTCTCCAGCCGGAGCGACTGTTACCATACCAGTATTTTCATCATACTGATAACATTCTAATGGTATTATACCATCACAGCTAAAAGTATCTCCAGCACCTGATAAAGTAGGATTACCACTAACATCCACTTCACTTGGACCCCCTTCTCCACTTCCAATACCTGAAGACTGCACATATCCATCATCATTAACTTCAAATAATGTGAAATTTTGATTGGCGTGTAATGCGTAAGAAAAACTACCATTTATTTGTTCAGAACTGCTTGTTGGTAACCTATCACTCCTCATGACAATTCTTTGTGAATTGTTCATGTTTATGTTAATTGAATACGTAGGAACTGATGAATTGTATGAACGATAAGAATAAGAAAGATACCCTGACGTAACATTTCCGGCCAGACATATGGTATTATTTCCAACATGCGCAGGTTGATATTCACTAGCATCTAAATACATAACCCCCGCACCTTCAACAACTTCATCTTTAAAATAACCTCTGTTTCTAGTATTAGTAGGTTGATTAAAACTATCAAAATCATTTGGGTCATTATCACCGTCGGGATATGCTGACTTACATCCAAGTAAAAAAGAACCTTCAACTTCAGGGTTGTAGAAATATCCTCCTGTCCATCTTTCCCAAAATTGTCTTGTAAACCAGTTATTATCACTCACTCTTAACCCACTTATAAACGCACCTGCCGCAACTGTACCAATTCCAGTGGTATCTCCAATATCTCCACGAATGTAATAAGAAGTTGCCGTAGTGGTATATTGTTGGTACATGGTACTATCAACAGAAAAACTATATGATGGATAAAAAAGATGTATCCCTGAGTATGTGTCAATCGATGTGTTGTTTGTTATAGATGAAGTACCGTGTCTAACATTTCTTATATTCCCTTGAATTGGAATGTTCAATTTGAACTGTCCTTCAATAGTTAATCCAGGTGTTAGCCAACTAGTGTGACCGAATAATAAACTTAAATCATATGAACATGTTTGTCTACTACTATAAGGGTCAACTCCTCTAACTAAAAACACTATACCAATTTCTTGAGCATCTTTCTGACAATCCCATCTAGTCGGATTACCCGAAGCTTCTCCCATTGGAATTGGTCCAGTTGTGTCGGGGTCATAATATAATTGTGTACTATTATTAATATCACCAAGAGGTGCAGGAGCATCATCCCACAAATCATGAACAATGTCCATATAACTACCTAATACTCTACCTCTAATTGTTTCCGAGGTACTACCAGGATTTGATAAAGGAAGATAATCAGCAACCGTTAATCCTGTTATAACTTGAAAGTACTCAATATCACTTGGAAATTTGTAGAAATTTTCGTTGGTTCCGAGGTCACCTGTTGATGCGGTTATTGTATAATTGATGGGTCCTGTGTTTCCAGCACCACTTGCATTAGCGTAGTAAACATCAATATCTCGTTCAAAATGTGTTATATTACCATTCGAATCTAATACAGGAGTACCTAAAGTAGTTCCTGTTGTTGCAAAATTACCAAACTGAGTTTCTTCGGTCAAACTTGGGTTTGTTAAATTTAGGTCTTGTGAAAAATCTTTTTCTACCGGTGAGAAAATCTTTCCTGATTCAAAATTACCAAGTTGACTTGGTTTTACAAATAATATTAAAACATTATCTTCGTGAAATCCAGTATTGGAGGCATTATCAGACGCGAATTTTACTCTGATTCTATTCCTTCCACCTCCAGGGTTTGTTACAGTTGGGATAAAGTATTTTGCCTTAGTATTAAGTAGATTTATCCGTTCAAAAAATGGAATGCTAGTTGTAAACATTTTCCAAGCATCGACATTTCCTCTACCTCCAGCATCAGTTTCAATATCATCTACTATTATATCTTGTTGTATTGGTGCGTGTACTTTAACACCACTTAAAGCCGGACCTCCTGTTTGTAATGCACCAATATTATTAGATATATCTTCACCTGCTATTGGTGTTGTTTCTATTTCAGGAAGCCCACTCCCGCTAGTGTCGTACCAAAGTTGTGGGACTCTACTACATTCCCATTTACTTGGAGAATGAAAATCTTGTAATAGACTAGTCCCTCCTGCCGCTTGTAAAGCCTCATTTAAACCAGGATACCCCAAATCTCCTAAATCTGCGGGTACTTTCTCAGCGGTCAAAGGAGCACACTCACAAAAATTACAATCAGGGTAAACAAAAACAGGTAATTGTAAACCTGAGGTCCCACACTCCTCTTTCATTTTGTCATATGCATCTTCAATCGGATTACATAAAAACTCAAAAGGTATTGCTGCCAATCGAAATGGAAGACCCAATAAGGGTATGTCACCCAAAAGGTTTAAAAAATCAGCAATTCCACAAATAACAACCTTTAGTGCCCCTAATATAAAGGCTAATATACAAAATATAAGAGTAACAAAGTGTGAAAGTAACATTAATACAAACATCACTGGTACCATAAGAGTCATTAAAATAGAAAACAACAAATATATAATGTCATTATTTTTTTGTCCATCATTAGCCGGAAATGTATTTGTTGTTGATTCACATTCACTGTTCAAAATGTCTTTAATTGCCAAATACCTATAGTCATTATTTGAGGAGGCTCTGAACTCAGTTATTAAACTTGATACGGTATAAACTTTACTGTGTCTAAATTCAAAAAATCTGTCCTGACATGTTATTGCCTCTAAAATCATCTGGTTTTTGTCGGGACCCGCTCCGTATTCTTCCCAATCAACACTAAACGCATAAGAAGCCGCCGCCATCTTATAAGTTTCTTGATTAAGAAAAGAATCTTCAGGCGCTCGACAAACTCCAAAAATATCCCCAAGTATTTCAATAACACCTGTTGTGTTACCTGTATCTTCATAATTTACAAGTAATGGGTCCTGATAAGAGGTACCAGTCCATCCCCACTCTTTAATATTAGGAACTAAATAGGAGGCTCTTAGTATTTTACCAGTTATTGTTGGAGGTTGTTGCCAGCTTATTTTAAATCTATATCTAGCCCTTGTTGGTATCCCTATAGATTTGTTTGTCGATATTAGTCTTTCCCCTGATTCACTTGTGTATATATAATCCAAGTTCATAGGTAAATCTATCAACCATGTTCCTTCCTCATCTATACAATTACCCCCATTTTCTAAGTCGAATTCCTCCAATAAAGGTCTTCCAAGGTTGTCCAATTCAATTGTTTGTCTAATCGATATAATTCTACCAGGACCAGTAACCATACTACACAAATTACCTATTTTTTTGTTAGCCTTGCAATTTCTCTTAATAATATTTTCATCAGTATTCGATAAAATTGACCCCATAAAAATTGCAGCAGGTTCTATTTTAATACCGAACTCCTGTGAAAGGTCAAAATCAATTCTAGTTATACCCAAATAACATATTTCAGGTTGACCCCATAATGGTACAACCTCGATTGTTCTATTTGCTTGTTTTATTTGAGGAAGTTCTCCAAGGTTAGTCGAAGACTTAAATTTAGTACCGTTTAATTGCCCTTCAGTCGCAAGGTTCAGTCTAACCAAGTCTTGAGGAGACAAAGAAAATTCTCCAATATCCGACAAATCAACATCCATATGAACTGTTTGAGACCCTATAGGAACACCAAAAATCATAAAGTCACCACTATCATTTGTTTTTGCAGTGAATTTATAATATTTGTCAAAAACCTCAATTAATGATTGATTTATTAAAACATCCTCTCTCGATGGAAATGTTCCTGTTGGCGTATGCCCCCCATGAGATACTTCATAAGGTAGTAAATTATACCTATATCCATCTTCATTTAAATCATTTAAAGTTTTGTATGGATACAATTCAGATATAGTTGGATTGGATTCATCCTCTAATGATAAAGGAATGAATATAGAAACTTTAGCATTCGGTATTCCAAATCCGTTATTTGCACTAACTCTACCTACAACAACACCATAATCAGAACATTGTCTATTATAAATCTGACTTTGTAATATTTTAAGAGATAAAATCTCTAATGACTCAAAGTCTTGTTCTAATAATACATTAACCGCTTTATCAACTCCAACTTGAGTTCTTATTCTGTATGAATTCGACATGAAAAACCTTTTTTATAAATAGTTTATTTGCTATTTTCAAAAAAAGATAGACCATTATTTAGATAAATAAATTATCAAGAAAAATTAACCGTAGAAAGGTTCTTAACTCTGATATTAATATCTTTACCGGGGAATCTAATTTGGTAAATTTGATTTGGTTCCGCAAATATTGTGTCATCCACCAATTCAATCTGTTTTGTGTCCGAATCTAAGTATCTCTGAGACGTTTGTGACGATGAATATTGACCTCCAATTCTATTAAATACCAAAATATCAGATATCGACAATACCCCATTTTCACTTTGGATTAGTCTACGTATTTCTGATACATTAACATTTTGTCCCATCTGCATATTAGCAGGGTCAAAATAATCTGAAACTAAATTTATAATAGAAGAAATTACAACTCCTTGGTTTTGAGTTGAATCTAACACAACATCTATAGTTAACGATAAATCAATCACATTTGCCGTCTCAACTGAAATATAATCATTAATCATTCTGTAGTTTGACAAATAATTAGCAACATTACTTTTCAAAGTGTTTGATATTATCTCAGTTAATTTACCCGAATCATCATAAGATAACATTTTAATTTTTATCTTATTATTTTCTTCAGTTATTGACACTTTTGCCGGTGCTCCATATTGTGACGGCATGGTTCTTATTATAGACTCATAGTCATTAACTGTAACAGCCCTGTTTTGTGCCGCAAAATTAAATGAAACATAATTTCTTACCTCTTCAGTGGTCGGAGCCGGCGCTCCTCCTATTGCCGCAGTAACATTTATACATCTTAATGAATTTACAACATTATTATTTACAGATTCTGAAGGACCATTAACAAAGAATGAAACCGTACCTATTTGTGTTATAACATTCACCCCTAAATTACTTGTAGACCCACCTCCAATTCTATATTGAACAAACATAGTCGTATTAGCCTTTAAGGTACTACCTAATGCAAAATTATTCGAGTATTTGTATAGGTCTAATTTGTAACCATTTCGAGCGAATTCTCTTAATTGTTCGTCCGCAGATTGACTACCTCCACCGAAAGTCATTTTTAAAAACCCTTCAGGTGTATATTCAGTTATAAATTTGTTATTAGTTACCACATATTTCCCAACCTTGATACCTGGTCTGTCCGAAGTTTTAGTTGGGTCTTCTACAAAAACTCTATCCTCAATTAAGGCCTTAACCTCATACCATCTGATGTCATTGTTTAAAAATTCTTGAGCCGAAGGTATGTTAGCATATTGAGTTCCATCTTTAAGTATAACACTAGTAACCCCTAGTACATTTTTTTCAGGTAAAAACAATTCAAAAAATGGTTTAACATCATTTGGTGTTACAACTTTTTTAAACACTTTAGTAACTCCATTAACAACCGTTTCTCTTTTTACTATTGTATAATTAATTAACTTGTTATTTGAATCAAATACAGGAATCTTTAATCTATTAGGAAACCCATCACCACTAATTGGTGATGAAAAGTCAATATCGTATACGGTTTCAAAAACTTGTCCTCCTCCGTTAACTTGAGCTCCTCTTCTTAAAATACCACAATATCTCAAATCTTCCTTATCTCCAAAAGCCGGTACTGTAATCGAAAAGTCAACTAATGCAACAGATGGTCTCTGACCTGGAATTTTTAATCCATAAGTTCGGGCGATATTGTAAATTGATGACCTTTGTTGAGCGTATTGAAGTACTGTTTCTTGTATACTTCTGTCAATATTGAACTGTAGGTTGTCTGAAACCGCCGCGTTTAAATCTAATAAAGCAGAAAAAACCGAAGCATCATTAAAGTTACTTACTAAATCAGGATAATATGTTTGTGTGAAATTTATTAACTCAGTCCTAATCGACTGAAAATCTCTTGTAGTATACGATATTTTTTTATTCGCCATAACTTTTAAATATTAATAATAACGAAATCGCTAGAATTAAAAACATCGTTATTAATTTTATAATCAATTTTTATTTTAGCAGTATGTTCCAAAGTACCAATTCCAGGGACTCTGAAAACTCTTTCATCATTGTCGTTAACATATGAACCTTTATCCTCGTCATCACTTGAAGCTGGTTTTATATCTATTTTAGTTATTGTAATACCGGGTATATATTCTGACACAGTATCCCTAATCTCAGCTTCGATATCGGAAAAAGTAGGACCATCTAATGGTTCGAATAAATATTCATACAATCTTGTTCCAAAATCAGGTAAAAAGTATCTAGTTCCTTTTCTTGTTAATAATAAATGAACCAAATCAGTTCTTATCTCTTCATCATTGGTTGATGATAAATCAAAATAAGTTCCGTTGAAAGAATCTCTGAATGGAAAATTTATACCGTATGTCATTGTGTGTATATTTTATAATAAATATTATTCGGTCGATTTTATATTATAATAATAACAATCCCCATCTTCTGCAACCCATCTATCGGATAAAGTTTCGACTGAAGGTAAATCAGTGTCAACTTTAATCTCTTTTGGTTCTATTGGGAATTTGTTTGTAACCCAATTTGAATCCTTCCAATAAATTCTATTATTGGGTTGGCACAAAAGATAACCGTCATCACCAATTAAAATGTGCCCGCACTTATAATCTGAAGGTTCATCAGAATATGGATTTCTGTACCAATCAACCGTCATAAGATATGTTGCCCAAATTTTTGACCCATCTCTTAAAACAACCTGACACCTTTTTTCATATAAATAATCATAAGTTGTTACAGTTACGTTTTCAGAAAAACAATCCCATAATTGTTTAAAGTGAAACGGTATGTCGTTAGTCGGTTCTTTCATGAATATTTCAGAAATTGGAACTCTTGACCTCATCATTCCATAATCCGTCATTACATGGAATGTTAATATTTTTCCAGCAACTGATTGAATGGCAAAAGCATAAGCCTTGTGGAATTTATTATCATCGTTAGGATTTTTTGTAAAATGTGATACCCTAACTAAACATTTAAATAATTCGATATTTTCATTATATACCGCCATATTAATAAATATCTTAAATAAAAAATCCCGATTACTCGGGATTTATTTTATGATGAACAACCAAAACATTCAAACTCAGAATTAGCTGGTTTTGGTGGTAAATTCATGTTACTATAATCAACTTTTGGTGGTTCAGGTGTAACATTTGGTTTTGACATTTTTGATATGTCAACCGCCAAGTGTTTTGCCCCTGTTGAAATTGCCTTTGTTCTAACATAATAACAAAGTGTTTTTAGCCCCTTTTCCCAACCATAGAAGTGTGATGATGAAATCTTAGATAGAGTTGGGTTACCCATATAGATATTCATCGACTGTGATTGGTCAATAAACGGAGCTCTGTCGGCCGCCATTTCAATCAATTCCTTCTGTGAGATTTCCCAAATTGTTTTATACTTTGGAATAAGGTGCTCAATTCTTTTAACTTTCTTATTGTACTGTTTGTCCTCAGGGTCAAGGTAGTTATTGAAATTAATCCCCTGAACTGAACCTTCATTAAGAATAATTTCATTCTTCAGGTCTTCTCCCCAAATACCGAGCTTCTCAAAATCATTAATCAAGTATTTGTTAACAATCATAATTTCACCACCAACAACACGTCTGTTAAAGATTGCCGAGTGAGCGGGTTCTGTCATCTCATATGAGCCTGTAATTTTAGCAGATGACGCAACAGGCATTTGAGCGGTGAATAAAGAATTGCAAACACCATAATCTTTAACTTCTTCTTTAAGTAATTTCCAATCCCATCTTCCTGATAAATCACCTTCATTGAGTCCCCACATATCAAATTGGAACACTCCTTCTGACATCGGTGAGCCGTTAAAGAAATCATATGGTTTATATTCTTCTGACTTACATAAACGACAACTTTCAGTAATTGCCGCAAAATAAATTGTTTCAAATATTTCTTTATTTAGTTTCTTCGCTTCATCAGATGTAAAGATATAATCCATCAAATAGAATACATCAGCAAGACCCTGTGTTCCAATGGCAATTGCTCTTTGTTCACGACCACCCTTGTTTCCCTTTTCAGTTGAGTAGTTGTTAATATCCACAACTTTGTTAAGAGCCCTTACAACTTTACGAGTTTCCTCGTACAACAACTGATGGTCAAATGTTCCTTCTTTAATGAAGTTCTTTAATACCATTGATGATAGTGTACAAATCGCAGTTGTGTTTTCATCTGTGTATTGATAAATTTCATTACAAAGATTTGACTGTTTGATTACACCGATGTTTTGGTGGTTTGTCTTTTTGTTTGCGTTATCCTTTGAGCAGAGATATGGTACACCAGTTTCAATCTGTGACTCAATAATCTTTGACCAAATTTCTTGGGCTTTAACTTTTTTACCAAGACCTAATTCAACTGCTTTGTTATAGTTTTCTTCATATTCATCACCATAACATTCTTGGAGGGGTTTAACACCCGCTTTCTTAATATCGTTAGGACAGAACAAATACCAATCACCATTGTTCTTAACAGCTTTCATAAAGTTATCAGGAATCCAAAGTGCGGTAAACAAATCACGTGCTCTCAATTCTTCAGCTCCCGTATTCTTTTTAATATCTAAAAGGTCAAAAATATCTTTATGCCAAGGTTCCAAATAAATTGCTGCGGAACCAGGTCTACGTCCTTGTTGGTTAAAGAAACGAAGTGATTCATTAACAATTTTTAAATACTTTAAAAGTCCTCCCGCAAATCCACCTGATGATGAAATTCTACTTTCTTTGCTTCGGATATTTGACATAGATAAACCAATACCCGCAGCGTCTGATGAATATGTTGAAATATCTTTCATCGTGTTCAAAAGACCTTCTCTAGAGTCCGCATCATTATAGTGAAGAACACAAGAGGCGAGTTGTGGAATTTTTGTACCGGCATTAATCATAATTGGTGTTGCCGGTGAAATAAGCTGACTTGATAGTGACTTATAGTATTCGACCGCTTGTTCAAATGATTTAGTTACCCATATTGCAACACGCATATACATATGTTGTGGACGCTCGATTGTCTTACCACTTGGTAGTTTCAAAAGATACATCTCTTGTAATGACCTCCAAGCAAAGTAATCAAAATTATAGTCATTGTCGTGATTGATAACCTCATCAATATTTGACGGACCGTAACTGCTAATCATATTGATAAACTCATCATTAACAATTCTTTCTTTGTAAAGTTCCATCATAGTGTTTGAGAAACTTGGGTTTGTTTCTTTGTGATAAGATGAAATTGCAACAGACGATGCGAGTCTAGAATAATCGTGGTGACTACCAGTATAAGCGGCGGCTATTTCATAAATTAATTTATCCAAATCTTTGGTCATAATCTCACCTTCGGTTGGTACCGAAGTGATTACTTTAATAAAGATTTCGTCCGAATTTACGTTCAAACCTTTTGCCGCTCTTTTAATTCGGTTATATATTTTCTGTGGGTTAAAGGACGAGTCCTCCCCACTTCTTTTTTTAATTTTTAAAGACATCATAGTTTTAAAAGATAATCAATTAAAAGTCGTCCGTAAAGGACAATGTTTCGTTCAACTTTGCTTTTTGGTACTCAACAGTTCTTGATTCAAAGAAGTTACCTTTTGTTTCAACTGCGATTTGTTCCATAAATTTAAATGGTTGTTCAACATTAAATTGTTTCTTACATCCCATTTTAACAAGTAGACCATCAACAACAAACTCAAGATATTGTTTCATAAGATTTGAGTTCATTCCGATAAGTGAAACTGGAAGTGATTCGGTAATAAATTCTTTTTCAATCTCAAGAGCTGACAACAAAATCTCTTTAATTCTCTTTTCACTTGGTTTGTTTTCACAGTGATTATTCAAGAGGTGAATTGCAAAGTCACAGTGAAGATTTTCATCTTTAAAGATGAGCGAATTTGCATTACATAAACCTTGCATAAGTCCTCTTGATTTCAACCAAAATATTGAACAGAATGAACCTGAAAAGAAAATTCCTTCTACGGCCGCAAAAGCCACAAGTCTTTCTTGGAATGATGCGTTTGTAATCCAATCAAGAGCCCATTTTGCTTTCTTTTGAACCGCTGGAAGTCTGTCAATCGCATGAAAACATTCATCTTTTTCTTTTGGATTTGACACATATGTATCAATCAAGAGTGAGTACATTAGACTGTGAATGTTTTCCATTGCAAGTTGAAATCCGTAAAAGAATTTTGCTTCAGGGTATTGTACTTCTCTATAGAAATTCTCCGCCAAGTTTTCATTTACAATACCATCGGATGCTGCAAAGAATGACAGTACATTTTTAACAAAGTATTGTTCATTTTCTGAAAGGTTTTCCCAATCACGAATATCACCTGATAAATCAACCTCTTCAGCCGTCCAAAACGCGGCTTGGTGCATTTTATAATATTCCCATATATCGTTATGTTCGATAGGAAATATTACAAACCTATTAGGATTCTCTACTAAAATCTTTTCCATATTAATTAATTATTTTGTTGTTCTCTTTGTTTTCTTCTTTCGAGTAAATCTTTTACTCGTTGTCTTTGTTGTTCTTCTTTCTGTTCTTCAAGTCCTAAGAACGTTACCGAACTTTCGGTATCGATTTCTAACATACCGTTATCGAACTTACAATTTTCAAACACAATACCATCGTCACCAATTCTTGATTTGGTTATTGCAATTGTGGCCAGTTTCATCTCTTTTTGTTGTAATGTTTTCGCAACAGATATAATAACGTGACCAACTTGAGCCTTCTTAATTGACCCACCCATTTGGTCTGTTGTTACGACCTCTGATGAAATCGAACTTCTGTTACCCTGTGTTGCCGTCCACCCAACCAGATTCAACTCGTGACACATTGCTTCGAAACCTCTCATAACCGAACCTTCACTCTTCCATTCATCACCCAAATTTTTATCAGGAACGATACAGTCAATATAGTCTAATACAACCATATCTAACTTAACTCCATCAGCAATCATCTTGCGAAGTTGATTTTTGATTTGAAGCATTGTTAAAGTATCTGATGGTAGTTTCTTTAAAATAAGACGGTTTTCCATCTTACTTTGTACCTCTCTAACCTTATCCATCACCTCATCTTTTTTAGTTGATAACTCATCGGGATGGACTTTTGTCCAAAGTGTGATGTGTTTACGTTGAATAATTTTTGGGTTATCCTCGAAGAATATTTGAAGTACATTGTATCCCAAATTAAATGAGTGATTTGCAATTTTGGTTAAGAATGTAGATTTACCTACTCCCGTGGGGGCTAAGATAACTCCTAATTCTCCTTTTGCCAAACCTCCTTTTAACAATCTGTCGATACCTGGTATTCCCATCGGAATTGGGTGACGATAGTCTTCGTTAAGTACATCATCCAAATTAGAGAATACATCGGCCATTCCATCTTCTCGTTCTCCAACTTGTAGAGCTTCTCTAACTAGTTCTTCTAGTTTGTCATAACTTTCAAACTCACCACCATCAATAACTTTTTGAGCTTTAGTAATGGCTTTTTGTAGTTCTTGTTGTTTACAAAACTTGAGAGCCTTTTCTTGAATAAAACCACTGCCTTCAATTGGGGAGTCTTTGATTTTTGTGATAGTGTCCAACACAATTTTAGAGGCCAATTCTTGTTGTAGTTCAGACTTGGTTATTTGCTCTAATGTATCAAAAGTAGGTACGTGTTCGTATTTGGAATAGTACTCCTTAATCATTTGCAAGATGATTTTGAAGTACTTATTTTCAAAATATTGTTGTTCTATAACGTCAATTATGGACCTTCCGAACTCTTTATCAATAATGATTTGATTCAATAATTGTATTTGAAAAGAAGACCCTAAATAATCGAAATTTTTGTTTGACGCCATAGTAAATTTTTGTTCGTTTTTGATAAATATTATCGCTTAGTACTAATTCCCGCGAATTCAAAAGTTAAATTTTTCGCTGAAAAAATGTCAGTAAGTGATGAAAGCAAACTTTTTATATGAGGGCGGATATCTACGGTGTATCTTATTTTAGGAGGGAAAATCTTAGCATCAATCTGACGATGACAAATTGTCATGTCCCCATGTTTAATAAAGATGTTAAAGTGTTCTGGTCCGTCGGTATATGACGTATCCAAAATAGATGGGTTACCCTGAATCTCATAAGAATTTTCAAGCATATAATCCACAGTTTTCATCTTCAAACGATGCATGAGAGTATTTTTAAATTCTAAAATAAACTCATAAAGTTCGGATGAGTATTTTGCTTCGGGATTGTAATCACGAACATTAAAATACCTCTGAACGATGATGTTATCGTTAACCATCATCAAAAACTCAAGTTTTGTTAAATCTTGCTCTTTCATAAAAAATTACTTTTTGGTTTTAAATTGTTTTTTTTCTTTTCTTGTTAATTTCATAAACGGTTTTACAAAGTTTACCCAAGCCTCGTCATGTTTTGGGAGAAATTTGAAGAACCCATCCTCCATCATCATACGGATTAGGTTTCTATACCCTCTCCCCTCGGGGTCTAATGTTTCACTATAATATAATTTGACTATTTCCTTACCTTCCTCTGTGATTAACGGATTAGACAAATCCACGATTTTGTTGTTAATCTCAAAAAATTCATTTCCATAGATACCTGATTTTGTTTTACCTGAAAGTAAGTTTTGTAATATTTTGTTTTTTTTGTCCTCAGTAAGTAATACCTCGGCTCTTGTTAAAATATCGTTAAAAGAAACCTCATGGTCAAGTATCTCAGGAAATAATTTGACTAAAGTTTTTTCACCCAAATAATAGATACCATCAATATTATCAGACTTATCACCTGACAATATTTTATATGTTTTTACATTATAGTGGGGTATCTCAACCTCGTGTAGTTTGATAAAATCACCTTTTTTATAGGTTAATCTTTTACTGGGTGAGTATATAGACACGTTTTGTGATATAAGCTGTGTTAGGTCTTTATCACTCGAGAAAATGGTTATAATCTCATCATTTGCAATCTGACAATAATAAGCAATAAGGTCATCAGCCTCATTGTTGTTAATATCAACCTGACGAACAAACATCTCTTCAAGATATTGTTTTACTCTATGTTTTTGTTGGTAAAACGACTCCTCTTTAAAGTCATAACCAGGTTTTCTGTTCTCCTTGTATTGGGGGTATATTATTTTTCTTGTGAGAGAACTCCCTTCACCATCCCAGAATACGACTACTTTATCAAAGTTTTCTTCTTCAATAAAACGTCGGGTAGTATTTAGAAAATGCCAAATACCCCCAACGTGTTTACCTTCGTGAAAGAAATCTTTCACACCATGAAATCCAATTTTTAATAAATTGTTTCCGTCAATTAATAATGTTTTGGTCACCTTTTATTTAATTAAGGTTCGACTTCTTCTTTCAAATCAAAATCCAAATCAGATACACCCAAAATATCTTTCCAATATTCAGCGTGTTCTTTTTTGTAACTTTCGATAGATGCCTTTTCTTCTGCCGGTTCTTTACCAGCCATAAATCCGTGTGGTGTTACTATAATTTTACCATCCTCATAACCTAATCCATTGATATGATTTTTAAGTACAGATACTTTGGTACGAACTGCAAATTTAACAGTTCTCTTATCTTTTGTGGCGGTAATTTTTGTAGTACCAGCACCTTTTTGATTACCAAACAAAAATACCAAAGATGAGTTTAACCAAATTGCTTCACCACCTTTTGCCTTAATTTTTGGTTGACCAAATGGATTATCAGGAAGTTCAACCCAAGGTTGATTAACAATTACAAGTGTGTTTTCAAACTTTGAATCAGCTTTACGACTACCTGAAATTCTTTGGTTAATACCCATACCAATCTTGTCAGCAAGAACTGAAGCATTGTGTTGTTTACCACCTTTACCTTCAAAAGTCATCTTACAAGGAACTGAACCAACTGAGTCCCAAAGGAAAAGCAAACTATAATCCAATTCACCTTTTTCTTGGGCATCCAACAAGTTGTTGATATACTCGGTAATTTGTTCGATGTAATCAAAATTATTGTTGAATAGATAAAAACCATCCCAATCAATCTCACCTGTTGATTCATCCACAACCTCCTCACATTGGAACCCCATAATACGAGCGTGTTCAAATGACCACTTTTGTTCGGTGATAATGAATACAGGTAGGATTCCTTTTTTCTGAGCATCGACCGCCGCCTTTACAAGTGCAGTGGTTTTACCCGTATCAGAGTGACCCAAGAACATATTGATGTGTCCAATCGCCGGCCCTGGTATTCCAACCGCATCCAAAAATTCTGTACCCAAGTCAAAATATCTTTGAGGTTTATATTTTGCCGAAGTAGAGAACTTAGATTTGATTGAATCTAAACCTAATTCTTTTTTCTTAATTGCCATATTAACTATATTTCTTGAATTGTTGTAAAGCGTCTAGCTTATCTTTTGCACTTGCCAATTGGTCAACAAATTTATCCATCTCTTCCAAATGTTGAGGATGTTCTCCGATACCAACAGGATTATTGAAATAGACCATTAATGTTGCTTCAGCTTCTGAAATTTGGGCGGAGTACTTGTTTGTCAACGCCTCATACAATTTTTGCGTAATTTTTTCTTGAGTTGTCATTTTTTTAAGGTATTAAAAACCACCCCATATTTCAGGGGTAGTTTGTTTAACATTTTTTATTAGAAAGGAAGGTCGTCTGATGGTTCATCGTCTGACTGTGGGTCAACGACTGATTTCTTACCACCCATAGATACCGTTTCCTCAATTTCACTTCCGTAGATATACTTACCAGCGTCAGAATCCCAACGTGGAACTTCGCCACGAGCAATAGCTTCGAGATACTCGGCCGGCTTCTTAGAATATACATCACCCCAAGTCAATTCATCATTAACCCAAGTTTCTTTTGTCTCCTTATCCTCATGTAGAGGAGATGGGTCATCGTGCATAATTGTCTGAATGACAGTATAAGTAGCTCCTTTTGGGGTCTTAGCCTTTGTCAATTCAAGAATGATATCTCTACCATTTTCAGGGTCAGTGATATCTCCTTTTTGACGGAAAATTGGGATGATTTTATCCAAGATACCTTCGTTCTTATAGTTATGCTTGAAACGCCAAAACTTAACTCCGTCTTGTTCGTTGTCACGGTCAATAACCTTAACAATATAGAATTTACGTGGTTTGTACTGTTTTGCAAGTTCCTTATCAGACTCTTTTCCTGTTGACATAAGTTCTTCGTAAACTTCAGACAATGGAGAACGCTCGTTGTCATTTTTACCTGGGTCAAAAAACTTCTGCCATTTTCCATCAACTTGAACTTCGTGGAACCATACCTCTTTGAATGGTGAACTTCCGTCTTTTGTTGGGAGTATTCGTAGTCGTTTTTGACCTTGTTTCTCGTTATCCTTGAGGATAGCCGCGAAATACTTTTTCATTCTTTCATCTTGAGACATTTTTGAGGCGTTAGATGAACCGCCTTGTTTTGAATTTTCGTACTGCGAAAGAATCGCATCTAAAGAATTGTTTGTCGCCATAATAATTAAATTTAAAATTGTTTATTAATAATAAGTGTCAGCCTTTGTTTTGTCAAATTAAAAAGGGGTCAAATGACCCCTTTTATTATCTTACCTCGGTGAAGTCTCCCGATTCCTCATCTCCAAAATCTCTAAAACTTTTTTTGATGTCTATAGGTGAATAACCTTCAACATCATCCTGAGTTAAAACATAATCATTCTTTCCCGTTTTTTCCATATCAATCTCTTTATCTTCAAAAAAATCACTAAGTTTCTGATTAAACGGTCCTGAATCTAAACTACGTAATTCAAGTTTTTCCTCCGGAGTTTTTGTTCTATATTTTTCAACTTTAGCCTCCAAATCATTCAATTTGGTAACTATAGAGTCCATATTAGACAATTTACTTTCCAACTCTTCTAAATGTTTAAATAAGTTATCAAAGTATTCTTCTTGTTTTGTTTCAATATTTTTTTGTGACTTAACTAAGTCAGTTATTTCTAACTCTTCACCTTTAGATTCTTTTCCTTCCTCGTCCCCAATTTTTTCAACATCAGGGTCTGTTGCAACATCAACAGGTTGTGGTACCGCCGCTTCAGGGGCCGGAGCACCAGGAGGTGGTGGGACCGCGCCTGGGTCGGCGGGTGCTGGTGGTGGAACTGCTTCTTCTCCAGGAGGTGGAGGTGGAACGTCTTGTTCAGTTATATATCGATTGATATCGTTATATCTTTTTAATTCGTTTAATATTTTAGTATCTATTCCCATTTTTTAACCGTTTAAAAGTTGTTTAACTCCATGTAAAGTTTCAACCTGAATTTTTTTATTGGTATTCATAGTGTTATCAACTCTCTCAATTAAACCATCTTTAATTCTAAGAGTATAACACTCACCCGTATCTAAATCACAAACTTCTTTATAACCGTTACCGTTATCTCTTTCTGTTATTCGAGTGTTCTTACCCAAATAACTATCTAATATCTCTTTAGTACCCATAAGTTTTTATTTATAAATATCTTTTATTTTAGAAATTTCCACTAATATATTGTACAGTTTGACTTCTACTATTATCAAGCGTTACTCCATCGGACAATACAGGGTTCAAAGTTACTCTAAATTTCACAGATTCTACTGGAGTGTCTGAACAATCCGAATCTAATTGAATGTCCTCTAAAGATATTGATAAACTTTGTTTGTCACTAGAAATCAAGTTTGATATATTATATTGATAATCAGTTTGTGAACATTCAGATGGTGAAGTCACTTTATACTCCGCAACTATCATAACCCATTTTTCATTATTTGTGTTATTAACTGTCACAACAAATTTGGGGTCACCTACTGAGGTTCTTGTTATACTTAATAACTGTGTTGGTTCTGTCGAAGTTGCAGATTGTCTATTAACTTGGTCGTATGCAAAAATCGCAGATTGAACTTGACTTTCAATATTTCCTAAATCAACAATATCCATGTCTTCATATATGGTTTCAGGTTTAATATTTTGTTTAGAATTTAAAATAATAAATTTAGTTATTTCTTTATAATTGTCCTCACTAATTGTCGCAACTCTACTTCTCCACCTATTAGATAAAAATGTAACAAACTTATCAGTATTTTGGAAAGATGCATATGGTACATTGTCGGTAGAACAAAAATATTCTTTTAAGAAGTTTGACTCTCCTGATTGTCCCCATGAACTTGTTAAGTCAATCCCCCCAAAATTGAAATTGTTTGACGAAAAACCCGCTGCCGAACCATTTGAATTTAACCAAATAAATGCATAAATTGTATGGGCTAACTTAATGTTTGCACCTCCATTTAAATTTAAAACAGAATTAACAATTTCATACATTTGAGTTAAGTTAAATTCTTTTTTAACAATTTCAGCTTTAGTGTAAGATGCGTAGTCTGAATTAGATACACATTCTTGATTAGCAGATTTTGTACTTGCGGGACTATTATTCAATTCATAATTCAATAATCTTAATTGGTCAATTGAATTAGTTGTTGTATTCGAGGTTGGTCCGGTGGTTAGAGTCGGAGAAGTCACACTATTTGATGTTCCTGCGGCTGCGTTTGTATTTGTTACATTTTGTGTTGATTGCGCAACTTGAGGTGTATTTGAACTTGATTCAACTTTTAACTTATCCTTTATTATTTTTAAAAGATTTGTTCTTATCGTTTGGACAAATTGGTCAACTTTCGGTAAAGACGCGGTTGGTTGTCTAATACCGGTAATTGTGGTGTGAAACATACCAGGGACTATGTTATGTGTTACATCCAAAATCATATATGGTCCGCTGAACATAGGTACATACCTCAAATTAAAATACATACTTGGTTGTATCATTGCGTTACCCATCATCATTATCTTACATTTATAACTTCTGTTTTTATAAATGTTATATAAAGATAAATTCTGCGTTGCACCTCCTCTATTACCTGATTGGTTTGCCATTTGATTAATCACCTCTAATGACTCAGCAGTAGAGGTTCCTGCCTCTTGAGATACGTCAAAACTTTGGAATATTTGTTGATTTTGTGTCCCAATATCAACATTAAATCCTACAACTTTATTCGATTTGTCCCAATCTGTTTTACCAACTTGATTTTCTACTAATGGATTAGAAGTTTTTCTCAAATCAAAAGCGTCATCTTTGAACCTGTAATCAACATTTTTATTTATTGCTAAATGTTCTGATGGTTTTGAGATGAAAAAACAAACCATTTTAGATGATGAATCTCTATAGTCAACATTCAAAAAAGTACCAAACAAAGTATTAGCGAATTCTAAAGTACCTTCGGGTCTAGGTTTTGGATTTTTAACCGCATCTTGTACATTATAGAAATTAACATACGATGGTATATTCATCACCATGAAGTTATTTCTTAATAAGACAGACTGAGCAAAACTTAATACTGACATTTTGGGACTAGCATCCATTATAAAATTTTTCAAATGAAAAATGTCGGCAATAACCGTGTCACCAATATTCCTACTAGCTCTATCTAATAATAGTAAATCTTCAAAAATTGTTTTATTTTTAAAATCACCACCAGAAATCCATTTATCGTTAGTTGCTTTAAATGACTCCCATAGTTCTAATTTTGTCTGAGAACCATCTAAATCTTTTCTAACACCTTTACTGTTTTCAACAGTTATTAAAGGTAATTTAGACCTTAATGTTATCATTAAATTATCTACAATTGTTCCTTGGAATCTGTCAACAGCACTTAGGTAGTTATCCATATTGTTAATGAATGTGACTTTACCCCAATTGTTGGTTGAACTCGGTACTAATGGGAACTGTGGTTCGGGAGGAGTTGTTACTGCGGCAATATATTGTGGGTCTAAAGGTGATTGTGAATAAAAACCGTAAATTTCAGTTATTGCAATTTTTGCTAAATTCAAATTGGTTTCTCCAGATATACCTACTTGTTCTCCAACAAACTTTATTTCCTGTGAAAAATTCCTAAATAATGAAAATTTATTTTCGTTTTGTTTATAGATAGTTACAGTTGACCCATCATTTAAAGTAAAAATTTCTATTATTAATCCCACAAATTGTTGTGTAGGTAAAACAGGCGGTATTGGTAATGGGGAAACCGAAGTTTGTGGTTGAGTTTGTGTTAATTTTTGTGTTGCATAAATTTTAATTATCGGTGCAAAATTTTTGATATTCTGTACATTAAATCCAACATTTAAATCTATGAAGAAATCGGTTATAAATGAACCACTATCTTTATAAGTGAGTTCAGGTATATCTGAAAATCCAACATATATTCTAAGAGTTTTCCATTCTTCAGGGAAATTTGTTTGTGATGTTGTTAATGTAACAGACCCCCCTTGAACTGGTAATGCGTCTGGTGTTGCCTCAGTATATTTTTCCCATGTGTATGGGTCTTCAATAAATTTATTGGAAAAACTGTAGAATAGTTTTTTATCGAATGACGATGGATTTCCATATTTGAATACGTAGTCAAAATTTAAAAATTCTTTAATGTATGAATTAATTGTTTGACATTGAATTTCTTGAGTTCTTGAAACCGCTTCGGTACCTGTTGCTCCTGTGGTACTTTGTTTAGGCACTTTCATCATTTCTCTCATTAAAAATTGGAAATTTTTGAAAGATTTTTCAGTTTTGGTTAAAGTTTCAGATAAATTTTTTAAATCGTAATCATATACTGATTTGGAAAAATTTAAAAACTCTTCTTCAAACTTATTTAAAATTTCTGTATCAAATGCCGAAAATATTTCACTGATTTTTGAGTATCCTACAATAGGGTTGTGTAAACCAAAATTTTCTTGTGACGATACATCGCTTTCGGTAAAAATTATTTTTATATATTCATCATATTCTGGTTTTTTTATTTTTGATAAATCAAAATATCCATAGTGAGGTGCCGCCCAAAAATTTCTAATTGAGCCATCGTACATTGCCTGATTACCCTTAACTTCCAATTTTAATTTGTCAATGTTACCTTCCTTAATAAAACATTCATTAAATGTTTGGTTAAGTAATGAACCTTGGGATGGTATCGGATATGTAAAAGTTTTTATTATATTATCCACATTAACAGACCATGGTATTACTCGTAAATCTCTCATAGGGTTGGCATCGTCAAACCCTTCAGGTTCGTCAATAATGGCTTCTGACACATAATTTAAAGTCACTCCACTATCGAAACCGTTCTGAATATCAGTATCGGTAAAAGTACTATAAATCATATATCCCTGATAAAACACATTGAAATCATTTATTAGTTTTGGATAAAAACCTGTGTTTATCAGAGTGGATGTTTCGGTACCAATGATTGTATCTTTTTCTAAAACTATGTCGATATTTGCCCCATTAATTATTAAACCATAATTTCTAGTTGGTACATTAGTAATAGGGTCAAAATTCTCAACTTGTTTAAAGTTTTGCCAACAATCATCTAATATGTCAATATTGTCTTCAACATATTTTTTGTATCTGTGGTAAATTGAACCAATTTTCAAAATCCACGCATAAGGTACTTTGTGTATCGCTCCGAATTTTTTCAAACTAGCCAAGATATAATCTAAATCTTCAACAGTAATATTTGAATCGGAAGTTTTATAAGTTTTATACTTTTCTCTTAGAGTTGATAGTGGTAAACTATTTAAGAACAAATACGCAGGTACGGTGTAAGGATAGTCATCATAATTTCTAAATTTTTCTACCGCCTGTTGTATTGAGTTCACATAAAACGGTGTATTCAACATGGAAGTTGTTTGATAAAATCCTACTTGTCCTGAATAATTGTAATAAATTAAATCTCCTTCAGTTACTAATTGTTCAGAACGTACTCTTTCGTTATAAAAATCAACTAGATTTGTTGTAGTATCAGCGGTTGGTACTACAGTATTTTCGTATATAAAATTAGTTATTGGTCTTTTTTCTAATGTAGATAAATTATAAGGAAAATTAGTAATAGTCTTATTTGACTTATTATAAGTCAAAATTTTTGTAGTGTTAAACGCCGATTTATTATCCGAAATTGATTGACCATTAGCTAATTTATCTTTACACCAACTTAAATTAGTTAAAGGATAAATGTCTGAATAATCATAACTATTAGAAGAGCTACTACCTGTTATATAATTTAAAAAATCATCCTCTCTATCCAAAGAAAGTAGTGGATTTGATTTAGTTTCTAAAATTTTGTCTAAATTTAAAAATTCAAATTGTGAATTTTGTACCGTATTTCTTATGTAACTTGTATTGAATATACCTCTAATAAAATTTTGCCAGCTTTGTCCTGTACCTCCATTTGATATATGTCTGAGTGTGGTTTCAAAATTAGCAGAATTAATTCCATACTGTTTAAATTTTTCAATTAAAAATGGGTTGTCAGTACCTAAAGCATAAAGCAAATTAGTTTTTTCAGCGTCTGCGATGATACTACTAACCAAATCTTTTTCTTGAATTGATGATTCTGCTCTTGATAACCTTGAATAATAAATTGTATAAAATAGTCTTTCGTATATTTCAAAGAAAAATTTAACTTCTTCTTTATTGCCATAAACAATATTCTCAACAGGAAATTCTATAGCATTAAAACTAAGTCTATTAATATCGGTTTGTTCATTAGATACTGGTTCTGGATTATCTATTTCAGGATTTCTATTTACAAACGCATTAATAAATTCTTCAACAAATTCAACTTCAGGCCATTTTTCATAAGAAGTAGCGTTAGTTAAATTAGAATACTTAGGGTCACCAGGGTACGCAACAATGTATTTTTCTTGCCCATTTTCTCCGGCGGTTTCTACAATATATTGTGGCCATGGATATATCGGTAGGTTAGTATTATCACCACTTGATAAATTATCAGGATTTGCGTTCGAAACTGATGGGTCTAAAATAGCCTTCTTTCTGTCTGTGTCGTCTCTAACTTCCCACGCCTTTGCATGGACATCGTCCATTATTCTTAGAAACGCCTCTCCATTTGCAAAAATAACAGATAGAACATTTCTAATCGTAGGCACAAATCCAATTCCGTTATCTTTTGATTGAATTTTTTCTGTTAAAGCTTTAGTAAGAGCGTCTTGAATTTTTTCTCGATATGATTTAACATCTTTGAACATTCTATTAATTTCACCTAAAAATGTTCTAAACAATGGTACAGGTGACTGTTCTTCATTTAAATCACCAAATTTGTAATACGTATATTCAGGAACAATGCCCCCATCTTTCATTATAATTTTTCCCGAATTAAATGTCATATTTGTGTTTAGTTCGGCTTGTAATTTACTAATTTCATCGTTAGTAAATTTTTTCTTACTCGACCTTTGATTTAATGTTTTTTGTAAATTGACATCTTCGGGTTTATCAATTATTTCTAAAAATATGTCGAAGGTTATATTATTTGGGATAGCACATTTTTCTAAGTTTCCATTTATTTCATATGACCCGTTAGTACCTACTGTTTCATTTTTATTCAAAATTTCATTATACTCAGTAATGTATTTTTTTAACTCCGCTAAGGCCACCTCTCGTTTCGATTGTTCATCGAACTCTTTTTTGAACGAATAAAGTTTTTCCCCACTTAAATTACTAACATAGAAATTTTCGTTATCCATATACTTATCTTTCCACGATTTTTGATAAGTTGCGATATTTCCCTGATATTCTCTTAACTTTTTTTCATATTCTTGTACGTTGTTTAATGGGTCAAGGTTTTGTTGTATATAAGATTCTAAAGTGTTTTTGATAAAATTCTCCAATCTATAATACATTTGGAGAATTGTTATCTCAGGAAAATCATCGGGTATTAGTCCTTTGGTTTTATATTCACTATACATCTCGTGCATTTTCTGTTTACCTAACGAAACCGATACACTAGTTATATTTGCAAATTGTGACGGTCCTCCTTCAACACCTTTTATATCAATATTTTTTTGATACATTTGTGGTGTTGCAATTGCTGCCGCCATAGTTACCTCATTTAACACATTATATTTATAGGTAATCATACTAAGAGTAATATGGAAATTACCCGAAGATGTATTGTACCTACTATTAAAACTTTGTAACATTAATGGTAATCTTACCGCCTTTCCATAATATCCCTTTATAGTCAAATAAAATATTGGGTATGGCATATTAAAAAATGCAGCATATGGTGAATTATTACCCGATTCAAATAACGCTCTACCTTTAACGTCTTCTAACTCAATTGTTATCACAGGAGTAAAAGAGGTGTTTTGTTGTATAGAAATTGATGTTATACCTAACAACCCACTATCTACCGTACCATTATTTCCTCCCGATAAATTGGTTTGTTTTGCATAATACTCTTCATCCTTTGAATTAATCTTGTTTTCCGACTTTAGATTCTCCTGACCTGTTAAATTATCTGTATAATCATTTTCAAGTATTCGTTTACCACCCGGTTTTAAGAAATTAATAGAGGCAATTGATGTATTTCGGATGATATCGTCATTATTAGACCCAACAGCTAATTTTGTTCTTGGAATTGGTTTACATTCCAAATTAGCATACATGACTAAGTCTTCCTGACTTACGTATCTTTCTTTAGCGTTACCATTTTCATCAATAACTTTGTTTGGGTCTATTATGGTAATGTTGTTGTAATCAAATTCTACTAATATGTTCTCTGAATTATCTGCCATAATAAAAGAAATGATTGTCTAACTGATTTTTATAGTCCTGTAATGAAGTTATCAGCGGAAATGGAATAGTCAATACACTGCCGTCAACTATATTCCATTCTTGTCCTCCAAATTTTGGGTTACCCATTAAAATTAACCACCCAAAAAAAGGAGTCCCATAATATTGTTGTGATACCTTATCTAATCTAGATTGACCAACTTTATAAATGTACCTTTTGTCAGTACTTTTAGAAGGCAAATCAACATATGTCACTACCGATGGTGAACCATCAACAAGAAACTCACTATATCTATTATAATATTGTTTTTTTGCCATAACTTATGAATTGAATTTTGCTTTTCCTATATATGTACTATCCTCACCGGTATTTCCTCCACTATATAACTGTGAAATAGCAGTTTTTTGAGTTTCCGCATCAGTTCCAGGTACTGTGGTATAAGTAAATTTACGAGTTTTTCCTTTAGGGTATAGTTTTTCGTCCAAACCTTCAGAAAAATCTTTAAATTCACTACTTTTCTTAAAGTCTTTATATAACTTTTCTTCGGCGGAAATTTCTTTACTGTATTCTTTAGCTAAATCATCAACAATATCCTCGAATTTCTTTTTTAATTTTTGTGGGTCTTTTACATTTTCTAAATCACCTTTTATTACCGCATTTACAAATTCTTGACGTTTTGTTCTATTATCAAAAATTCTACCGACAACTAAAAAGAATGTTTTTTCCGGTGTTGGTGACTCTGCATTACCTATAAAATCTTGATATATCGGGATAAAATCTGCAGTAAAATCACCTATTGGTTCAAATATCTTTTTATCTTGTAAAAATTCATAATACTCTTCTAGCGTTAATTGTAATCTCGCAATATCATTCCACAATTCATCATCTGTTGTTGTTATAGTATCGTCATCAATGGTTGTTGATTCACTCACCTTATCAGTTCCCGAAAGAGTGTAGGGTCTTGGAACTCCCTTATCAATAATTTTACCATCAGTTAAATCTGCAACCAAATTTATTTTTCTTAAATTTTGCACATAATCTTGTTCCAACAAAACTAATTCCTGTATAGTAGTGAATATTCCGTTTGAGAATTCAGAAGAAAGAGAATTAATATAATCGACCATATTGGTAATGACCGCAGATAAATCTTTTGGTTGCCATTCAATAGTGTTTAATTCACTAATAATTGGGTTAGTTTGGTCCTGAATTTCTAATATTACTTTATCAAAAATTTCTTTTATTTTCGCGTCCATTTTATTTGGGGCTCCGTAAATTGGAGCCGAGCCAACTTCATCCAAATCAACATTAAGTAAACCTTCACTATATAATCTATTATTACTTATAATCTGAACAATACCTTGGTTTGTATTCAACATTATTTTTTCTAAAAGATTAGGAACCGCATCAATATATCCTTTTGTTTGGTCAAACAGGGTATCCATTATTTTTTGATATGCTATTTCACCAGTTTGACCACTTTCAACAGGTATATTAGTTATAATTTCACCAATTGTTGTTCCTCCATCATTAGTTCGTTGGTTCTCTACATTAGCAACTGTTGCTGGTTGTTCTGACTGTTCAATTGAGTCTATTAATTTCTTATCAATTACTTTCCATGAATCATCAGTCCATGTTGACCTTTCATCATAAATTTCTGTGTTAGCATAATAATTAAATGACAACGCATTCTGCAATTGGTCAACTGGTTCTTTCAATCCATGTCCTCCAATCATGGAAAAAGACATTTGAACTTTCACCACCATTGGTTGTAATCCAATACCCTCAGGATTCATATCATAAATTAATGGCTCATATGTAAATGCTATATTATCAGGCACTATCTTACAATTATAAAAATCTCCAATTCTTAATATTAAAATGGGGGGAGCTCCAAATGAAGTGTTAATTGCATCATTTGTTTTTGGTTTACCATCCGCTCCTATAGTAGGAACTGTTTCTCCAGGTCTAGTACACTGATTAAGGAAAGTTAATCTAGCATTTAAACCCTCAGGTGTCATTGAGTGGAACGCCGGATTAAAATATTTAATTTTTTCTTTAATCGAATCATATACCATTGGTACGTCTTGTTTTAGTACCTCAAAATAATCACATTCACTTAATAAGTTTCTTAATATTTTTTTACTAATACCTTCTTTTAGTTTCTTCTCAATAGTTATGGTTGGTTGTGGTTTTGGAAACTGAGGGGTTATACCTTGTCCTGATGTTTCGTCAGAAGGGGGATTTTCAATTGTAGTTGTTTGACCTGTAACTTTATTAACAAATGTCGTTTCTTCTTTTGGTATATCGGTATAGTTAATACTAGTAATCCTTACCCTTCTGCAGGCCATAGCACTTACAGAATAAATTAACGAACCTTGATTAGTTTTACCGTTCTTATCTTTAGTTTCTTCGGTACAATTAATTGGGTCTTGAGATATATTACCTTCCCCAACCGGAATTGTTGTGTTTTCACCAGACCCTCCGGCAGAATTTATTTTTAAAGAACCGTCTTCTAAATATTTTTTAAACGAAACATCACCTTCAGAATAATTTTGTAAATATTTTATTACAGAATCAATTCTTCTTTCGGATAATTTTTGATTATATTCAGGCGTTGCCTTAGCCGAAGCCGCACCTTCTAAAGTTATAACAATAGTTCCCTTTTGTTCTGATAATATCTTATATAAATCTTGTACCATACAAGATGAACCACTATTAATTTTTTCAAAATTATTTGTTATAACATTATCAAAGAAATCAAGAACATTACCATTAAAATCATCAGTATTAAATAAATTATTAGCCTGAGCTCCGTAAACTTGTTTATTACTAACATATGAGTTGTAAGCACTCAAATAATCCTCATTCGATGTTGTACCATTATTAGGCCCTGGCACATTATTATCAAAATAAAATGACAAATTAGTATAGGTATCGGCAAATGCTTCTAATTCAGGCTCATTAGACACTTTTTTAGTTTCAGGAACATCTCCCCATAAATCCGACACACAAACTTCAGGGTCTTTTGGTATTGATTCAACAACATAGTTTACCTCTTCTTCGGTTAATTGTGGATTATTCAAAATTTCTTGGTAGGTATATAAATCCTTGGCCGGTATAGTATTAAATTTTTGGGCTAACTCATATATATCGTACTTTACACACCCCGCAAAAAAGGAATCAATAATAGAATCAACTCTTTCTCTTGCAGTACCTTTCAATTGTTTTTCAATAATTAAATTCATAATTGAAGGACTATCAACTATAATAGTCCAACTTAAAGTTCCACTACGACTAGTGTCTTTATATGTATAAATCGGCTCAGGTCTACCTAAAAAAGAAGTCGGACTAAAACTTGGTTTACTTGTATCACTAAATTTTAAATCATATGGAGGAAACCACATTACCCTACCCCCATTTGGACCTTTTTCACATGTTGGAAGTTCGTCATAGGTATATCCGGGTCTACTGGATGTTCTCCACGCTAAATTTTCAATAGAGAACATATATTTTTTAGCATACCCACCTGTTCCGTTATTTCCGTCAGCAATAATATTTGTTGAGCCAGGGTTTTTAGTTGGAGAAATATTCAAATTGAAGGTGTTATCTAATACGGAATATGAAAATCTTCTTCCTGAATTAGTAATACCCTCAGTCTTTTGTAAATCAGAGTAGGTATAGTAAGGAGTATCTTTAGCAAAGACTCTACAATATTCAATACCCGCTTGAGTTCCTGTGGTATTATCAACATAAGATAAAACTTTAGAACCTTTAGTCATTTCTTTATATCCATCATTGAATACTTTAGAAACTTGATTGATTGCATTACCTACGTGTTTTAATCTAGCAATACCTTCTACTAAGTCAGCAGATTCAATTAACCTTTGAGTTTGGTCTAATATTGAGTTATCTTTAAAATCAATATTTGTTGATGAGTCACGAGTATAATTAGAACTAACTAAATTGAATTGTTCGTCCAAACTTCCCGCTCCGCCACCTGGTGTTGGTTTGTATCCCGCATTTCCTTTATATTTTGGCGATGTCCAAACAAATTGACCATCAATTCCTCCTCCATCTGATAAAGATTTTCCAGCTAATCCAAAATTAAGAACTTCTTGATTTCCTTCGTATAATATAGCTAATTCGGATGGACCATAAACAGGTGTTTGGACCTGTTGTCCATATGGATTTATTGGCAACTGATTGGGTGGTGAATTTATTTGTGAAGGTTCTGAAGTATTACTTCCAACATAATAACCACCTATTAACGTTCCATTATTAGGATTAATTGCGGATGCTAGTAGGTTTGTCAACCCTTGAGCTAAAGTACCTAATAATCCTCTATCATATGCGGGTCTATATCTATTATAATCTATATTATTGAATAGTGCCGACCTTTGTCCATTTCCTGTATTTGCTAAAAATATTTCGGATGGATTTCTAGTTATATTTAAAATCGGTCCTAAAAAACCACCTGTTAAATTATTAGTAACATTTAATGCCGTTGATGTTTGACTGGTCTGTAAATTACCGTTGGTGTTTTCATCAAAATAATCACCAGGTATTGGTGACACGGGCCAATAAGCACCAGCTAATCTTGTCGCAAAATCAACCGCCGCTAATATAGGATTTTCAGGTACGGTAATTCTCCAATTTCTGTAAACTAAAGGTTGTTGACCTGTTATTAATAAACTAGCCTCGAATGGGTCCTGTAAACTAGCTAAGTTGACAGCCCCTACCGTGTTTTGATAAATCTCAAAATTAATTCTCTCAATAAAAAGTTCCTTTAATGTTTGAGCACCTAAACGAGCGATAAATGAATCTTGTGATAATGGTCCGTCTGAACCAACCGGATTTGTAGATGTTAATATCTCATACGGACTATAAAATGATGGAACAAATGTTGGTGGGTCCCAATAAGGCGAAAAATATTTATTTAAGTTAGGTAAATCGTCAACCTCATATAAAAATTTGAATCCTCCATCGGGTATAAAGCTGTTTTGATTTGCAGGACCTGTAACTAATTCATTTAACCAATAATTACTCAACCCGACTAAGGGGCTATCAATTAATGGATAGTACGGTTGAGCGGTTGGTTTTACTGGAACAAGAGGTCCATTATAGTTGATGTTGAAATCAAATCCACCCGATGGTCCAAATTCATTAAGAGGATATAATTGATTTGCAAATGGATTTTTTGCAATCAATTTATCAGGTGAATCAATTACTGAAAAATCAGATTGATTATACTCATAAGTTATATCGCCAGACGGTGGAGTATAAACACCTGTAACAGAATAAGGTTGTAAATTTCTTACAATAAGTGATTTACGAAAAGATTCACTAGATGCAAATGATAAAGTGCTCTCTGACATTATAACATTTTATATATAAATACAATAAAAGGTTTTTTTTAATGTGCTGGTTTTAACTTAAGGTCGGGATATTTTTCCTCAACAATTTTAACTATTTCTTGTTTAATTTGTTCGGTTCTTAATGCGTCTGAAACTTCTTGAACTGACATTCCAGGTGGAACATCTAATTTTATATTTACATCCACAGTTGAATTATTGTTAATAGTTTGTGTATTGGTTTGTGGGGTAGTTTTTGTTGACTGTGTTTCATTACCTTGATATTCCGCAATTTTTGCTTTTATGTCAACTCCACTAACTTCTTTTATGTATCCAGAAAGTTCATCAACTAACGTATTTACAACACCGGCAAATATATTATCAGACTCTTCTAATTTTTTTCCTTGTTCGGCCAAATTTTGAGCCAAACTTTTCATTTGTTCACCTAATAAACCTCCGGCATCTTCACCCATTTCCATGAATTTTCCTCCAACATCAACATCTTTACCTGACAAAACATCTTTCATTAAATTCGTCATCTCTTTAGGGTCCGCAATGTTAAACAACTCACGAATACTTTTTGCCGACATAACATCTCTATCGGTTACAACATCTGTCATATTTGTATAACCTTCTTTTATCGCCTCAGTAACTTCCTCACCTATTTTAGATGTCGCCAACGCTCTTGAGGTTCTCCCGGCCATTTTTGCTAAGCTCGCTTCCATACTTTGTTGGAGGTTCAACTGTTCCTTAGCCAAATCTTCCATTGTTTTAGGTTTGGCAGCCTCTAATATTTTGTTAATTTCTTCCTGACTATCTGTTCTAGCAAGTAACTCTTGTAAGTTTTGTTCTGTACCATCAATTGATATTACATATTGACCATCCTTCATTTCGGACAAATTTGCAACCATTTTTTGTTGCTCTTCGGTCATAAACTCAGGAAATCTTATTTTAGACAACTTATTTTCTAATTCTGCGGAACCTAAAGCCATTTTTGTTAACTCTCCATACGCAATTCCAGTGGCTTGTTCTAATTCTCTCATTCTAAGTTTTCCCTCAGGAGCAATCTCAAATTGTCCGGCTTCATTCATAGTTACAAATTGTTGAGTCATTTGTACTAACTGATTTTGAAGTTCTGTTGGGTCATTAATAGATAAATCCATTAATCTTAGTGGGTCCAACAATTCAGACTGAGTAACCCCAAGTCTTTGGAGTGCCGCTGACATTTCAATCGCCTTTTCGGGCTTATATAAATCATTTGAAAAATTAAGAGTAGTTGCCATATCAATTCTTAAACTAGTTGCTTGGGCTGCCATTTTAGCCAATCCGTCAACACCCCCTTGAAAATTGTACTTGTTCATTGATTCCATATTACTCATCGCCTGCTCACTAACCTTCTCAACACTAAGACCTTGTTGTCTAGCGGTGTCAACAATTTTTTGCATTCCGGAGGCAACACCATAAGCGGATGTCCCAATATTTTTAAAACTAGTAAACAGTTTTCCAGCTTCTTGTCCAGTTACTTGTGTTGTTGCAAAAATGTCGTCGTATGATTCTGATGTTAGCATAACCGACCTACCTAAACTATTAGTTAAGTCAGTTTGTATTTTTGCAACATCAACAAATTTACCTCCCAAAGCCTCAACTGAAGTCGCAGCGTCGACCAACGCAATTTTAATACCCGCAATATTTTCTCTACCTTGTCCAAAAGTTTTAGCCACTTTAGTGGCGTCAGCGTCAATTTCTTGAACTGTGTTAACAAGATTTCTTAATCCTGGGTAAAAGTTGCCAAAAAAGGCTTCCATACTTTTACTACCCAATTTACTTACGTAATCATAAAAATCACTCGCTGCCTCCTGATTTGAGCCTCCTGGTGTTGGTTGATACATCATTATTATCCTTTTAAAATAAATACTTTGTTTTAGGTTTTAGGAGTATTCATCTCAATAACCTTATCTATCAGATATTTTCTGAAATAAGTCGGCATTGATGTAAAATCAAAGTAAGATGTACTAAGATTCTTAGATAATATAATGTATTCGTTCGCTAAAGAAATTTTATGTTTAGAAGAAAGGCCGAAAAAATTCTACCCCAAAGACGATGTCAACATCTATCTTATCTCCTGATGGGGTAATTACTGTTTTATTTAAATCTAACGACGGAATATTTTCTTTTATAAAGTTTTTAATGTATTTGGAGTCACCTATTGGTAATTTATCTATAAAAAGAGAAATTTGACTTGTATCTGAGTTACCGTCAACTTCCATAATTTGTCTTTGTAATCTCATAGTCACTCTAGGTGCAACCCTTCCTTTGGGGTAATTTTCTAATAATTTATCTATTTCAAACAATTCACCAAAAGATAAGGGTCTTAGTTTTACAGAACTGCCGCTAACCGGTAATTTCGTGGTAAAAGTACCATCTTCACTTGGTAAAATTTTCCCCTTTTTGATGTTAATTTCGTCCAATATTAGTGTTTCCTCAAACTCTTTTTTACTTTTTGGGTCTTCTAATTTGACTATATACTCAGGACCAAACGAGGTATTTCTCAAGAATAAAAGTATTGCCTGAATATCTTCTTCTAAGAGTTCCTCAGGTCTTAAGTCGTGCTCGTAAATTTTGTTCCTTAACAATGTCATAACTATATTGTCCCTAGTACCCAATCCTGACATTAGATAGTTCTCATCGTTAGCCGTTAAATAACCAACTTTAATACTTTTCTTTTTTGATTTGTAAAACACTCCACCAGTTGGTAGAACCACCACGTCATGTGGTAAATTAAAATTTTCAGTCGCAGCCTTTATTAATGATTCATCCATAATACTATTCCTTTAAATTGTCTTTTTGTTGATTTTCTTCGGGTTTTTTCTTATTATTATGTCTATTCAAAAACTCTTCCTCGGTTTCGAAGACTTTACCACAAGTATTACATGTAAATCCTGTATTGTTTTCCATAATAAAAAAAAATCCCATATTAATAATATGGGATTTATATAATATTGTAAAGTATTAAATTAGTAAACCAAGATACAACGGTCCATTCTCATTTTAGCCGTAACTGTTGCTAACTTATCATCAGAATAACTTAAAGAATTAAAGTTAACATCGTTTAAGAATGTTCCTTCTAAAATCCATTTTTCTACTACAACACCTGTAGGGTCCAACATTTCAAGGTCAACATTCTTTTTATAACCCGCAGCATAACCCATACGACCTGTAACAGATTCCGCACATAAACGAACCCATTCCATAAGTGCCTGTGAAGCCGAAGGTCCAATTGGGTCTCTAAATACCACACTTATTTCTCCCCACGTAAAACGACCAGCAACATAAGTTGAGGTATTTAAGAATGGAATCTCAGTACTAACAATCGTAATATGAGGTCGAGCGGCAGATTCAACGAACCACTCGTTTATACCTAATGTAGAAGGAAAACGTAAAATAAATCGGTTATTCCTTTTGGGTTCATAAGGTATGGGCATTTTCATTAATAAATCAGCCATTGTATTTTTGTTTTAAATTTTTTATTCTTTTTATTTATAAATATCTAATAATAATTTTTTTCTATTTACTTTTGGGTTTTTTCAAATAACTTCTAGTTATAAATCACTAGTAAATAATTAATAAGGTTTTTTTACTCCTCCTGCAGTTGAAATTGTTTTAATTATATTATCTGGTTCATTTTCAAAATGACTTTTAACTTTTTCCAAATTCATTAGGTCATCATCAGAAAATCCAATTGTAGGTACAAAATTATTTGATATTCTATTCTTTAAATATGCCTTTTTCTCTATGTGTTTAGAGATTCTTTTAACATATCCCACAAATTCATTTAAAGCTTTAATTTTTCCTTCTTCGGGACTAACCGCACTACCTTTACCATAAGTCACAGGGTAAAATCGACACATATCTAAGTATTCTCTTATCATTTCTTTTTTTGATGATTTACCAATACCTTCTATGTCTCTAAATTTTTCTAAGTTTTTTAAAAGTTCATTAGAATCAATTCCCATATGGTTTGAAATTATCATGTTGTAGACTGACTCTTTCATAACTTCAGGAGTGTGTCCTCTAGCAGTCACAATTGAAAAAATTGAACCGTTATTAATTGCCTCCACAAAATCAGACCAAGCGGGTCCTGGTTTCCCTAATAGAGAATCAATTATAAACTGTTTATCACCCTCCACACTGAAGTATCTAAATGGATTTTCAGCAAACCCCACAATATTGTGACCATCATATTCAAATGGTTCTTTACCTATTTTCATTCGATATTCGGCAAAATCTTCGGTAGACATACCAACTTCATCATCCTTTTCATCTTTAAGAATTATTTTAGTTGGCATTATTAAAATATTATCATCCCAATCAAATGCGTAATACTTCATGTCGGGAGTTCCGGTTTCTGTGATTCCTTCGTTAATTGATTTTACTCTCATACTATTAAATAAATATAAAGACAGGCCGACTTTTGCCGACCTGTCTTATATTATTGATTAGATATTTTCAAACGACGCACCTGTTGGGGTTATATAGAATGTAATATCGATAAATTCAAGTGACCTAGTTGGTTTAATATAAATCTTACCTGTCATTTGGTTTCTATCTAAGTCAGCAGTATCTGAAGAAACTGTTACACGGAAATCGTATAATCCTCTGTCTCTTCTGATAGCATCTAAGATTGGGTTAACCGCATCCAAGAAATCTTGTCTGACTTTTTGGTCATTTTGTTCAAACAACAATCTAACAGAAACTGCCGAAATCAACTTACGAGCTTGTAATAGTAATCGTCTAACATTAATTCTGTCAAGAGCCGACTGTCTAATCTGTAGAGTTTTATTACCCCAAATTACAGTTCCTACATCAGAAAAGGTTGCAATTGGGTTAATTCTACCTTGATAAAGAGTATCTCTGTCTTCTTGAGTTAGCTTCTTACGAGCCTTAATCGCATTTACTATACCACGAGTGTAACCAGCAGCTGCGAACCATGGGAACGCAATGTTATCAGTCAACGCTAAGTTTTTAGTAACCTCGGCGGTTGCAGGAATGTAAATTTGAGTGTTATTAACTGTGTCTCTAGTTAATACCCAAGGATAATAAGTACATGTGTAGTTAGAATCCAAACCAGCGGTTTCCAAATTGTCTACCGCTTCCTGTGGGTAAATTAATTCAGTTGGTTCACCTGCAGTTGGTGAGAACATGTTATAGTCAGGAGTAGTTGTAATGTACAACGAATCTGCTCTATCAAATTCTACCATTTCTACAGCCGCCTCAACCAAATTAGAATTATTAACATAGTCAATACCAGGTGTAACAAACACATTTATATTAACAGCTTCAGGATTTGAGAATGTTCTTTGTCCTAACAAATAAGCGTAATAGTCTGTGTTACCATAGTCCATAGTATTATCACCAACTGATATCTGTTTGAATGCTCCCCATCCTGTTGCGTTTGGATATCTTGTATCGGGACAAGCCCCTCTTAAATATCCACTCTTTCCTAACACAAATCTGTCAGAATTAGTTCTGTATTCTCTGTATATATCCCATCCATCAAAACCACCCTGGCACAACAATGAGAATTTACGAGCGTATATTCTGTAGTATGGATTTGTTTCATTATCAGGGTCACTAGTGAATGATGCAGACCCAACATAGAATGCTGGTGCACCTGAGGTTGTATATCCGTTTCCAATAGTTATAGCACTTGCGTTTATATCCATGTGGAAACCTCTTGTTCTATATGCCCAATCATCACCTGTAGTATCAGTACAAATATTTAATGGTGTTTGTTTACCTTTATATTGGTAAAAATCAACATCGATACCTATAGTATCTGATACACCTAAATAAGTTCTACGAACATTGTCACCAGGAGATGTAATCGCATCATTACCACCTGTGGCCAAACCAAATGGTGGGTCATAAACTACTTCTCCAGGGAAATCATATTTTGTTTTATAAATTGGGAACGGAGGTCTAGCACCGGCATACTCTCTCATATTGTAACCTAAGAATCCACAAGGTAACGCATCAACTGGAGCGTCCTCATTTATCTCAATCATAACATATTTTGAGTTTAATTGATATTCACCGTCTTTAGTACCAATTTTTTTAGCTATGAAACTGTTTTCATTTGGATTCATAGTACAGTTAGTGAATTTCTCAATTACAACAGGGTTGGCGTCTGAATCATAAAAATCTCTAACTAAAACATCAAATGTTCCATTACCAAATGAAATATTTGCTATAGAAATTTTAACTTCGGTATTTGCGTCGTTACCGTCAGCAATAGTTGTAAACTTAAATAAGTTATAAACTTTATTACCTCTTAATTCAGAAACAACCCAAGGAGATGTTGGGGATTGATATTGTTCTAAATACCACCCAATTGAAGTTGGGTCAAATCCTTGTCTTGCGTCGGGTAAAGCAATTAACTCACAATCCAAACCTCTTATATAACCTTTTCTATAACCATAGTTTAAAAGTAATTGGAATTTCTCTTCTACAAAAAGTGGAACCACAGTTCTAGGTTTTGAGAAGTTAGTTGTTCCAAAAACTTTAGTTATATATTCGGTATCTGAATTAGTAAATGATGTTTCAAAGAAATACACGTCCCCATCTTTACTTGTTACATTAACTCCAAATGTTAGGTATGGGTTTTTAGTTATTCCTGAGTAAGAACCTGTACAATTTAAAGTAACACCTGTTAAACTAGGTACTTCATATACCGCTCCATTATCTGATGAATAAGTGGCCAAACCTCTTGAACGGAGTGTTGCAATTACTAAATCATCATAATTAGTATAAGCCATTCCTGAATAAACATAAATCACACCGAAAACACTTCCACTAAAACATTCCAGTACTTCACCTACATTACCAGAACCAGTGTTTCCTGAAACTATAGGATTACATGGATTTTGTATAGTTACAGAAACTGTCCAATATGTTGTAACTGTTGAGTCATTCGATACTAATTCGTATGTTAAACTACCGAAACTAAAGTCATTTGTAGTTATACCACTTTCTTGTAGTATTGTATTTACAGTAACTCCGCTACAACAAGCGCTAAAATCACTTACGATTGATGTTAAATCAGTTCCTGAGAAAGAAGCGTATGGTAAAACGACATCAATTGTATTTGTATCATAATTTATACTACCTTCTACACCTAAAACACTATAATTATAGAAAGTCGCACAATTAGTTGAGGTTGTTGTTGGGGTTATACTTAAATAAGAATAGAAAGATGAACCTGTGTATACCGCATTACCTACGTTATCAAACATTGCATAATACCAAGGGTCATTGTTAGGGTCTGAAAAATCAGCATTATCAAAACTAATATTATCAACTTCAAATACATTTGATATTCCAGTGTAACCAAAACTTATAAAATCATTGTATATTGTTGTCGGAACAACACCGTAATAATTTATTTGAGTTGATTGTAAACTATTATCCTCGATTGCGTTGTTTATTTGTGTTTTAATATTTTCATCCAATGACGAAATTCCACCATCAAATTGCTCATAAGGTAAATTTAATTTATTTAAAATTATATCAGGAATCTGAGTTTCATCTAAATAAACAATCGAATCTATACCTGTATTACATCCTGAAAAGTCTATTTGGAATGGATATTCTTCAAACTGAGTACATTCAACAGCACATCCTGTAGAAATATCAGGACCCGCAAATGACAAACAATTAAACCCAACTGTAGTTGTATCAACGTTGGCTTTAACTCTTATAGACCAAGATGGTCCTGCATCATATCCTGATAGACCTAAAATTCTTGTAACAAACAATTGATTAGATTGTTGTAAATAAGCCTTAGCTATATAAGCCGCCTCATATTTTGGGATTTGTGTGTTTATAAACTTTTCTGGTGTAGTCCCACCAAAATAGGTGGTGAATTCATCAAAGTTGGTAATAAAGATTGGCTCAAAAGCCGGACCCTTTAAAGTTTCACCAACAATACCTAGAGTTGTAACACCAACACTTTGTGATACAAAACTCAAATCGACCTCAGAGGTATAAACCCCGGGAGATACGAATACTTTACTGTTAGAAGCCATTATTAATTTTTTTGTTAGTTAATTTATTTTTATAGATAAATATTTGAGAAAAAACCAAAATTCTTGACTTTATGATAAGTATTTATAAATTGGGCAGACTATTTTCTGCCTTTTTTATCTTATGTTGCAGAACGGTCGAGAAATAAAGAATTTAAAGATTTCAAAAGATGTTCACAAACTATTAAAAGATTATTGTGACAAGAAAGGAGTTAAGATTTATAGGTTTTTAGAGAAACTTATTATTGAAACCTGTAAAGAAAAAAAAGATATTTACGGTGAGGATTAAACCAAAAGATTGTTGAATACCATAGATGTTTGACTATAGTAATCTGATTTAACTACCGATATTTTTAAAACGTCCCCATTATTAATCTGTATTTGTAAAACATCATCACCAAAATAATTGTCATTAATATAAACCGAATATGACGATATATTGACAGGATTACTAATATTGACATTAACTGAATAATCAAATTTTTTGGTATAAATGTCGACATCCACAGGAAAATCTATGTTCATAGTTGTGCTATCAGGATTTGAATTTCTTTTCTTTTGCCTTCTAACATCTTTTCTTTCAGTTTCAGTTAATTGTAAAACTCTTGAAATTGCGGGTGACACCTCAAATTCATTCTCATCAATTAAAAAACCTAACATTGTAAATGAATAATTTTGTATATAAAACTTTCTTTTCTCGAGTTCCATAACTGATTCATCAGAAATTTCACCCATTATAATTGGAATATAATGACCTTTAATAACCTGATAAGCCTGTCTTGATGCAAATTTTTCTATGACATTTTTATTGAATGAGTTTAATTCTCTCATTCTATTACAAATAATTTTCACAGAATAAGTTATATCTACAGGAACAGGTTGTGGTATTTTATATACATCGAACCCTTGTCTATTCCCGTCCCAAGTCGGAACTTGAGCATAAAAATATTGTTTTCTATTTGGTATATTGTACATTACCGCAGGATTCGTTCCAAATTTAACTTCAGGTGCCCTGACTACTGTAATGAATGGAGGTTCCGCGTTTTTATCTAAATTTTGGAAATTCCAAGTTTCTGTAAATTGAGCCCAATTTTGAGTGGTTATAAGAATGTCAACCATTGGGACCACTTTACCATCAACAATTGTTTTTAACTCATCTTTAACAAAATCTAAAAATCCTTTATCCAAATCCGCATGTAATAATGACTTCGGTAAAAATGTCCCGTCTTGTTGAATTTTTTCAGCAAGTTCATATCTCCTACTTAATAAAGTCTTAGGTTGAGTTAAAGGAATATGTTTTTTAATTTTTTTAGGTAATGGCATTATTCTTCATTGTTATGTCCACATTTATGACAGATATAAAGGTCGTCTCCTCCTTCTGATAATTTCCACGACCACCCACACTCATCACAAACCACTTTTTCTGAATCAACCATTTCGGTTAATTTTTGTAATTGTAATTCAGTTATTTTTATTTTCATAATCCTCTAAATTCGTTATCCGTCACAGGTGATGCGGTTATTGTTCTATAAAAAGGTAAATATCCAGCGTATGTGTGTTTGTTATCTGAAACAACACGACCATCATTATTAACCGTATAGTATCTAACTCGTGATTCAGTTTCATAATATCCAATGTAATCACCAAAGTTTATATCAATCCCAAGTTCCTCCAAATGTTTTTGATATACTGAAATTTTAATATTACCAGGTTCCGTTTGTTCTATTTTAGAAGTTCCCAAATTTTTATTCTCAGGAGCCATTATTTGAACAAATGCCTTAAATTCAACTGGTGGATTAAACTTTATACCGTCAGTTAGAGTTTCTCCATAAACATCATCGGTTTTAGTCTTATATCTATCAACACTATACAAAACCAATGTGAAATTCATATCACCATGTAACCATTCCTCTCCCATTGATATATCAAGGTCATAATCCTCCGCTCCGAAAAATTTACCTATTCTTGAAATCGGTACTCTTGGTTGTCCCATATTGATAAATATCTAATTTTTACTATTTTTATAACATTAAAGATTGTTTTGGAAACAGGACAAATAGAAAATATGATTGAAAATAGAGCTCTGAATATTTTAGAGTCGTATTCGGGTGCTAACAATTATATTTTAAGATTAAAAACTCAAAAAGAATCAAACAAAAAGTTTTACCCTACAAGAGCCCAATCTGAATATATTACAACTTATCATGACGTTGTTCCGAAAGTGGCTAAAAAATGGGTTGATTTGGACCCATATTTTGCTAAGAAAATTGCCGATGAAAAACTTTATTCTGAAATACCTACTGAATTGTGGATTGAGAAACTATTAGTTGAAAAAGAAAAATCATATCATGTATGGGGTAAAGTTTTTTCGGGGGAAACTCTTCACGATTTTTGGTTACCCAAAGGTGCCATAATTAAAACGCACGTTATTAAAGATGTTACAGTTGACTATGAAAAGTATAAACATAGACCCGCTTTAGAACATCAGAAAATTGCTATTGAAAAATTGGTTGGTAGTACAAGGTTTATTTTGGCTGACGACATGGGATTGGGTAAAACCACCGCAACAATTATTGCCGCGTTAGAGACGGGTATTCAAAAAGTATTAATAATATGTCCCGCATCTCTCAAAATTAATTGGATGAGAGAGATTCAAAACTACACTGATAGGAGTGTTTATATTGCGGAGGGAAAAAACTTCTCATTAGAACATGATTTTGTGATTGTTAACTATGATATCATAAAGAATTTTTATGATTTAAAAGACAAACAAAATTCACCTATAACCCAAGGAAATTTTGATTTAATTATAATAGATGAGGCTCACTATGTTCAAAATGTTCAAGCTCAAAGAACCAAATTGATTAATAGTTTTGCCAAAAATGTAAAAAGACTGTGGTTGTTAACGGGAACTCCAATGACATCTCGTCCGATGAATTATTTTAACCTATTAAGTTTAATTGATAGTCCCGTTGCTCAAAATTGGATGGCCTACGCCATAAGATATTGTCAAGGATATCAATTTAAGGCCGGAAATAGAAAAGTTTGGAATGTTACAGGGGCTTCAAATTTGGAGGAATTAAGAGATAGGACTTCTCGACAGGTTCTCAGGAGATTAAAAACTGAAGTTTTAGATTTACCCGATAAAATTATTTCTCCTGTATATCTCAGATTAAAGTCAAAAGTTTATGAGGAGTTGATGGGTGATTATTACAATTGGTATGAAAATAGAAAAGACGAATCATCATCATTAACTGTTCAATTTAACAAGTTAATGAAAGTAAGACAAACAATTGCCGATGAAAAAGTCTCAGATACCATAGAATTAATTCAAAATATTATTGACCAAGATAAAAAAGTTATAGTCTTTACCAACTTTACTGACACATTAAATAAAATTGCCGACCATTTTGGTAAACAAGCGGTTCGTTTAGATGGGTCAACAAGTAAACCAATGAGACAACATGCCGTTGACCAATTTCAAGAGAACGATAAGATTAAAGTATTCGTGGGTAATTTGTTGGCTGCAGGAGTTGGTTTAACCTTGACCGCTGCCGAGGCGGTTATATTCAACGACCTATCTTTCGTTCCCGCTCATCATCAACAAGCCGAAGATAGAGCTTATAGATACGGTCAAAAAAATTCAGTATCCGTTTATTATCCAATTTTTGACAACACGATTGAAGGGGTTATTTATGACATGTTATCCAAAAAGAAAAATATAATCGATACTGTTATGGGGGATAATTTGGATAAGGCTGATTTTATAGAAGAATTGATGAATAGAATAAACTCTCGTTTATAAGTCTAAAATGAGATATTTATATCTATAAAATATCTTGATGAAAAACTTAGAGTCTAAAGCCGAATTACTTAAGGAAGAAATTATTTTACAAGAAAAGAAAGATAATCAAAACTTTCTTATAACTGAAATGAAACGAATTGGTATCGATAAATTACCATATTCATATTCTTCTTTAAAAAATTTCATTGATTCTAAAACAATGGATGTTCATTATAACAATCACTACAAAACATATGTCAAAAAATTAAACGACGCTTTGTCAAAAAAAGATTATGGTGATGTTGAACTCGAGGAAATTGTAAAATCAATAAGTAGATATAATAACAAAATTAGAAATAACGCCGGTGGGGCTTTTAATCATGCAATGTTTTGGAAAATGTTGTCACCAAAAAAACAAAAGGCCGAAGGTGAAGTTATAGAAAAAATTAAAAAACATTTTGGTAGTGTTAATGAGTTCAAACAAGAATTTGAGGAAACTGCTAAAGATAGATTTGGTTCGGGATGGGTTTGGTTAATCTTAACCAAGAATAATAAATTAAAGATTATGTCAACCGCCAATCAAGATAATCCACTTATGAATGTTATTGATGGTGGATATCCTTTGCTAGGTTTGGACCTTTGGGAACATGCGTATTATCTAAAATACCAAAGTAAAAGAGACGAGTATATTAAAAATTTTTGGGATGTAGTAAATTGGCAATTTGTAAATGAACTTTACAAGTTGAAAACTGATAAGGAAACTAATGAGTCAGTAAAGACCACAAAAACCCAAATTTTAGAGAGTATAAAAGGACCTGTAAACTTTGGTCAAAAATAATTCTATTTAAGTAAATATTTATATAATAAACAAATCAATGGCCATAATTGAAGAACCATATAGAAGTGAGCTCTATAAGAGATTAAGACACTTGTTAGGTGCCCCACTTAGAAGTGTGGAACTTGAGGACGAACAATTAGACTCTTTGTTAGAATTATCTATTGATGATTATTCACAATATGTACAAGATTGGTTAATAGAGTCACAATGGTCCTCGTTATATGGACTTAATTTAGATACTCAGTCTTTGTCAAAGGCTTTTATTACAAAAAGTTTAGACTATGAAGAAAGATATACCTATGCCTATTCTAAGATAGTTGGTTTACAGACAGGAGGTGATTCTGTGTTAAAGAAGGATTATGTCCAACTACAACCAAATCAACAAATTTATGAAATTCCCGCTAATAGAGAACTTAATGAACTTTTATGGTTTACTCCGGCCGAGTTAAATAATTTACTATTTGACCCTTGGTCATTTGGAGCCTTAGGTGGTGTTGGATTAGGTGGACCCGCGGGTTATTCTCAGATGGGTTATTCAGGGTCATACTTTATGATGCCAGCATTCGACATGTTATTAAGAATGCAAGAAATCAACATTCAAAGAAGAATCATTGCTGGAGATTTAACATATAGAGTAACCGCATTACCTGAAGGTAAAAAGGCGTTACATCTTATGAATACACCTGGAGGTAAATTTGATTTCGGTAACGCCACCCTAATGAGAGGAAAAGTATGGTATTGGTATTATGATGTTGAGGGTGCCGATAGAGATAAATGTTTAAAGGACAATCCTGATATTATTAAGTTACCATCTGATGTACCTTTTGAAAAAATAAATTGGATTGACCTAAATAATCCATCTCAAATATGGGTTCGTAGGTGGTTTTTCGCATATGCAAAAGAAACTTTATCAAGAGTAAGAGGTAAGTTTAGTGGTAACATTAAAACTCCTGATTCTGAATTAACAATGGACTACGCTTCATTGGCCACTGAGGCTAAAGATGAAAAATCAAAATTAATTGAAGAATTAATCGGAGCTGAAGGTCGTTTGACAAGATTGAAACCTGAAAAAGTAATGGAAAGAGAGGCATTGATTGCCGAAAATCTTAACAAACAAAAGAAATTTACAGCAATGCCGAGACAAATATACGTTATTTAATATGGATAATAAATTTTTACGAAAACAAGTGGGGCAAAAAGTTTACACAATTAAAAAAATTGTTGAGGAGCCTGTATATTGGACGAGTGATGAAGAATTTATTTTGGTTAAAAATACAGTGGATAAAGTTGTTTTAGATAATAAAAAAACTAATGAAATAACAATTAAATCATTATCTCCTGTGATTGTTTCATGTACCGAAAATAAAATAGATGAAGAATATGATGAAATTTTATTAGAAAAAGGGTCATGTGTTCATCTATTGAAACTAAACAATATTTGGTACATTATATCTTCAGACGGACTCAAACTGAATTAATTTTTCTTCCCACCCTTTATCCGCCAATTCATACATATAATCAGGATGTAATCCTCGTTTTTCCCAATACTTCATTTCAGGTTCTGATATTGTCAAAACTTCTTCCAAAGTATCTTGGTCACCTTTTTCAAACGGTAAACCATTAATTAGTTCTGATTGGTCTT